TGGAATGACGGAAGCCGCCGTATTTTTGGTACTAACATCGACATTCCTGTTGGTGCTTTCTGGGCTCGATGGTCTGATATCAAAAATCGTTACATGGTGGCGATCTCGGGAGTAAACGGTTGGCCGCCGAAGAAGCTGAAGAGTTACGGCGCCCGCGGGTTTATCTGATTAGTATTTAATCTCTTGTGTGAGCACAATCATGTTCGAATGGCTATTAGCGCTTTCGCCGGTGACTTATGCCGAACCGCCCAAAAAAGACTATGTCGGGCTGGTCGCTGCAGAGGTTGCTTACGCTGCTTTGCTTCCTGATTCGCCGGTAACAAAACCGTTAGTCGACACGAAAGACTGCACGCGCTGCAAGGGCACCGGCAAGATCCCGACCGGCGACAGCAATCACCCGTGGACCGATTGCCCCGACTGCGAGCCGAAGACTGGCGACAAAGTTAGCATGCAGAGCAACGGTTTAAACCCGGCGATGAAGCTGCAAGTAAAACCGTTACCGCCTGCTCCGCTGAACGATTGTGAAGACGGTAGCTGCCCGATCCCCCGCAAGTAAGGTGCTTAATGCCCGCCGGACACGGAACGACCGGAAAGTGTTATACATACGGCAGTCTGAAGTTTTACGCCAAAAATGGCTTTATCTGCCTGCATGACGAAGAGACCGGCGAATTTTTCGTCCTCACCCGTAAAGAATTTTTACAGCGGGCGCAGGCCATCAGCGACGAGGCCAAACGGCTGCGCATGATAGCGGCCGAAAATCCGGCTAAAGCCGCGTGGTTATCGGCGGACCGGGCCGCTTTACAGCGGGCAATCGAGGATATGATTGCGGTCACAAAAGAAGCGAAAGAGCAGGGCGACCGTAATGATCCGGTAGTCGACGCGTGGTTTATGCGGCACCGACCGGGCAGAAAGAGTAAGATATCTTTGGCCAGTGGCGCTAACTTTACATCGACGCTGCCGGGCGCGTTACCGCTTGGTAAGGATACCGGCAAGCATGTAACACCCGACTTTACAGTCGGCGCGCCCACAAAGAAACTTATTTTGCCCGGAGATTTCTGACATGGACGTCACTGAAAAAGAAGCTTTTAAGCTGGGTTTTCTTCAACGGTGCGCCGAAGAGCAGCTGACCGGTCCGGCTCTTGTGCAACGTCTCGACGCCGCGGATGCGTTTGTAAAAGCTGCGCTGGAACTGCCGGCGCTTGGCGACTCGTGGCGGGCGCTCGGGAATATTGCGTATGCGCCACTCATGCTCGCGACCGTCGGTGGCGGCTTGGCAGGCCACGTCGCCGGTAAGATGACCGAACCAGACGTCGACGAAGAAGATATCAAAGCCCGCGAACTGGCTGCTGCCTACAAAGCGTACGCTGCGCGGGCGAAGACCAACAGGAAGTTACGTCTTTACCGTCCAGAAAGGTAATTTGTGAGCCTTCGCAAGTATCACGGCGAAATTGGCGGCACGCAGCACAATAACGCCCGATTGAACTGGCCCGGCACGCTCGACGGCTTTCCGGTAATTGGCGCGGGTCACCGCCCCGATCTGAAGCAAGATGAGCTGGAAAATATAGATTTACAGTATGATTTCAAGTCTCGTATGTTCGAGCTGTGGGATCCTACTCAGAAGGCAGAATTTGACGATATAAATGATAAGATGGTGAACGGCTGGTATCGGCTGTTAAAGCGCACGGACAACTGGGACGACGAACATAAACATTTTCGGGTCTGGTTGGAGTGGGCGCAGGTGTACGGCATGATTCCGCCCAAACATTAGTGAGCACAAACAATGGATAAACGAGCCAACAATGCCGTGCTGCCAACTGCCCCTGTGGGCGCGCCTACAGCCCAAGACTACCAGCGTTTTTGGGGCGATCGTATTATCCGTACTGGTCTTGGTGGGCTTGGCGCTGGCGCTGGTGCTGCTAGTCTTTATTATTTGGCCCGCGGGTTATCTCAGGCGTTAAATAAGCCAAAAGAAGAAGAGGAAGAAGAGACGCCAAAGATTACTGAAACAAAAGCGGCCGGCATTTACGACAACATCACTGAGGGTGTCGGCAAAATGCTGCCGGACACGTGGGTAAGTTTTTTGCGGCCGTTCACGCCAGCTACAAACAAAAACCCAAACTCCTACGACCCGAACATTCTACGGTCGTCATTCGGAACAGGTGCGACATTTGGCGCCGCGGCTTTGGGCGGTCTCGGCGGGTACAAGCTTATTGAAGCACTTCACAAGAGAAAAAAGCGGCGTGAGCAGCAAGATCAGATTGCCGCGGCTGAAAAAGAGTATTACGACGCGCTCACTGGTGGCGGGGGCAAAAAGTTAGACAGCGCATACGACGCCGCAAGTGAAAAAGCCGCGTCAGAAAAGAAGGCGCTGCTAGAGTGGCTGACCGACGCGTATGACATCGCCAAACGAGTTCCGGCCACAGTCGGCGGCGCGTATGTTGGCGCGGGACTTGGTCTGGGCGGGCTGGCCGCCAAGCTGATGTACGACCGTGCTCGTGATCGGTCGCGCGCCAAAGCCGTGGAAGAGGCTGCGAAATCGAAGGCGCGCATTGCCGGCATTCTGCCTACGTACGTCGACCCCGACGAGATTATTGCGTTGAAGCAGCAGGCCGCGCAGTCGCAAGCGGGGTGAGCCATGACCCCCGAGTTACCGCCGCTTAAAGCGCCCGCGCCGCTTTCCGCACCCGTTGCGCCGACAATGCGCACGTTTGGCGACGTTGGCACGATGCGCGACAACATTTTTAACCAAGCGCTGACCAGCGCGCAAAGTTTAAAACCGCTGCAGAACGATCTGTATACGCTGCAGCTTCAAGACGTCGGGTACACCGGACCTGAACGTTTTACACGGGCAGATCAAAAGAAAGCCGTCCTCTCCCGGGGGACACTTGCCCGGCGGCTGCAGGGAACGTGGACGCTCGTTGATAACAAAACCGGCCAATCCGTCGGTCAGCGCCGCGCCACGATCGCCCACGTGCCGTATCTCACCGACTCCGGCACGTTTGTGAACGGCGGCGTAGAGTACACTCTCGCGCACCAGATGCGCTTACGTCCGGGCGTGTTTACCCGCGAGAAAGATAACGGCGAGATCGAAGCGCACGTAAACACGCTTCCGGGGAAAGGCCGATCGCACCGGTACTTTCTCGACCCAAAGACCGGCGTTTTCAAGATCAGCATCGGGCAGGCACAGATCCCGCTCATGCCGCTGCTCAAATCCATGGGTGTTTCCGATCAGGACATTCGTTCGGCGTGGGGCAACGAGATTACCGCCGTCAACATGGAGAAGGGCGACGCCGGCACGATGGACAAGATCTATGCGCGTCTCGTAAACAAACCCGTCGCTGGCGCGGACGCCATCGCGAAAGCGCAGGCCATTGCCGCTGAGTTTGCCAAGACCGAATTGGACCCGGAAGTCACACGCCGTACGCTTGGCGCCGAATACAAGAACATGACGCCGGAAACGATTCTGGCGATTACGAAGAAGTTGATTGCCGTGAATCGCCGCGAGGCCGAGAGCGACGACCGCGACAACATGGTGTATCAGTCAGTCGTCGGCCCCGAAGACCTGATTGCTGAAAGGTTTATTAAAGACCGGCAAGGGTTAAACAAACTTCTGTGGAAAGCCACGGCGAAGAAGTCGATCGATCACATTCCGTCTGGTGTGTTTGACAAGGCGATTTCTGCGGCGCTTATAGGCAGCGGGCTGGGATCGAGTTTAGAAGAGATCAATCCAGCCGAAATCTTTGACCACCAGACTCGTGTTACGCGCATGGGCGAGGGCGGGATTGGCTCGCTCGACGCAGTGCCGGCTGAGTCGCGTTCTGTGCAGCCGAGCCATCTTGGGTTTATTGACTACTTGCGCACGCCGGAATCGGGCAAAGTGGGTGTCGATATGCGCTTTGCTCGTGGCGCTATGAAGGGCGCTGACGGCAAGGTCTATACGCCAGTTGTCGATATGAAAACCGGCGAGAAAGTGTATAAGACGCCGCAAGAACTGGCCGATACGCCGCTTGTGTTTCCGGGTGAAGAAGACAACGACCTACCGGTTGTCGCAGCGCTCGTAAACGGCAAATTAAAGTATGTGCCGCGAAAAGAAGCGCAATTTGGTTTGCCGAACATGGATAGCACGTTCTCTGCGCTGACCAACATGGTGCCCATCAAATCGATGATCAAGGGTCATCGCGTGATCATGGGTAGCCGAATGTTTACGCAGGCGTTGCCACTCGTAAACGCCGAGGCGCCGCTGCTGCAGTCTGCTAAAGCCGATGACGACAAAGTTTCGCACGAAGACGAGATGGGCGAGAAGTTGGGCGCGACTCGCGCGACCGAACGCGCGCAAGTCGTCGATGTGACGCCAGACGGTATTGTGCTGCGCGACAAAGACGGCAATAAGAAGACGATCGATTTATACAACGAGATGCCGTACAACCGCAAAACGTTTTTACATCAGACGCCGCTTGTTAAACCGGGCGATGTCGTTGAGCCGGGACAGCTTTTGGCTCGGTCCAACTTTACTGACCAAAACGGTAGCGCGGCGTTGGGGTTGAACTTGCGTACGGCTTACCTGCCCTTTCGCGGCAAGAACTACGAAGACGCGGTTGTTATTTCTGAATCTGCCTCCAAACGGTTGACGTCTGAGCACATGTATCAGCACGAAGCCGAGTGGGACGACAACACTCACGTTGGCAAGAAGGCGTTCGTGAGTTTGTTTCCCGCAGAGTACGATAAAAAGTATCTCGATAACTTTGACGACAACGGAGCAATTAAAAAAGGCACCGAAGTCAAATTTGGCGATCCGCTCGTATTGGTAGCTAAAAAGAAAGACACCGTATACGGCAAAGTTCATCGTGGTCGTGCCGGCAACTTCACCAATGAAACTATTACGTGGGATCACCACGCGCCCGGTATCGTGACTGACGTTATGCACACCAAAAAGGGTGTGAGCGTTGTGGTGAAGAATCAGTCCCCCATGGACGTTGGCGACAAGCTCACCGGGCGTTTTGGAGACAAGGGCGTCGTCGCCGAGATTGTTCCCGACGATCAGATGCCCAAAGATCGCGACGGCAATCCTTTTGAAGTGCTTGTTTCGCCGTTAGGTCTGATCAGTCGTATTAACCCGGCGCAAGTGATTGAAGCCGCGCTGGGCAAAGTCGCCGCGAAAACTGGTTCGCCATACAAGCTTAAAGACTTTGATAACAAAAACGATCTGATTGAGTTTGCGCAGAAAGAACTCGCGAAGCACGGTTTGTCAGACACCGAAGACGTTATCGACCCAGAGACCGGGCGAAAAATTGGCGGCGTGCTCACCGGTAATCGTTTTTTTATGAAGTTGCATCACACCAGCGAGTCGAAAGCCCAAGGCCGGTCAATGGGCGCGTATACCGCCGAAGGCACGCCGGCAAAGGGCGGCAGCGAAGGCGCAAAGCGAATCGGCATGTTAGATCTCGGCGCGCTGCTGTCGCACGGCGCGGGCAAAGTTATTCGCGACGCCAAGATGGTGCGCGGACAAGCCAACCCCGAGTACTGGTCGCAGTTCATGGCTGGTTACACTCCGCCGCTACCCAAAGTGCCGCACGTTTATGAGAAGTTTGTCACTCAGTTAAAAGCGTCTGGCATCAACGTCGTGCGAAAGGGCACGCGTTCAAACCTGATGGCGATGACCGATAAAGACGTGGATGAACTGGCCGGCCCGCGAGAGCTGAAGAGTTCCGAGACCGTAGACTGGAAGGGACGGCTTAAACCCATCGCGGGTGGCCTGTTTGACGAAACACTTACCGGCGGCCACGGCGGTAATCGGTGGAGCAAGATCACGCTACATGAGCCGATGCCGAATCCAGTTATGGAAGACCCGATTCGCCGCGTGCTGGGCTTAACGGAAAAGCAGTTTCGCGGCGTCCTTGCTGGGCGCGAACAGCTGGGCGACAAAACAGGTCCGATCGCGATCAAAAACGCGCTGGAACGCATTAATTTGCCGAAGGCGATCGAGCAGGCGCGTTTAGATATTAAATCCGGGCGTAAAACGCTGCGCGACGCTGCTGTGCGTCGGCTTGGTTTCTTAAAGAGCGCTGAAACAACTGGTGTGCACCCCAAGGACTGGATGATTAGTAAAGTCCCGGTGCTACCGCCGCTCTTCAGGCCCGTGAGCACAATGGGCAGTAAAAAGTTACCTCTCGTGGCCGACGCAAATTATCTGTACAAAGAATTGCTCGACGCTAACGATACGCTGAAAGAAGCTTCTGGCGCGCTAGCCGACTACGGCGACGAACGGCTGAGCATGTATGACTCGATGAAGGCTGTTACCGGATTGGGTGAGCCGCAGCAGCCTAAAAACGTCGAGCGCAACGTCAAAGGTTTTCTACGCCACGTGTTTGGTAACTCGCCAAAATACGGCACTGTTCAGCGCAAGCTGCTCAGTTCGACGGTAGACCTTGTCGGTCGCGCCGTCATTACACCAAATCCCGACCTTGATATGGATGAAGTTGCGCTGCCAGAAGAGAAAGCGTGGGATATTTACAAGCCGTTCGTTGTTCGGGGGCTTGTTCGCCGCGGCCTTCCGCGCATGCAAGCTATGCAGGCCGTTGAAGATAAAAACAAAGAAGCGTTTGCTGAGTTAAATCAGCAGATGTCGTCGCGGCCGATTGTTATCAACCGCGCCCCGGTACTTCATCGCTACGGTATGATGGCTTTCTATCCCAAGTTAACTAAAAACAAAGTCATGGAAGTGAACCCTGTAATCACCAAAGGGTTTGGCGCCGACTTTGACGGTGATGCGATGCAGTATCACGTTCCAAGCACAGAAGACGCCGCGAAAGAAGCCGTTGAAAAAATGCTGCCGAGCAAGAATTTGTTCGCGACATCGACGTTTCGCGCGCACTACGTTCCTAACAAAGACTACCAAACCGGGTTATACTTAGCGTCTAGCCGGATTAGTAAAAAAGCCAAACCACGTGTGTTTCGTAGCAAGCAGGACGCTGTACAGGCATACCGCCGCGGCGAAATAGAGGTGGACACCCCGGTTCATATTGTGGAAGATAATACGTAAGCGTTAAACATGGAGGTTGTATGTTCACGGTAAACCCCGAACTCATTGCGCTGGCGAAGGCGCGCTTTGAAAAATCCGCATTAGTGCCCGGAGCGGCGGTGGATCCCGCTGCTGCTGGTGGTGCTCCGCCGGTTGATCCAGCCGCCATGGGGGCTGTTCCGCCGGCCGATCCGTCTGCTGTTGCTGCAGCAGCTGCACCGCCAGTGGATCCTGCGGCTATGGGAATGGCGCCTCCCGCTGCACCTCCCGCAGCGCCCGCCGCACCCGCCGCTCCGGGCGCAGCCCCTGCTGGCGCGCAGCAAAAACTTAAACCCGAGCAAATGATGCAAATGCTCGACTATCGTTTGTACAACATGCAGCAGCAACTTACCGCCATCATGAACGCGATGGGTGTTCAGGTGCCGCCGGAGTCTCTGGTGTTACCCCCCGGTACGACTGGCGCGCCGCCGGCTGAAACAGCGCTTCCCGGCGGCCCGATGGCGCCGCCGCCGCAAGACCCGAACGCGCAGGGTGGAATGCAACCGCCGGGCGGACCAATGCCTCCGGGCGGACCAATGCCGCCGAACGCTCCGCCACCCGAGGCTGATCCGTCGAAGGCCGCGTGGTGGGATCGCGCTGAAAAATCGGCTTCTTCAATCGGCCGGCCGTTTGGTCCCAGCGTCTCTAATCCGAACGCGCCGACACAAATGCAGATTAAAGCAAACGCTATCGCCGCGATGATTCGGAGCATAGCGGACAATGCTGGTTAAAACGCAACACAGCCTGCAGCCGACCGAAAAAAAAGCACATAGCGTGATTGTCGAAGACGATCTCGGCAATCCGCTATTTGTTGCTATTCAGGTTGACGAAGCTGTTGTTTATGCGACAGTCGGCGAAAAGGAGTTTCATTCGCTTTTACGCGCGCTGGGTGTCGACAAAACGGTTGTTGTGTCAGAGTTTCAGCCGAAGTCGATGCAGAAAATAATGTGGACGCCGTGACATGCTAAAGACGACGCTTGGACAACTTTTGATTAATGAAGCGTTGCCGCCCGAAATGCGCGACTATGATCGCGTATTAACTAAAAAAACGATGTCAAACGTCGCCACCGATTTGGCAAAAAACCACCCAGAAAAATATCGTGACGTGATGAAGCGGCTTCACGACATTGGTCGTGATGCCGGTTACACGACGAACGGTTTATCGTTTGGACTCAAAGATATTCGTCCGACGCTAGCGGCGCGGCACGTTCAGTTGCGCGTACAGAATCAAATGCGCGACATTTTTGCCGACAAACGGCTCGATGAAAAACAGCGCAATATTAAATTGCTTGAACTGGCGCAGGCTGCGCAACAAGAACTGCTCGACAAGGTGTACAAGGAGGCCGAGGGGCAGGACAATCCGCTGGCGCACCAGATTGCCGGCTCTGGGGTCGGCAACAAATTTCAGCTGAACTCAATTCTTGGCGCCGACATGCAGTATCTCGACCATCGCGGCGATCCAATTCCAATTCCGGTATTGCGCGGATACAGCCAAGGCTTGCGGCCGGTAGAGTATTTTGCCGGCGCATTCGGAACACGTAAGGGCGTAATTGATCTTAAAACCGCAACGGCTGACGCTGGTTTCTATGGTAAACAGTTGGCGCAGATGACGCATCGGCTGTTGGTTACCGCGGATGATGACGACGACACCGACGAAGAGCGCCGCGCCGCGCTAGAAGAGCGCGGGTACCCAACCGACGTAGACGACCCGGATAACGAGGGCGCGTTATTAGCGCGCGCCGTCGGGCCATATAAACGCAACACAATTTTGACGCCCAAGATACTTCGGGATCTGAAGGAAAGTGGCGCCAAAGATATCTTAGTTCGCAGCCCGATTGTTGGCGGCCCCGGGGACGGCGGTGTTTATGCGAAAGATGTGGGTTACAGGGAAAAGGGGCGTTTACCGCCTGTTGGAGATTATGTGGGTATCGCGGCAGCACAGGCGCTGTCGGAACCAGTCACGCAAAGCCAGATCAGCTCGAAGCACTCTGGCGGTGTCGGCGGCGCGGGAGCGATTTCGGGTTTTAAAGCGCTCAACGCGCTTGTACAGGTCCCGAAGAAATACCCAGACGGCGCCGTGCACGCGCAGCTAGACGGCCGTGTGCAGGAAGTTCGTCCGGCTCCGCAGGGCGGCCACTATGTGCAGATTAACGGTCAGGACCACTACGTTCCGACAGAGAGAAATCTTTCGGTCAAAAAGGGCGATGAGCTTGAAGCTGGTGACGTTATATCGGAGGGTATGCCAAATCCAGCAGAAATTGTCCGGCACAAAGGCGTAGGCGAAGGACGTCGTTATTTTGTGCAAGCTATGCGGCAGGTCATGGGTAACAGCGGTATTACAGCCCATCGCCGCAACATCGAACTACTGGCGCGCGGACTTGTAAATCATGTACGCCTGACCGACGAATACGGCGATTACGTGCCTGACGACGTAGTGCCTTACTCCGCTATTGAGCGTAATTGGACGCCGCGAGAAGGTAGCGTATCGGCCGCGCCAAACACGTTAACCGGGCACTATTTAGAAAAACCCGTGTTGCACTATTCAATCGGCACAAAGATCGGTAAAAACGTGCTGACAAACTTAAACAAATATGGCGTTAAAACAATTCAAGCGCATAAAGAACCGCCGCCGTTTCAGCCGGAGATGGTGCGGGGTATGGCAAACATTTCAAACGACCCCGACTGGATGACCCGAATGCTGGGTTCATATCAAGAAAAAGGGCTTATGAATAGCGTTCAGCGCGGTTTAAGTAGCGACACAGCAGGCAGCAGTTATGTGCCGGCGCTAGCGCAAGGCGAACAATTTGGCGTAACGGGCGCAACAAGCGGGTGGAAGCCTTGAACCCGTTTTTGTAGGATATAAGGACTTCGGGGCAGTAAATTAATATTGCCCCTAATTTTGAGCGCAGCATGGAGGCTGGCCGTGTACAACAAAAAAGCGAAAGAGTCGTCTGTTAAGCATTGGCTGAATGTGCTGAAGTCGTATGACCGCACTCAGACCAAATATGCCGATTTAGGCGGCAAGGGCGACGACACCTCTTTTGAGCAGTCGTTTAGCAATCTGGCGCACGCCTACCTGCGCGATTCGGCCCCCAAGCTGCTAGATCACGAAATCGGCTTCCAGCTGCTCGATCGCAACCGAGAAAACACCAAAGCGGTCGGCGTTTTCGCGTTCAAGGTTGGTTCCAACTGGCTGTACGCGCCGGTGTTTTTTCTCAACGGCGACCTCAAGGGTCACGAACTCCTGTATATCAAAAATCAGGACATGTTCGTGCCGCTCAAGGAAAATTGGATCAATTACCTCATTAACCGCAAACCCAACATTCTGGGCAGCGGCGTCGAGCGCAACCTATCGAATATGGGGCAACGCCAGCCCGACTTCACGCAGCTTTCGCGCAGCCCGGCTAAGTTTGGTTCGGCGCAGCCCACGCTCAAGGAAATGATGACGGCGGCAATGCCGGCTCTCGCCAAGAGCGCCACGCTAAACACCGCGCAAACTTTTAAGGAAATCGGCGCAGCGCTAGACCTGCCGACCTTTTTAAAGCAAGCCGGGCTGGAAGTAATTGCCACGTTGATTAAAACGTGCCAACACGCGCCGCAGCTGGCCAAAGCCATCGACGAGTTTCACGGGCTGGACGTGGTGCGCGAAGCGATGGTCATGGCGAAGTTTCGTGAAGACGCGGCCAACACAAAAATTGCCAGTGTGCTATCCGAAGCCCCGAAAGAACCCGCTGCGGCAAAGGGCCTTAAAGTAATTACGTACGACGTGACGGTGCAAACTAAAGCTCCTGTCGGTTACAGCGAAGAAGATCAGGAGAAGCTACTGCGCGACGGCGTTCTAATTCAAGACGAGCGCGATCGCGACAATGTCTCCATCCCGTATCACATTCAGGTCGAGAAAAAGCTATTCAACCCGACTGAAAGCGGCTTGTACGAAATCCTCGTCAAGCCGGGCAACATCGAGCGCTGCTACGTCGCTGTACACCCGCAAGGCGCCGCCAAACGCGAAAACTTTATCACTGTGGTGCGCGTTGATGGGGCCCGTAACTGGCTCAACACTCGTGCCGACCAAGTTTTTGCTCTGGCCCGAATCGGGGGCGAGGAATTTGACAAGTGGTTCGACGGCTTGCCAGAAGCCAATAGTGTGCCGAGCAAAGACGCGCGATACATTGCGCTCAGCAAACGTGGCGACACGACAGCGCCGTTTCGCGTGATCAAAGAGTATGGCGACAGCAACGGCAGCACAGTCTATGAGGTGCATCTTGAAGACCATTCGAAGTATCCGCCCAAGGGTTCGATTGGCGCGTGCTGCTACACCGACCCGTTGAACTACGACAAATGGCGCGACGGCGTGCGTATTCACTTGAACGGCAAGAAGGGCGCCAGCCTGCGCGCGAGCATGGGCGACATCTTTGTGCCAGAAGGTTTCAAGCTGCTCAAGGTCACCAAGGGCGAAGACGACGCCGAGGCGGCCGAAGATCAAGGCGCTTGTGGATGCGGCGAGAGTGATCCGCCAGCCCTGCAGCCCGGTAACCTCGTCGACGCACAGCTGGCACTTATGCAAAAAACCGCCGCGCTAACCGTTTACCACAACGGCACATCGGTAACTATTAACAAAGAAGCCGGACTCAGCCCGATCAAAGCGCTTGTAACGCTTGTTGAACATCACGGGCTGCGCGAAGAAGCAGCGCGCGAGATCCTGAAGCAAGCGGCCGCCAAGCGCAAGTTTGAGTGCCGCGTTAAGTATGCCGATCCGTACGGCGGTCCGATGATGATCAACGGCGCCCCGTCGGCGCCCACAGATCCGGGTCCGGTTATGGGCGGCGAGAGCATCATGGGCACAAGCGTCCCGACACAGCTCGGTATCGACACCGCTGTACAGGTGCCGGGCATGAGCGCCAGCCAAACTGACCGCAGCGTGTACAACCCCAACACGCTTCTCGATCAGCGCGACGTTCGCTCTGTCATCGACGCCGCGCAGAGTGGGCAGCGCGAAGTGTTCGACACGGCAATGGTGGGCGCCATGCTGCGCGCCGTGCGAGACGACTCGCTGGTCGATCGTTACATGGGCGAGCTGACCAAGGGCCTCGATAAACTAGGCCGCATCTTGTTTATGTTCTATTGGCACGGTGACCGGTTTGCCGAACGTTACGGCAAAGCTGATATGCCGGAATTAGAAGACTCGCTGCGCAATGCGTTTGAAATGCTGGGCGACGTCATTCTGTTCCTCAAGCAGAAGACCATCGAGCCGTATCCCGAAGAAGCCGCGCAGGATATCGATCTTGGCGCTATCGCTAACGCCTAAAGGTGAAATATGCCCAGCACAGTATGGTCCGGTAGCGTTACATTTACAGCCAACAGCGGCACGGCCACAACGGTCGCGGTGCCTATGCCGCATCGCGGCATTCTCAAGGGTTACAGTCTCGTTGAGGCGTCGGGCGGTGCGACCGGCAACTTCACAGCAACGCTTTACTCTAGCAAGCAGGATAAGGCGCCAAACAGCGAGTTGCCAGCCGATACGTTCAAAGTCTTATCGTTTGACCAGACGACGCCGTTTACAAATAACCTAGACGTTTCGTACTTGAACCGCGACGGTACGCCGACAAATCCGCAAAGATATCTGTATCTGAAGATTACGCCGTCCGCCACGAAGACGCTGGTCTTTTCCGTTACCGTCGACACGCCGACGCTGCGCTAATGTTGAACGCGTTCCGCACTAACCCGCTGCGCCCGCCAAATTGGCGCTGGTTGCGCGCTGTTCAGATTGATAGCGGCGGGCGTAAAGCGTCGCGCGCGCTAGACGGCGCAGAAGGTTTTGTGTGGATTCGCCGCGCGCTGCGATTAAAGCGACACTTTGAGCAGGCGAATAACGACCCCAACGCGTTGTACGGCGCGTTGCTTCGCGACAGCGCCATGTTCTGGGCGCACTCTATATGGGCGGCCGACAAGCAACCAACGCGGTGGGCTATCGAAGCGCGCATTCTTGCCGGCGAGTCTGACCAAGAAATTGCGGATAAGCTCGGCACAGAGGTTGAGACTATTGCGGCGTACGCCAACACCTTTTTTGATGTGCGCGAGAAGCTGGTTAACAGGGACTATGTCGTTAACGTTATAATGGCAGATGCTGTAACGCGCGGACTACAAGAACGCCACTACGACCTGTTGTGGAAACTATTGGGATATCGCGGCGGCCAGTACGTACTCGACGCTGCGATTAACCGTTGCCTTGAAATGCCGAAGCCTGATTCTGCCGCGGGTGTGTCAGGGTTTTTCCAAGATTTTGCTGTGAACTCGATGAAGTACAAGGCCGCCATTGCCAGCCTTACCGTGCCCGTCAACAGCCACACCCAGTTACCGCTGATCGATTCTTTTGTAAAATATGTAGAGATCGAGAAAAACAGCGATAACGCCACTAAATCGCAGGCCACTATTGTTGAAAACATTGGCGCGATGCTGGCGACATTACCGTTCAAAGTGGGGACAAAACTAGATTCCGCAGCCATAAAAATGTTACCCTTTGATGACGGCGCTGCAGAATTACGTAACGACGAAATGATGATTATTGCGGCTGGCGGTTCTTTGCAGCATCAAGGGCTGATTCAAGAACTGCACTACCCGGAGAAAACCGATGCGGGCATTAAGTAAAGAAGCTGAGCAAAAATTGCTGAGCGCAATTGAGCGTGCGGCCACTCTGGTCAACGACGGGTCTACGCCAAACGCCGCTATTATCAAAAGCGCAAGTGACGCCGGAATTCCTGCTGGGCACATCAATCTCATGGTGCACGCCTATAACACCGGACGCACAAACAAGCAGCGCGAACTGGGCGAGACAACGCTGGAAAAAGCCGCAGATTTCCAGCTCGCCGATGTTAACGTCGTCATGGATGCGCTTTATCCGAAAAACGTCAAAACCTCTGCTGAATTAACAAATAACAGCATCATCTCGACTGAGTACGCTGTGTCGCCGCGTGGGTTTATCGCCCGACGGAATGAAAGCTTAAACAAAGCCGCTGCCGCGAAGAGCGTACTACCTGCGCCCACATATGTACCGCCACCGCGCGACGACCACTCTGCGGCGCGGCGGGCTTATAGCGAAAAGCAGGCCACGCGTCGCGAGGCTGACGAGGTGCGGCGGCTGGCGACAGTTTCCCACCACAAAGCGGCTTCGGCCATGGAAGAGTTGGCGCAATATTTTCGCGTGCCCGGCAACATGTCGTTTTCCGACGCTGTTCGCGAAGTCGGGTTACGGCTTGGCGACATCGGCGTTTCAACATTAAACAAGATCGCTGCCGTCTATCCGCACTTCACAAAACAAGCCGCCACAAACGAGAACTTTTTTGGTTCTCTACCTGTCGTGACGCTTGTTGAAAATGTGATCAAAGCCGTCGAGCTGCGCAACGACGCCGCGAGCAAGTTGGCTGCGCTAAACCAACCGACTGTTGAAAAAAAGAGCGCGCCCGCGACGGTTACCGGTTCTATTCTGCATGATCCGAAAACAGCGCCGCTCGCCCTTAAGGTGGCGGCGGTTAAAGATAAAAAAAAACCAGATACGGAATCAGCTCCGCCGCTGACATCGTACAGCGGGACGATGGGGCACCTCGGTAAGCTCATGAGCCCCAAGGGCATCGCAAGTGAGATGGGCGCTAACGAAGAAAAAGCTACTAATCCGCTGGCGCAAAAACAAAAAGCGTATATGCGCATGTCAGATGCCGAGCACGAGAACAAACTACAGCAGATTAAATCGCGCGGCGTGCTAAACGATTTAATTTTGAACGACCCTGTAATCTCCGGCTACGATCCGCACGAGATTGCAACGGCTTACAATCAAATCGCTGAGATTGCGCCGAACTTCACTGGATCTGGCGCTGCTATGCAGGCGTTGCTGCGCAAGCGTCTTGAAGCTGGTCAGCTGGCTGATTTTGATATTAAGCAGCTTGTTGAAATGGAAAAGATTCGCGCTGAAGCGTTAAAAAACAATCTCGAATCACAGATTCATGCTCGCGGTTTGGTGTAATATGTCGTCAATAAATCTACAAGAACTTGCGCGCGGTCTATCCGCGATTGCGACTTGTACCCCCGATCCTGCCGTAGAGAAAGTCGCGGCAGTGACAGCCGAACTCGGCAAACAGGCCGACCTGTCGCAAATTCTAAGTAACCCGTATCTTCAGAACGCTGCGCTGGGTGCCGGTGCTGGCGGGTTAATTGGCGCGTTACAGGGTAAAAAGAAACGCCGCGCGATGCTCGATTACGCGCTAATGGGCGGCATCGGCGGGCTGGGCGCAACAGCCGCAAAGAACATGTTGCTGACCAAAACAACGCCGCCGCCCGCAATCGCTGCTGCAAAAAATCAAGACGGCTCTGCTGGTAATGCGCTGTTGAACATCGCTGGCGCAGGCGCCGGCGCGTACGGCGGCAGGCAGGCCGCAAATTCGCTGGACGCGTACGGCAAGATGGATAGGTTTCTAACCTCCGGCGATGAAGCGGCAAAACAGTTAAAACCAACGGTTGAGCAACTTCGCGCGAACAGCGGCCCTACGCGTGTAACAAATAATCTCACAAAGCATTTGCGCAAATTACCAGAAGCAAAAAATGACCCGTCGCTGACAAAACAAATTCTCAATAGCCTCCGCCGCCTGCGCGGCGCCGACTATGTTCCGCGCGACGTGAGTTTGCCGCTTGAAACCGCCGGTATTACAACGCCTGCCGCTGTCACTGGGCGCGTAAATGCTGCGACCCGCGCCGCGCGGGGTAATTTTCTAGGCGGCGCGCTGGGTCGTAACGCGGACGACGCCGCCAACGTGTTAGCAGCGATTGCGGCGGAGAACGCATCTGGCGTAGGTAAGGCTGGCCGTAAGCTAACCGGTACGGGCCTGCGACAGGCGCTCCGTAACATGCCGCGCGTAGGCGGACATTGGGCGGGAATCGGGTTGCCGGTTTTAGGCGCTCTTGGCGTCCCGGCGCTGCTTAACAGTCTCGGCGGTTCCTCTGCGAGAGAGTAAACATGAGCATGATCAAAGTTATCCAGCCGCACTCGCAAGACTTTAGCGAACCGGTTGCCGCGCTGATCAAAGTATCGAGCCGCGGCATTATCGGCACCGACAAGCAAGAACTTGTGAAACGCGCCGGGGCTGAGTTTGCGCACAAGCTTGAAAATATCAAGTTTGCCAAGGACGAAGTGCCGGTTCACATGATTGCGATTGGCGCCACGGAAGATTACGGCCCGAACCGTAACGGCGACGGTTTTACGCGTGATTGCTGCAGGAACTACCACCAGACGTTTGAAAAATTTGCGCGCTTTTACCGTGACCATGCCAACAAGAACCCGGCCAAAAGTTTCGGTATTGTAAAGGCCAGTGCATACCACGAACCCATGAAGCGTATCGAGCTGGTTGTGGCGCTAAACGGCTCGAAAGAAGCGGCAGACCGAAATGGCGGCCTGATTGCGGATAAAGAACTCGAAAAACTGGCCAACGATAAAGAAATCGCCGTTTCGATGGCGTGCAAGATCCCGTTTGACAAGTGCTCGTCGTGCGGCAATTCGGCCAAAACGCGCGCCGAGTATTGCGACTCTATCGAGAACGGCGGTCACTGCAAAGCTGGCGGTTTAAAGCACAACATGGGTCGGGTGCTGGAAGACGGACACGTACTTCACGCCGATAACCCTAATCCCACGTTTTTTGATATCAGCCACGTATTCCGCCCGGCCGATCGCATTGCCTACGTGTCTGGTCAGTTGCAAAAGGCCGCCTCGAATAGTTGCGTTTCCGGGGCCGAACTCGCCGAACAGCTTGGTATTACTGCGCCGCTTGGCTTTGACCTAGGGCGCACCCCGGCGGCCCGCGTTCAACTGCAGCTTGAGGCGTTAACCCAGCTTGCGCAGGCGGAGAAGGATGCAGGCGCCGGTAGCAACTGGACACAGGCCGCTCTGGCTAGCGCCGGGGAAGTTCAACCGCCTATTGATACAAATAACGCTCCGTCTGTTAAAATGGCGGAGGTGTTACGCGGACTGGCTGACGCTGGAGTAATCTTGCCGCTGCGAGATTTTTTAGCGTTGACAGTTAAGTCAGCTAACGCCACACTTGTTAGTGCAGTTGCGTATGCGCTGCCTAACGTGTTTTCAAAGTTAGCCAACGACGCTGATGTCGTCACGCTGCTTGAAAACAATGTATACTTTCCAGCTGATGCGGCGCCGCAAAGTGCGCGCGTGTGGGCTGAAAAGGTAGCACACACACATAGCGTATTACCCGTCAACGTTGAGAAGCGTGCATACTTAGCTGCACTTCGTAACGCGCGGGCAATTGAGTTTCCGTCCGACAAGCAAGCGAGTGGAAAAGCAGAAACAGCTCTTGCGCAACATTACGCGTTGTATAAGATCGCTGCTTATGCCGCCATCTGCGAGAAATACGGAAACAATTGGTTGACAGCAAACCACTGTGTATTGCAAAATTATGTCACATGAACGGAAGCTAATCGGAAACGATTAGACCCCAAAGGAGAAAGTCATGGCACGGATGCAACGTTCACTGTTCGATCAACTTAATGCTCTTGCCGCTGAGATTGCGCAGAGTCCTGTAAAGACTGCGGCTGAGAAGTCTGCCGGCCCCGTGCCTGCTGATCCGGGCGGATACCAAGGCGCCTCCTCGCACCCGACGACTAGCGCCGACAATGGCGTGCAGAACGCTTCGACTGGTGCGCGCGCAAGCGAGTATGAGGCTGACATCAAGAAGCAGCAGGGCGCTCTTGCTGTAGACAACACACCGGAGATGTCGCAAGAAGGTCGTCAAGACGAAGTGCAGACGAACATCGGTGTCTCTGCCAAAGCGACCGGCGAAGATCCGGCCAATGAAAAAGATTTCAAGGGTGATAAGGATGACCCGGGCACGTCGTCGCCGGTCAAGGCCAATGACGGCGAGAAGTACAGCTCGGTTACGTTCAAGGAAGCCCGCGAACGTGCCGGCACCCTTGGTAACGACATTCTGGCCAACCTCATTAACTTCGGCACTAGCAAACTGAACAACGAGAAGGCGGCTGAGATGCCGGCTTTTCTGAAAGAAAAGGCCGAAGAAAAAAAAGAAACCCCCGCTGAAGAGAAAAGCGAGCACGCCGGCAGCAACCTCAAAGGCGACCAGCACAAGCTCGACGTAAACGATAACGGCAAGATCGAGGGTTCTGATCTTGCTGCTCTTCGCGAGGGTAAGGCTGCCGCGTTCAAGGCTGGCTACGAGCTTGCTGCGCAGCTCGGCATGAACAAAGAAGCCGCTGAGGCGTCTGTTCGTGAGGTGTGCGCTAACACGATTCGCGAAGCCGACGAGATGGCTGACCTGTTCATCGGTTTTCTGAATTCCAAAGCCGCGGCCGCTGATCCGACCGAAGAGGCCACTGAAGGCGAGGACCACTCCGCGCCGGAAGACGCTGCTTCTGGCGCCAGCGACGCTCCGGCTGCTGACGCCGCGCCCGCCGGGCTCGAAGCCATGATGGGCGCCGAAGGCGGCGGCGATATGGACCCGGCTGCTGTAGGCGGCGGCGAACCGTCGGAAGACGAGGCCGTGCAAGAGCTGGCGATGGCGTTAGAAGAACTTGGCATTCCGCCGGAAGCTCTGCTGCAGGCGCTGTCTGGCGCCGACGGCGGCGACGCTGCTGGTGGCGCTCCCGCCCCTGAAGCTGCTCCGCCGATGGAAGAACCGAAGATGGCTGCCGCTAAAGATTTAGACGCCATCGGTCGCGCTGTTGTAAACTTTAAGCGTGCTGGCAGGTTCCAAGTTAAAGAAGCCCGCACAAAGCGTTCGCGCCAGCTGCGGGACATGATGAAGCAGCACGTTCTCGAACTCGTGAATCGTTGATCACACGGAGGTTTTAATGTCTACCGAAAATAACGCGCTCGTACATAAGATCATCGACTACATCGGTTATTCCGATGCGGCGATGACCAAAGCCGCCGCCGCCGAAAAGGCGCAGGTTGAAGTCAGCGAAAAGCTGGCTCACCTGATCCCCGAAGCCGTCAAGGCGTGCGTGGAAAACGAGCGGATCGAGGCGCACCAGAAGGAGGCGCTTGCCGCCGCCCTGCAAGATCCGGTGCGCACGATGGAACTTGTTATCAAATTAGCTGCGCATAAAAACGCAGCTGAAATGGCTCGTCTGGGTACGCCGGTTGCCACAAAGGCCGCCAGCTACGACCCGACGACCAGTCTGACGAGCGGGTATGTGGGTGCCCGCGATGGTCGCCTCAAGGCTTCCGACGTAAAGCTGTTTACGGGCCTTGGTCTTAACCCGCCCACTACCTGAGTTCGTCCCCCCTACGGAACACGTTTCCAATTGAGAAAGACACGGAGGTCTAACAATGCCTGCTCCTGATCTTATGTTTGAACACGGCCTTGACGTTAAAAAGGGCTGGTTCGATATGGCGTCCCTTGACTACTCGGCCAAGCTGGCGAGCACAGTCACGTATGATGTCCCGCGCGGTCGCGTCGTAACGCTCGCCAAAGAGGGCGGTAAGGACGTGTTCGTTCCGGGTCTGTCGGCCACGGGCGTCGCGATCTTCTTGCTGAACGGTTCGACGGATGCTGACGTCAGCAATCCGGGTACCACAGCGGCCGGTAACTTCATGCACCAAGCGGTTTCGCCCTCGGGCAAGCTGTCTGGTCTTGTTGCGACCGGTGGTTATGAAATCGCCACCACCGAGTACGTGAAGACGTCCGGCGGTAGCGCGGTGACGTACAACCCCGGTGATCTTCTGACTGCTCCCACCACTGGCGGCGCTGCCGTTGAGGGTGTGCTGACGAAGGCCAACGCCGTGCAGTACGTAAACCCGGTTTGCGGTGTTGTTTCGAGTGGCGCGTCGAAGAACCACAATGGCGTGGACACGCTTTCCTTCTGGTGCGTGTACCTGCCGGCGGGCACTGCGGCCACAATCGACTGACCTATCCCTAACTAATTAAGGAACATGGAGGTTCCCAAAATGCCCACTCAGCAAGAGATCCAACTGCTCAACGAAACGCTCTTTGAGCAGCTTGACACCCCCGGCATGCAGAAGCAGGCCATCGACGCGGTTAACGACTTCACGCGCACCAAAATGCGTGAAGACGGGTTCTACCGGCGGATTATGCCGCCGCTGACCATCACCAACGACGAGCTTGACCGTCAGGTTGACACTGACAAGCCCGTCAAGGTTGTGGACAAGGAGCCCGATTCCCCAGCGGCTGTGTCGCTTCCGTTTGCGACGCTCCCGATTAACTTCTACATCCGTGGCCCGCGCTACCGCGTCATGTTTGACCGGATCGTGTCGCCCCGCGCTGTGAAGGACGTCGACGAGCTGCGTACGTACGTGATCGACATCCGTCAGGTCCTCAGCGACAACATGATCAAGGACATGCTGGCTGAAGAGGACGGCAAGTTTATTGCCGCCTTCAACGCCGTGCTCCCGACTCCGGGTGTTGCCAACGTCGCCAGCGGCGTTGTGCAGTACGAGGAGATCTCGGGCGGCATCACCCGTGAGACCCTTGTTGACGCGCTGAAGGTCATGCCCCGCACGCCGTCGCACTTCGAGGTTGAAACCTGCCTCGTGAATAACATCACGATCAAGGAACTCCTCAAGTTCGGCCGTGACGAAATGGGCGGCGACTTTTCGCAGGACATCATCAAGAACGGTTGGGCGGAGACTAACTTCCTCAACTGCCGCTGGATCGTCACGATCAAGCGCGATCTTGTCCCCGATGATTCGCTGTTCATGTTCGCGTCGCCGAAGTTCATCGGCAAGAACTACGAGCTGGAGCCCACCACGATGTACATCCGTCGTGAAGCTTACATGCTTGAGTACTTCGCCTATCAGACTTCGGGTGGCTCGTTCGGCCATACCAACGGTCTGGCTCGCGTTAACTTCAAGTGATGCCGTGTAGGAATTAAACCCAAAGGAGCACGTTATGTCTGATACTGTTAAAGAAGCGGCTGAGCAAGCATACGCCACAATTGTGTCGGAACTTGCCGCGCCGTATTTCTTCGAGAAGCTTGCCGCGCACGGCATCCAGCCGCGTTCGGAGAGCGAGGCCGCTGAAATGTGGTCTGCTGCTTCCAAGCTTCATGTGCTCTACACGGCGGAGCAAGAAAAGGTCGCGGCTGCGCAAGCTTCCTCGCTCTCGGCTGCCAACCAGCAGCTGGACGAGATGCTTGCCGCCGCGGGCTTTGGCGGCACTGGTGAAAAGGCGGCTGCTTACGGCGACGTAGCGAGCGTAGCGGCGGATCAACCTGCGATTGCGCAGGCTGTTCTGACGCTGCAAGCTGCTGCTGCCGCGGCTCTGCAAAGCGCATCCTGAAGAAATGGAGTAACTAACAATGGCAGTACCCGGTTTATACACGACAGTTAAGAACACTTCGGGCGCCGCCCGAGTGTTCGGCTTCCTCGGTGCGCACGGCAAGCGACTCGAAAACAACGAGACGTACACCGTCCCCGGCGATCTCGTCGCGGCCCTCGGCGCTAACGCGTCTTATAAGGGTGGTCGCGGCAGCCAGCGGCCCTTCAAAGCGCTCGAAAACGCGCTTGAGCAGGGCACGCTGGTTATCACCAAGTCGCCGGCCGTTTACCTCACCGACGAAGACGACGGCAGCATCGATCAGGTGAAACTCAGCGAAGACACTCTGGGCACAAAGAGCCCCGAAGGTTGGGACTGAGCTTTAACCTCTTCTGACTTCTCTCTAAACGGCTGGCTGCGTAAGCGGCCAGCCGTTTTTCTTTATAATGACGGTGTAACACGGAGGTTCACATGGTCGTCATCGCCACACCCGCCGAACACCCGATTGTGCCGTGTTGCAACGGCAATACAAACGGACAAGCAATTACGCCAGTTTCGTGCGGCGGGCAGAACGTAGTTAGCGCCCCAATCTCGGGCATCAATGGTCAGCCGATCCTAACGCGGATGCGCGCTATTACGCTGACGCAGGGTCAGTGCGCCACGATCGAGTGGACAATGCACGACCGCGAAGGCCGGCCGGTCAGCCTTACGGCCTGCACGAATGCGCAAGACTTCAAAGTCGTGTTGCGCCTGAAAGAACAGCTTTCTCTGGGCAACCAAAATCCGCCGGTCGAGGTGGAAGCCACAATCGTAGCGCCGGAAACCGGCAAAGTAGCCGTTGCATTGTCCAGTAACGCCACGAGCGTGCCGGGTGTCTATTACGGCGAGATGGCGCTTGTAAGCGTTCCGGCGCAAAGCAGTAATCAGCCGTGCGTGATCTTTTCGAACACGTTTTCTGTGGTGATTGCGCGCAGTACGTTCTCCAGCGTTAATCAACCCGGAGGTCCGCCCAGCATTGCGGAGATTCGGCTACATCTTCGGGACTCGGCTCCGGGCGAGAGCTTTTTGCTTGATAACTTAATGTTTGACGACGCCGAGATTGCGCTGGCGATTGCGCGCCCTGTCATGTACTGGAACGAAGTCCCGCCGCCGATCGACGCCGTATACAACACGCAGTCTTTTCCGTTTAGATATCACTGGCTGGAGGGGATCTGCGCCAACCTATTCATGATGGTGGCTGAGCAATTCCGCCGCAACCAGTTCGACTATTCGGCGGCGGGGCTGTCTGTGAACGATCAGAACAAAGAAGCGAGCTATGAGCGCGCGGGGCAGGCACGGTGGCAGGCGTATCGCGAGTGGGTACGCGCCACGAAGGCCAGTATTAACCTCGAAGGTGGCTACGGCGAGGTGTCGTCTACGTATAAGTACTCGGCTTATACCGACGCGCTGCGGATTCGCTATTGATAAGATGTTGGCATTTACACAAGTTTTTTAGGTCAAACCGCTCAAAACATCAATGCCACAGTCCCGCATTTTTCCGTTTCGCCGCGTGTCCGTGGATCATATGGTTCGCGGCACTACCCGTGTTTGGTGGCAGCTAGAGCGTACGTTTAACGATCCGGGACCGTACGTCTTTCAACTGCAGCTCGGCAAAACGGGTCTTCGGGACTCGGCTGACTGGGTGAACATCGGCCCGCCAGTGGTCAACGGCTACAACGCCTACGATTCTGACTGGCGCGAAGCCGGATACGATTTGCTTGATCACTATCGCGTTGTTTTAACAACGCCGACTAGTGTTTACGTTTCACAGGCCGCAAATTGTTACGGCGATCTTCCAGAAAAAGACTGGGTGATTGCGCGCGAAATTATCCGTAAAGAACAGCTGCGGTTTAAATACGTCGCGGTGCCGGGTTACCTGTTAAAGCCGTTTCGATTCGGTAAGCCGTGCACCCGCTGCCGCGACCAGCTAACGCAAGAAGTGCTCGACTCGGATTGCCCGGTTTGCAACGGCACCGGTTTTGAAGTCGGCTATCATCCACCGTTGGCGTTGCAGTGCTGGGATCTCTCGACGCAGACAATTCAAGAAGGCGTCGACGCGCAATTAAAAGGAATCACGCGAGAAAATCCGTACATCACTGCGCGCGTCATCGGTTTTCCGGCTATTAACAAAAACGACATCTGGGTCAACGGCTCTAGCGACGAACGCTGGCTGGTAGAAACAATTCAAATTGCCGCCGCTATTCGTAACGTGCCGCTCGTCTATCAGATCAAAATGGGTCTGTTGCCGTTCAGCAATACGGCATACGCGATTGAAGTTGGCGGCGAACCCGCGGAACGCACCGGACCCACACTACCCATCGAGGGCTGCGGTGCCGTACCGGTAGATCAAAACTACGGTGGTAACGATAGGTTTGTTTACAAAACCGAAGACGGGTGTCCGATTCACGGAGCCACAATTCATATTTACGCCAAAGACGTATTTGACGTTAGTGGTTTTGACACGCCCAAAAATCTTGCGCTAGGCGTTACGTCGACTACCGCGAACGGGCGATGGGCGCAGTCTATCGCGCTAGACCCCGGCAATTATGCTATCGTATACGAGAAGTTAGGTGAGTACGGTCCAAATGTTGATTTTGTTAACGTTATCTCCACTGCCCCGCCGCAAACGTGCGAGTGGGTACCGACGTTGCCGTTGGCGGCAGCCACAACCGGCAACTTATTTTTGATTATGACCGAAGACGATAAAAAATTAGCAACCGACGGCGACTTTACGGTATGCGAAAATAACCCCGCGCCGCAAAACGCTCCAGATGGTTTTTGGGATATCTAATGGCAAACAAAAATCCTGCGGAACCAAAACTCGACAAAATTAGGCTGTCGCCGCCAAAGATAAATTTGTCTGCTCCGGCCAAGGTGTACGACCAAAAGGTAAAGGAACAACTCAGTGAGTACCTGCGACGATCCGAATCCGCCGGACATTGAGGCGCAATTTCCGGCGGGCAGCAAGCCGGAAAACCGTGTCGACAAGGTTAGTTCGCTCTGTTCGTACGGGATGCGCCCGCACGTAATGACTGGGTTTTTACGCCAGCTATTAATGGGCCACTTCGCCGACCCGCAAAATATAGAAGAACCGCGTATTCGGCGGCACGTAGAAACGCTTGGCGCGTGGCGCCCAGCCGACGCCGGCGACAACAAAGGCGGGATTTTGATAGAAAGTATTACCCGGTGGTCGCCCAACACGGCGGACAAACGGCCGGCCATACTTATTAAACGAAATGGGTGGCGCTGGCAAAAACAAACTATTGGTGACATTGCAGGCGCGAACCTCTATACTGGAGAAGTAAGTTACGCCGGCATGTGGGAAGGCAGCCACACCATATACTGCCTAAGTTCTGCCGGCGCTGAAACCGAATTTCTCGCGACAGAGGTGTTGAAGTTTTTAATCAACTTCTCGCCGCTGATCCGAGAGCAAATGGATTTGTTTCGCTTTTACGTCGCCGAAGTAGGCGGCATAGGAGAAGTTCAAGAGGTCGCTCAGGGATATGCCGTCCCTGTGACTGTTGCATACGTTGCCGAGGAAGCTTGGTCGCTCCAGCCGTATGCGCCGCGCCTAAAGCGGATTGTCTTCAAGGCATCGGATTTATTGTCTTGTTAAGAATTTTCAAAGGGTGTTTTTTTTGCAAACCCGTAGTTGTGTATACTACGACCTGAACGCCCTACCGCACACACGTAAATTTAGGCACGGAGGCCGAGACGTATGTCGAGCTACGTAAAACCGCAAGTACTCGTTTTCCAAGAGTTCCGTATCGTCCCCACGGAGATCACGGAGCCGCTGCGCGCCCACATCGCTGGTCCGCACGCTATCCTTCACCGCTATGGTAATACAGACGAGAAGCAGCACTCGCTTCTCGGTCAATACGATCGTCTCAACGATACATGCTATCCGTGGCCGCAACGTAAACCCGGCTCCGTTGTCGACCTGCCTTATGTAAAGGTTTACGTTGACGACGCGATGCTGCAGTACTACGTCCACAACATGGGCGAAGGCGACACGACGATCACAGCTGTTCCCGGTAAGACTAACTGGATTCAGTCCAGCACGCTGTCGTTCAAGTCGAACGGCGCGGCTTATCCGCGTTCGAGTGCGTTCCTCGACCGCGACGTGCAGCTTGGCGACGTTGTGCAGCTTCGCACTGTAAGCGCGGACAACGATTGCGAAGAGACCGTGCTTGAGACATACGTCACAGGTTTCGCGAGCGATCTTGTTCCGTCGCGCATCCTGCCCGCCACAGCCGACGTTAACAATCAAGACAGCTACACAGCCACCAGCCCGAACGGCGTTGACGTAACCGTCACGCAGATCGAGGGTGTTGATAACGCTGTTGCGGTCACGGTGCTGACAGCCGAAGACGAAGGCGCCAACGATTATGACGGCCTCGTCGACGGCTACGTTGAAGAAGAGTACGTTGTCGAAGTTATCAAGAGCACAATTTCGGGTTGCAACGCTGCCCGTCTGCGTGTCACTTCGGCCAGCGGCACCGACGATCAGGCTGAAATCCAGCCGAACGATTTCGACGATGCTGACGGCGTGACCTTTGTCGGCACGCGCGGCCTGTCGGTTCGTTTCACCACGACCGGCAACGACAACTTCGTCGTTGGCCAGAAGTGGAAGTTCGACATTCACCAGACCTATGAAAAGGTCAAGGCGGTATCGGAAGCCGACGGCCCCTACCAGACCGAAGAGTCTGTGAACGGCGTCAACGGCGCGGTTGACATTCTGGCCAAGTACGTTGGCGCAAAGAACGACACCTACGTCATCGAGTGCACCAAGGGTGGTCGCTGGGATCAGCTCCCCGAGATCACGGTGCGCACGGTCAAGGGTCTCGATTTCTCCGGCCCGACAGAAGTTACCGGCGACGGCGTTGGCCTCAACGCGGTCGGCGTAGCGATCGGCACTAACGGCGTAAAGGTTCGCTTCACAGGCGCGACCGATCAAGAAGATAACTACGCTGTTGACGGCCTGCGCAAGGGTGACAAGTGGTACATCACAGTGAATTCGAGCAAGGCTGGTCCGGTGCGCAAGCTCATCCTGCGCGACGACCTTCCGACCTCGCTGCTCACACAAGATGGCGCGCCGGTCGACAAGGTTGGTCCGGTTAGCATCACAAACGCCGGTTCCGGCTATGTGACGCCCCCGACAGTTACGTTCTCTGCGCCGACAGGCAACCTTGTGCAGAATCAAACTGCCACAGGTGTTGCGGTACTCGGCACAGGTGAGAACGCGGGTAAGGTTGTTGCCATCACCGTGACCAATCGTGGCGCTGGTTATACCGCCGCCCCGACGATCACGATCGCCGCCCCGGGCGACGAGGAAGGCACTACAGCCACAGCAACCTGCCAGCTGATCAGCGGCGAAGACATGGACCTCAAGCTGTTCATCAAGGACGATATCCAGATCTCGAAGAATCGGATCGGATACGCCCCGATGACCAACTTCTGGTACGAAGATACGCAGATCTGCGTGCAAGAAGGCATCGTTGCTTACCACCCCGAGTGGACAAGCGCCGGCGCCGAGCAGCCGCTGCCTGTCATGTCTGGCAAGGTTTACGTCGAGTATCGTGAGTGGCTGTCCGAGCTGGCCGATCAGGTCAACTCGATCAGCGACGTCGCCGATCTCGATCAAATCAAGGGCCAGCTCGATCCCGATAACCCGCTGAAGTGGGGCGTTTACAAGGCGCTCAGCAACAGCAACGGCACCGTTGTAAAGTACACCGCCGTCGCCGATCCCGAGAAGTACGACGAAGAGGGTCGCTCGCTCGGACCGGATCTCGACAAGTGGGTACAGGTGCTGGAGCGCATCAAGGGTCGCGACGATCTGTACAACCTTGTTCCGATGACGTTTGACCGCAGGATTCAAAACCTGTGGGCTGCGCACATCGGCGGCGAGTCGAATGAGTACGCGAACAACTGGAAGGCCGGCTTCTTCGCCCTCAAGGCGGTTCCGACCGTAAAGGTTGTTGGTGAAGGCGTCAGCATCGAAGGTGTACTTGGCGAAACGGTTAACGAGCCGGTTCTTGCCGTGCTGGCCGACGACCCGAACGCCACGAACACGCAGTATACGCGGCTTACCGTTACGTCGGGCAACGGCTACTTTATCACGAATGATGTCCGCCCCGGCGACATCGTTCGTTATAACTACGCCGTCGACGGTTTCGGCGAAGAGCAGTACGAAGAATACGTCGTGGATCAAGTTATTTCGGAATCGACTCTGCTGCTGTACTCCGGCGCTGACGCCGCGGTTACAGTTCCGCAGCGCGTCGAAATCTGGCATAACCGCAACCGCAACGAGATTGTTGAAGACATTGCGCAGCAAGGCGGCTCGCTGTCGAACCGCCGCGTGTGCGCCGTGTGGCCGGATCAGGTCGGCGAAGCCGGCACGATCCAGCCCGGTTACTACCTCGCGGCCGCGCTGGCCGGTCTCGTCTCCGGTGTGGTGCCCCACCAGCCGCTGACGAACGTAGAGGTAGCCGGGTTCGACGACTTCTCGCGTTCTTACAAGTACCTCAACGAAACCCAGCTTAACCGCATGGCTGAGGCCGGCGTCTGGATCGTGACTGAAGATCGTGACGGCACCCCGCACACGCGGCACGCGCTCACGACCGACAATCTCGACCTAAACCGCCGCGAAGAAATGATCCGGCGCAACGTCGACAGCATGTCGTACCTGTTCTACCGTCGTCTGCGTCCGTATATCGGCCGCACGAACGCGCAGCCCGGTATGCTTGCGGTTCTTGAGTACGAAGTGGGTAACGTAATTGATTTCCTTTCGACTAACGGAAATACGCAAGAACTCGGTTCGCAACTGATTTCTGGTGAGATTCGGACGCTGCAGATTCATCCGCTGCTCAAGGATCGCATCGAAATTGTGCTCGATCTTGTTGTCCCGGCGCCGCTCAACAACATTGAGCTGCATTTAGTTGTCTGACGGAATTAACCAAAAGTAAAGCACACACACAACAAAGGTTAGGTGAGCTATGCCAGCTAGTTTCGGAAATAAGCAGACGCACGTTGGTTCGTTCCGCGCGGAAGATTTAGAGCTTACGCTGGGCGGCCAAAAGGCGGTGCTTGTACAGCAGGTTCAATTCACGTGCAACCGCACAGTGAACATGCTGTACGAGATTGGTTCGAATAATGTGTACTACGTCGGTAACCGGCGTCAGGGCCAGTGCCAGATGAGTCGCGTGGTTGGTGGTAACACCGCCATGCGTCAACTCATTAAAAAGTTTGGCAACATGTGCTCCCCCGACAAGCTCGTGTTAAACGCTACCGGCCGCGGCGGACCGAAGTGCTCGAAAGCCAAGCGAAAGTACACAATGCTTGACGCCACGCTCACGTCGATCGGCGCCAGCATTACAGCGCAGGAAATTGTGCTGACGGAAAATCTCGGCTTCATCTTCTCGGATCTTGAAGACGAGTGATTCTAGTCGGTAATATAGGCAATTAAGTAAGCGGCGGTTGCGCAAAACGCAGCCGCCGCTTATGGTATTAGGCTGCAAAGCCTTGGGCGTAATGCCCGTAACCACACCTATTTGGTGGCAAATAAAATGGGAGTTACCCCGCCGGGTAAACCGGTCAGTAATACACCACAAACCGGGCAGCAACATTCCTACGATCTCGGACAGGCCGCCCGGCTTGTAGCACAAAAACTATCATCTAGCCGCACCGGAACAGCCGCTTACGGCGCGCAGGTGCAGGCTGTCTCAGACCCGTTCTCTAAATTACACGGGTATAAAGCCGGCTTTCAAGACACCGGCCGGCTCTGCACCGGTCTGATCGTCGACGGCACGGCAATCGCCAATTGCTACAAGGTGTTTGTCGAGAAGTCGCGCGCGCCGATTATTGCGTCCGCGCTTTCAACGACGAGTCAGGTGTGTTTCGGGGCGTCGGCTATTAACACGTACGCTCCCGGTACGCCCGTTGTAGTCATGATTCATGACAGGCTTGGGCAGGCGTATATCGTTGGCTGTGTCCCGAGCGTTTTAGATATCGGCAAGCGCGCCTATCACGACTACATCTCGCAGGCTAGCCGTAAACGGGTAGATGACTGTCAGAAAAAATACATCAAAGAGAAGCTAAACGGTCAGATGGTCGACTGGTCGTGCTGGCGCCCGTGGGACGCCACATTAGCCAGCGAGTGGGGCGCCATGACAACCACAGGCGCTGGCATTACCCTCGACGACTTTATGTTTCGCGCCTCGATTAACGAGTTTTGCGGCGTGTACGGTTTTTACCACGATCAGATGTTGCGCGTGGCTGGTTACAACATGCAGGTTTGGACGGCCGGCAGCGAGCGCGACTCCTACATGGATCAGGCTGAGTGCAATGACAGCACAGGGTACTCGCCGTATCCGTGGGAAGCCGCCGGAATGATTGAACCCGGCATGCCGATGGTGCAAGAGTTTCAGCCGAAAGATTATCAGTGCCCGCTTGGCGTGCCCTATTACACGCATTGGGAAAATAAAAACGAGTTTCAACAGCCATATCACCGCACGCAAAAATTCTTTGGGTATTTAGGCCAAGGCGCGCGCACAATTACGCACGCGCCGCCGAAAGGCGTGCAGCGCTGGACGTATAAACCCGGGGACGCAGGCGAAGCGATCAAACCGTACGAATCTAGTATTCGCGGCAAAGACGGTTTCACGCCAGATTGCGGTGGCGGCAGCAAAGAAAAAGAACACAAAGAAAAACCCGTATACGGATTACAAGAAGACAACACTGCGTTGGACGGTCGGCGGTTCATTACGTCGTCTAAGGGCATTGTGTTATCTAAACGCATTCTACTGCCCATGCCGCAACGTCTCCGCAGACCCGAGTCTGGCGAAGGTGACGACGCCGAAACGAACTATAAAGCCGCTAGTATGTACGGCAGCGGCCCAGACCATAAAATCACCGGTGATATCAAAACCACCGACAGCAAGTGGCCGAACATGCAGCGCGCCACGGCTGTACTAGATCTCCACGGCTACTTGTTTAATTACGCCGGTTTACACCCGTTCTACTGGCACGAAAAAGATTACAAGACGTGGGAAGAGCAAGAACTGCGGCAAGAAGGCTACGCCGACGTTAATCAAAAGATTCCTGAGTTTAGTCAGCTCAAAGGCTCGATGTACCTAAAAGAGCCGACGCCGAAAGAATGGAAGATCGACCATCGCTACAACGAGCAGAAGTTTTACGAACAAGAGTCGTATATCTCGTTGCTTGAGGACGGCGGCGTAGTCATTGGTGACGGATATGGCGGCGAGATCCGAATGGTAGCCGGGTGTGTAATCATTTCGGCCCCGGGCGACGTGTGGCTCAAAGGCGGCCGCGACGTGCAAGCGTGGGGCGGTAACGACGTCATTCTGCGCGCAAACAAAAGCGTCGACGTATCCGCGACAGAGAAGAACGTCCGCATCAAAGCCGAGCGCAACGTACTGGTGTTCGCCGGTAACGAAACGTCAGATCGCGAGGGCGGCATTCTACTGGAATCGCGCGGCAAAACCATCGAGTACGACTTCGAGCAGTGCGGCGACCAGATCAAGTTCGCTGGCGTGGTTGCTCGGGCGCCGTACTCGAACGTAGTGGGGCTAGCGCACCAGATTTATATGCGCACGGGTGGCGGCAACATTAAACCCGGCGACATCGTGCTCGACGCAGCTATGGGCGAAAAAGACCTTATTACAAAATCACAAAACTTTTACAGCTATTTAAAAGAAGCCGGCGAAATTTATCACTTTTTTGGCGGACAAAAAATCGGCGGAACAAATAAGGCAAACATGTTCCGGTCAGAACAAACACTGCTTTGCGGGCCGATTGGTACCGACGGCGATGTCTTTGTTGGCGGACACATTATGACCACTAAAGACATTTTAGTTGGTAAAGGTCATATTCTGACAGAACGTGCGGGCAAAATGTCTTTTCCGCTCGTCGGCCCGCTCGACGATGACGGCGCCGCGCAGGTCCGCACAATCGTCGATATTTTTGAACAACTCATCGACAACGACGTTCCACAAGTGGGCAACGATATTGACGAACAAAAACTACAAGAACTTTGGTACAAAGAAAAACGCGCCGGTAACAATAAGACTATTAACGTTATTGAGTTCTCGTTTCGGCGCGACGAAGATTACAAGATTCCAGACTTCATGCTTTACGAGGATCGGTGGCAGCAAATGGCGCGGCTAGGTGGAAAGAGTGACGACAAATGGACCGAGCGGCCAGTTATCGCTAAGTCGTGCGGCAAAACCTTTCCGTTTCCCGGCGACAAGTGGCTTAACTCTGAGCCAGCGTACGTCGAACAAGATTTCAAAATCGTGCAGATTGAAGACGGCTATATTGACCAGTCTCGCGGCACGGCACCCAATCTTTCGTCTGAATACGAAAAACCGGAATTCAAACCCAACAAGCCAAAGATCATCAACGGTAACTATCCTATCATCCCGCGAAAGTAACGAAGGAGCTGATTATGGAACTGGTTGAAAACGTTTACGTATCGGACTTCACAAAGAAAACGCTAGAGCAGTTCGGCTGGCGCAAAGACGATCCAATTCCCGCCGAGCTTGGACCGCTTATGCTGCGGATTAAAGACACACTGCCGCCGACCTCACGCGTAGACGTCCTCATCGACAAAGACGCGATGAAAGAAGAGGATGTTGAAAATATCAAAACCATGCTGCGCGAGGCAAAAGAAGTGGCCAAGAAAAAAGCGCAGAAAGAACAGTTTGAAGAAGAAACAGCAAACATGCCGGATAGCGTGCGTGAGATGTACGCACAGCTGCAAGATACCGAAATCATCGACGACAGAGAAGCACCGGCAACAGAAAACGCTGGCCCCGCAGCGAACACGGTAGCGCCAGAGACGCCCGTACCCGAAGCTCCCGTGGCGCCAGAAGAGAACATCGTGCCGCCGATGGCCCTTCTGCCGTTCTGCCCGCGCTGCGGCTGGGATATGCAGCAGAAATTCGACGTCGAAGTAACGGACCGCGATAAAGAAGACTTTCTCGTCACGATTCTTGGCGGCGCGCGGTTTACACGCAGGTTTGAGTTAATGGGCGGCAAGATTGTGTTGGAATTCCGCAGTATGCTGGCCGACGAAAATTTCGACGTGCAGCGTCAGTTGCTGCTTGACCAGAATGACGGCCTGATCCTGTCAGAAGCTGAGTGGTTTCTACGGCTGTTCGAATACCGCATGGCCTGCTCGCTCGCCGCGGTCTACGACGCCAACGGAAAGCCGCTTGTTATTGTGCCGCAGCTGAGCGATTTCAAGATCGAGCTTAACCCAGATAAGCCCAACCAAACAGCGCTTCCGGCGGCGCGAGAATTTGTGCATAGTAAAGCGCTTTCGCATGAAGTAACGCGGCGTTTGGCTGCTACGCACTTGCGCAAGTTTCAGCGTCTGGTTGAAGCGATGGAAGCTATGGCGCTTGAACCAAGTTTTTGGAACGGGATCGGGTAGCAGCCTTTATGGTGCGGGCTGCCGTTTCCGGTGTGATTGATTACACCGGTGCCGATCCCAAAAATAGACAATGGCGAATAAAGCACCTGTTAACGCTTACAGAAATGGCGCGACGAGAAAATTATGAACTCATGCAAGCAGCTCACAGGCACTGGCTCGCTCTTGTCGCGCACGGCAGCCTGACCGAAGAGAGTTTTGGTAACGCCAAAACGAGAGCAATCGAACTGTTAGAAAATATTCAAACTGCGCTTTTTCCGTGGGATCATACAAAAGAAGAGCAGAAAGACGCAGCAAAAGACACACCAAAAGCGAGCCCCAAAAAAGCTATAATAGCTGATAAATCAGCGCAGGAACTTATTGAACGATACAAAGAACTGAATGGCGGAAAATAACGGTGGCGTATGGCTCAATATCACACACAAAACGCCGCTGGCTTTACGCAAAATTATACGGGTAACCCATACGCTCCGCCCGTATACTCTCCGTTTCAAAACGCCACCCACGTAGACGACGCGTTTGGCTATATGGCCAACATGTACGCCCCCGGACTGGTAAAAAGCATGTTCGGGCCGGACGCGTTTTTGGCGCATCAGGCGCCCGGGCAGGCCCTTCTGGACCAGTTCACGGCCGCTCGTTATCAGCGTCACGGTGTCGCGGCAATTGAAGCCGCGAACATGGCCGGCAATTCGCAGGTGGCGCAAAAGTTAATTGGCGCGCAGCGTCTTGTTAACGGCGGGCAACCCGTAACAGACCTAGACCGCGAGCATGCAAATATCGGCGCTCGCGTATTAAACAACCCAATATTTAAACAGTTTGCCGCGTCGCAGATCGGCGCCGAGAACCTTGAAGGTATTATGTTTGGCCGCCGGGGCGACCCGACGGCGATCGCCGCGGCCACCAACCGTATCGGTTTTTTTAGACCGGACGCAGCCGGCCAAGGGCCGCGCATGTCGTCAGACTCGTTAAAGCAATTCTCGCAGAATGTATATCAAAATCTGTACGGCGAAGATGCCAATCTCGGGGAAATGCACGGGTTCGGGGCGGTGGCTAGCGGCGAGATGATGGAGACTCTGTTCCAGCAGGGTCGCCTACCGCAGAGCATTGGCGCGCTGTCAGCAGCGGACCGCGTAAAAGCGATCAGCCGCACTAAGCGCGACGACAAAACAATGAACGAGTTGTCTAGACAGTTTGGGCACTCGGAGTTGATGTCGCGTGACGCCGCTTACGCATCCGCCAGCGAAGAAGAACAAAAAATTATGCTGGCGGACAAACTCCCGTCGTTTCGGCAGCGCCTCGACTCGACACTGAGTGAAGTCGATAAATTTCAAGCGAAAGATCCGCGCGCTAAATCTGCTGAAGAAATTGAGCAGATGAGCGGCTTTGGGTTGGCAGCGAACGCGCTGGACGCAAAGAACGTGTCGCGCGCCGTTAAAGAATACAACGGCGCCGTGTCTGCGATCAGAGAAATCTTTGGCGACAATGGCAATCCAAATGCGCCGATTCAGCAACTTATTGCTAATTTGCAACATTTAACAAACGGCGCTCAGGGTAGTATGGGCGGCGGCAAAGTTGAATCGCTAGTGCGCGAAATTCGATTAGCCGCTCGCGACACAAATACTGACCTGCAAAACTTGAACGCCATTGCTGCCGAAAAGAAGGCCATGGCCCGCGGTATGGGGTTGCAGGAAGTTACAGCTGAAAAGGGGCTTGCCGGCGATCTATTGCGCGGGCAAGCCATGGCTGACGCGGGTGTGTTTGAAAAGCCCGGTTTTGGCAAGCTAAACCGCGCCGAAGCCGAGGCCCGCATGTCGGCTATGTCTACCCGCGGCGACGCTTCGTCTGTCGGGCGCGCGCTAGCGTCTATGAATCGACTCGTGTCTGAAAATCCAGATAAGTACAAAGACACGCAGTTGGCCGCCGCGATGCAAGCATATCAACGCGGAGAGGACAAATACGAATACAAGGGTAAGACGTTTAACCTCGCTGAGATGGCCGGGCAGCAAGGCGTTCAGGGCCTCTACAACATGGCGCGCGAAAGCGGCGCAGATGACCGGTTATTCCGCGCTTACATGACGGACCAGATCGGCACAGAAGAATACATGAAGGCTGGGTACGCATATAAAACTCAACGCTTTGAGCTGCAACGGGATTTATCGCGAGCACATGCCGGCGCTATTGTCGATCGCATGGGTAGCGACGAGTTCAAAAAATTAAAACCGTCTGGTATGTCGGAGGAAGATTTCCACTCACGCAACAGCACGCTTGCCACGAGTTTTGCTACCAAAATGACCGGCATCATGATGGACGAAACAGCCGACATGACGCCGGAAGAACGTGTAAAGACACTTGAAAAGCGTGGCAAAGAAGAGCTGGTGCGGTACTTTAAAAGCAGCGCCGGCGGCGGGCTCAAAGGCGCGGCGGCCGAGCGTATGGCCGAGCAATACTTCAACGCATTTTACGGCGCAAACGAATCAGACCGCCGCGACACTCTTTTAGCGACGTACTCCGAGACGAGCGCTAGTTCACAGAAGCGCACAGGCGTGTCTATCGAAGCGCATAAACAAATGCACCATCAGGGCGCTACCGACGAAGCCACAGTTAAAGAAGAAATGAATAAGCGTCGCGCCGCCCGGTTCAAACTCGCGGGGCGCGGAACAGAATCTACGCTTGCGCAACGCTTTGGCGACGAACTAGAAAACCTAGCCAGCGAAAATGCCGGCATACAAGAAGGCTCGCTCAAACGCCTATTTGCAATCGCGTCTGAAGATTCGCTGCTGCAGAGCTACGCGCCCGACATGCAAGAAGGGCTTGTAGCGGCAGCGCGTATGTATACGCAGGCAAGCGTTACTGAAAAACAAATCGATACTTTGGCTGACGCGGCGCAAAAGAACCCGGACGGAAACGAAGCCAAGCAACTCAAAATTATGGCCGGCGTCGATCCCGGCAAGAAACTAACGGCTGACGAGTTGGGGCAGTTACGCGGCGCGGCCAAGATGAAGTCAGCAGATACAGCCGCCGGTAGCACAGACGCAGAACGGGCAAAAAACGAACAGCAGCGTAACCGCGCAGAGCTGATTGTACGCGGCTATAACACCGGTAAAGCTGAAGACGTACAAGTTGCAGCAAAAGCAATGGCGCAGCAGACGCTGGGCGCCGGCGCAACAACTGCGCAGATCGAAAAGTTTGCTTCTGCCGCGCTGGCCGCTGACAGCACAGATTTCGAAAAGCAGATGTCAGCTGCGTGGGACGGGTGGGGTGGATTATCAGAGGAAAAAAAAGAGCAGGCGCGTGGTATCGCGCAAGCGCTCCGCGGCTCGCGCGACATTGGCGGACTGGCTGGCGCTGGTTTAGAGCAGACGCCGGTTGATGTTGCAAAAGCGCAGAAACGGGGAACTGCAGCCACAAATCGGGTTGCCTCTGATGCCAGCAAAAACATTTACGACGCGCTGGAAAAGAATTACGACAAAGCCGAGTATGAAAAACTGCGGCCAAAAGGTATGTCGGATTCGCAGTTTGAGACTCAACGCAAACGGCGTTTGCGGCAGATCAGCCTCGCCGTGTCAAACGTCGCCGTAAACATGGACGATACGCTTGGAAAATCCGATGAAGATCGCGCGCTGATAATGACAAGTCGTATGACGCAGCAGTTGACCGATCAATTTGTTATGGAGGGTATGGATCCAGAGACAGCCAAGGCGGAAGCGCGTAAACAGTTAACGGCTGTTCTAGGTAGCGACAAAGACGCTATCGTGCGCCGAACAAACAGTGCGTTAAAAATAGCTGAAGAAGCAAAACGTGCCCACGGACAAGGTGTCGCCTCTGCCACTGAAAAAGTTACCGCAGACCAGCAAGCGGTATTAGACGAAGTAGGTAAAGATCCGACGGGCGCAGCGTTTGCGACCGCGTTTGCTGACAAAGAAAAAAGACAACAACTGCTAACGCTGCCGGCGGCAGACGCGGTAAAACTTTTCAACAAAATGGATCCGGCAGCGCAAAAAACCGCAATGGATCAGTTTAAAACAGCGCTGTCCGCGCCGCCCGAGCTTGTCAAAAAAATGAAAGGGCTGACCGACGACGATCTTGCAAACATGCGCCGAATTCATGCCGCCATTTCTGAAAGTAAAACAGGCGCGGGAGTTTCGTCGCAAAACATTACACCAGAGCAGGTACAGCAGCTAAATCGCTCGGGGCACGCACCGACGTCTAATCAGCCGGATAAACCCGCCGCCGTAACAACTCACGTTCAAAAACGTACAGACGCCATTGCCGAAATTGACGCCGAGTTAGCGCAAATTGAAGAACGAAATAAAAATAACTGGTTGGATTACAACGCAGAAGATAAAGAACGAAAAAAAGAACTACAAACGCGCCGCGACGCAATAAAATCGCAAGCGCACGAGCAACAATACACGGTGTATGATCCGTATAACGCGATGGGTAACGCCGCCGGACAATCTTTTTCACTTAGTGAGCTGCGCGGCGGCGCTGTAAAAGACGGCGTTGCTGACGGGCGCCCGCAGCACGAACGCGTATTTCTCCCGTACAACGCCGGATATACAGAAGAGCAAGCCAAGCAGGACGTCGAACGTTACGGTACAAACGCAGAAAAAGCTGCGTTTCGTCACCGCGGCGGCGCTAAAAAAGTAAATGTTACAGCAGAGGATGGATCGGTAACGCAGGTTGTTGAAAAACCGCACGCACGCATGGTTGCAGAACAGGCGTTGCTTGATGCAAACACAAAGACACCTGTGCAAGATATGCGCCAGCGTCTTGCGGAGCTAGAAAAGAAAAAGAAAAAACACTGGTGGATCCGCGGCGGCGGCGACTATTTTGATGATGACAAAGACCAAGCCCGGTACAACTACCTTAGCGACACAATTTCGCAATACGATTCCGCGCAAGCGGCGCGCGGCATGGGCGGCGGCGGCGGCGATATGAATGTGAACGGTACGTTGACGCTGCACGGACTCTCAGAGGCCGTGCTGGCAGCCACCGGCCATCGCATGGAAGATACACCAGATAACGGGCCGGCGGTCGACATGGCTGGCGGTACCGGCGCAAACTACGGAAAGTAACACATGCCAGTAGCTTTTACTCCATGCGCCGGCGCAGTGACAATTATTAAGCCAAAAAACTGCTCCGGCGATATTTTTAGATTAAAGTTTTCCGGCGTTAATGGCCCCAATATTTTTTACAATCCCGGCCAACTAACTATGCCGATAAGCGGTTTTGCGCTCGAATTAAACGGCAATTATCAATTTCTTCATACGGTCAATGATTTCATTTACGTGTACGCGTTTGGCAACCGAGTCGGGGAGCTAACCGTGTCTGGTTTCGGTTTTGTAAAACCGTGTCCGGGCGCAGACAGTGCTAAGTTATGCAACGTCTATGACTTTTATCACGAAAATCGAATCAAGAAAAACGGCAAGATGTCCGTCACAATTGGCGATTGCGCGAACTCCACGTTTTGGGCGTTTCTGACTGGTATGCGTTTAGAGCTGCAAGATCCACAAACGCTGGTCGGGCAGTGGTCGCTTCGTTTCAACATCGTGCCGAAAAATTAACATGATCAATCACGGCCGAACACTACTGTTAAACATCTGGGCGCAAAGCGCGCAGAAACAACAGGCAGGATATGAGTACATTCCGCCCACGTTTCGGCCGCTGGTGCTGCCGACCGTACTGAGCACGGTGCGCCGCGTATTGTTTGGCAGCAGCCCAGATCAGCGGTTTTTGAATCTGCGCGCACGAGAACTACTTAGCTATATTCATCAAACTCCCGCGGTCGAATATTTGTATAAACTCGACAACCGCGTGACGTATTGGCCAGAGCCTGCAGAAAACGAGTTTAAATATCAGCCGTCGTTACGCGTCACGCAAATGGCCGGCGCGCCGAGAAATGTCGCAATTGGCGGTGAGTTTATCGCCAGCAACAGCACAGGTCGCGCAAACCGCCAGTACACAATGGGTTTGTATCCAGCGCCGCCCGAACCGCTGGGGGCCGAAAAAGACGAGTTTTTAACGCTCGAAAACAACCGAGGTGTGCTGCTCAAAGAACTTGATCCAGACGCTGAGGTGTTTTTAACGACGCAAACAGTGTACGACCCCGCGCCCCGTACACGAGAACGATCGGCGGGCGAGCTGCCCGTCATTACCCTCCCGGAAACAGATATCAAATTAAGGCTAGAGCGGTTGACGACAGATCCAACAACATTCAATGGTCGTTGGTACATCGCTTTAAACGCCAACCCGGCGCCCGCAATCACAACGCTGTTTCCGACACTGGAGCTGATCGGCGAGCCTGTGTTTATTGAGCTGTTTGGACTTGACGACGCGCAACCATATGCGACATTCAAAAATCTGTGGTTTGATCACCCGCTTCCGGCATACCGACTTGCCGGGTTAGTGTTGGCGTTTATTTACCGTATGGAAAGCGTAAGAAGGCATACAAATGGCTAAGGCTCCGTACGTCTACTCGAAGTTTGAAATCACGGCAAAGATTAAAGACACCGTGTTTAATGACGTCGTAGCTATTTCGGCGACGTTCGGGTTGAACAGTATTCCAACCGCATCCCTTACCGTGGCTGTCGGATACGACGCAGCATCGGGTCAGACGCGTGAAGCGACGATCCATAAGCTGCGTAAACAAATCAAACCGCGCGATCCTGTGACTGTCTGGCTCAGAATTATTCCTGAAGCCGGGCAGAAAGACAAAATGGAGAACGGCGGATTTGTGATATTTGAAGGCATGCTTGCCGGCATCGGGTATCAACGCTCGCATAACAGCGCTAACTACGTGCTGCAACTCATCCACTGGCTCGACGATTTAAACAACTCGTCGGCGCTCAACGGCAAGTGGTTTCAAAACGCGCCGTTTCTTATGGCCACAAACGCAGCATTTGTGGCGCTGCAGACAGAAGGTAACGCAAGCTCCAGCGTCCCCGTTATTGACGCCAACGGAGATCTTATCCGTAAAGACAAGATTGCGCGTGATTTGTGGGGCGAAGTTATCAAGCCAATCTTCAACAAAATGGCTGAGTATAAGTTACCGCAGTCGCGTCCGAACGCGGCCGCCATAAAAGCGTTAAAGAGAATACCTGTTGCTCCGGGTAATGCCAAGCTTGCTTTAAATCTTGATGGCTTAAACGGCAACAACATCGAACAATCTGTGAGAACGGCGCTCACAAAGGACGCGCTAGAGTCGTTCGCCTACACATCGTTCTGGGGGAAGCTTGTAGGCGAGTATGCGTCGCAGTTTTTCTTTGCCGTGTCGCCGGCAATCGAACACGCCTACGTCGTTCCTTTTTTTGGCGGACTCAAACATGACGGCAATAAAAAATACGTCATCAAAGGTGACGAGTACAGCTACGCCAACTTTAACGCGCCTATGAGTCAACTTATCGACAGCGTGGTCGTATTTTGGCCCCAACAAATGGATCCGATGTTATCAACCGGCGGACAAGTTCATATGGCTGACGTATACACTCAACCCGCGGGTCAGTACCCGTTTAAACCCGGAGAAGAGCGCCCCGGATTAAAGCTATTTAAAGACTTACCCTCGTGGTTGACAAACATGTCGCCGTGGCCGATTTTTACGGGCGCAACAACTGGCATAAAAGGGAAGCGACCCGGCGATTGTATCGCGCCAGCCACCGGCGAAGGTGAGCCGCCGCCAGAGTGGTTATTACCGGCTGACGTCGCAAACGGAATGGCGGACGGCGTGAGTAAACGTTTCGCAGAACACTTTTACAAAACCGAGTTTTTGAGCCAACGTTACGGAGAACTATCGGGCAAATTGCGGTTTGATATTGCTCCGGGCAGTATTGTTAGAATTGAGCTACCAAACTCAGAAATTCAATCCGACGGCGCGATGATCGCAGCCGTGACGCAGGTTTCATACGCAATCAACGCTGAACGCGCGCTAGCAGGAACGTCGTTTGCGCTGTCATACATTCGCACAGAAGAAGAAGACGAAGACACGAAACTTATTTCACAAACGTACGCGCCGTTGTACCAGAACAGTATTAAATGGCCCGGCGGTCCGCTCAAGAAGGCATAATCATGGCTGATAACAAAACCAGTATGCCAGCGGGCATGCCGTCTATTCTGGGCGACGTACCGGCGCCTTTCTCGGCCCGTAGGCCGACCGGCGTCAGTACCGACTTTGATAACGCGTATGCTCAGTGGCAGCACACTAAAACGCCGGAAACAAATACAGCGCTGTTAGGAACACTTCAGCCGGTTATCGACACGGCCGTGATGAGCTACGCCGGACAAAACGCCAGCCCGACAATTAAATCTAAGGCGCGGCTTATGGCACTCAAGGCGCTGGATAGCTACGATCCGCAACGTGGCAATGTGCGCACACACCTGCTGTCACAGCTGCAGAGTTTGCGCCGCATGTCTGCACAGGCGCAAAACATCATTTCGATTCCTGAGCAAGTCGGGCTTGATTACGGCCGGCTAACAGAGAGCGAATCGGAGCTATACGACCAGCTAGGTCGCGACCCTACCGACGACGAACTGGCCGATCACACCGGTTTGTCAAAACGCCGCATTCAAAAAATACGCGCGTTTAACCAGCCAGTGTCAGAGGGTATGACGACGCGCGAAGTCACCGACGAAGAAAGCTATGGCGGCGATGTCGCCAGCACGATTCCAAACAGTAACCGATCAGCCGACGCTTGGTTTAACTTTGTTTACGAAGATCTCGGCCCGGTCGACAAGTTAATTGCGGATATGACGCTCGGGCGGAATGGGCGAAGAAAAACAAGCACGCAAGAAATTGCGCGACGATTAAACATAACGCCCGGCGCGGTAAGCCAGCGCGCGGCCAAGATTCAGGCAATGCTCGACAAACAATATACTCAGGGCAATTTCTAAGGAGCGGTCATGGCAGAAGAAAAACCCGGCCTCGGCGCAAAAAAGGGGCAGGTCGACGGAAAGTTTCAAGCCCGTATCGACCAGCTGGAAGAACGCGCCAAGAAAATGGCTGAAGTCTTCAAAAACTACATGACGGATTGGCGTCCTTGGCACACACCAGACGAGATCAAAACAAAAGAACTGCTTGACGTTCCCGGCATGAGTTTTCCGAGCTGGGACCGCAACAACATTAATCAGATTTACTCGGACTCTGTGCTTGCCGGACCAGAGAAGCAGGGCGGCACAACTGGCGATTTAATAGCGATGAAATGGCAAGCAGACTTTATGGCCGTAGAAGAGCGCGCGTGGCGGACGCGACATGCAAGCTACGCGCGGTGTATGTCGTTCATGCACGGACGCCTAAACGGGCACGGTAAGGCGAAAGTCAGCGTGTTTTCGTTCTTCAAAGACAACGTACAGACGCATATCGATGCCGGGGCGGCCGGAGGTTAACAATGAGTTTAGCTGACTTTGCAAACCGCAAATATGACTATCTCGCGCTACAGAACGTCAACACTGCGCGCGACAACAAACTCGGTCTCGTTTTATATGACGAAGACAACAGTGGGCTTATTTGTGTCGGCATTCAAAAACTAGCGCAACGCTGGGCGCTAGAGTTTTTGACAGAGATCGGCTCAATGCCCGGGCTACCAAACCGCGGCACCGACTTCATGACGCTGGTCCGGCAAGGACAAATGCGCAACCAGCTCGATGTTACCCAGAATTTTTACGCCGCGAATCTACGATTACGCGTCACACTGCAAAACGAAGAATACGAAGGAATGCCGGACGACGAGCGGTTTGATGACGCAGAATTATTATCTGTTGCAATCCTGCCGGGATATTTAAACATGCGTGTTATGATTACAAGCATCGCCGGCGACGAGCGGGTTGTGATTTTACCGGTAGCCACGCTGCCACAGGTGTAATATGCCGATTGAAATAACTAGTTTAACGCAGCTTAGCCCGACTAAGGTGCAAGAAATGGTTGCGACGTTGTCGCAGCTTATGGCGGAGCGCCACCCAGAGGTTGAGCTAACACGCGGCGTATTCCACGACCTTGTGCTGTATTTTGACGGTTTGTTAAACGCCGCTATTCAAGAAAATATCGCACGCGTCCAGCAAAGCAACAGCTTATTAAAAATCACACAAGACCCGACGCTCGCCGACCCAGAGATTGTCGATCAAGTGTTGTCCAATTTTAATGTGTCACGCGACAACGGCACGCCCGCGGTCGGATCAATTACGTTAATTTTCAATTCGGACGTGCGCACTGAGATTCCTGACAATGTGCGATTTACGGCCGAAGACGCCGAAACTATTTTTGTGCCGACCGGGTCTTTTCTTGTATTGCCTACAACAACTACTGACGTACTGACCGACGCGAATCAACGCAAAATGATCCCTGTCGGTGACGGCACTTTTGCGGCCACGATTAACGTCGTAGCGCTTTCGATTGGCGCAGCGGGTAACATCAAGCGCGGCGTCAATATGATTCCTGACAATCTTTTAAATAATGTGGCAGCTGCTTTTGCCGCTACAGATTTTATCGACGGCCGAGACCCGGCCACCAACGAAGAGTATTTAGCGCGGCTGGTAACAGGGTTAGCGGCTAAGACTGTTGGAAGCCGCGCCAGTTATGTTGCCGCTGTCATGGCGCAACCAGTCTTTAAAAACACGAAGCACTTGTCTGTACTAGGGTGCGGCGACGCCGAACAGCAGCGCGATCAGCACTCTCTGTTTCCAATCTCCAGTGGTGGAAAAGTTGACATTTACGCACAGACTAACACGTACGCACAAGAAATTGAGCATTTGCTAGAGGCAACGTACGTTGGTCCGTACACACCGCCGACAAACCAGACCGGGAACTGCGACGAACAGACGCTGGTAGGCGGTACACCCACTGGCACGGTATGGCAAGTGTCAATTGGTCGAAACACGGCACCCGGATTTTATGAGGTTACACGAGTTGTAGATCCGGCGCTAGCCGGCGCGCCGCAAGCAAATTACTCTGTGCTGCAAGATACACGAACAGCTGATTTTTTAGAGCTGGACTTCGTGCCCGATGTGCTGTATCTCCACGAAAGCGCGTATACACGATATCAGGCGGCGATTATTCGTTTTGTGAACACCGACATTCAGCCCGCGGCTGCGTTAATTCCAAACCAGACAAAAAAATGGTACGCCGTCACCACAACGGGCATGCCTCTGATCGGCGAGCTGCAAGATTATTTTGCCGGACGCGACACTCGCCCGCGCGCCACCGACGTGCTTATAAAAGCCGCCGTACCGTGTTTCACAAAAATTTCGTTTGAGATCCGTAAAAGCCCCGCCGCCGCTACGCCCGATATTGAAGCCATTCAAAAGAGCGTCAGCGCTGCCGTTGCTGGCGTCGGTTTCTCCGGCCAGCTGCATGCGTCGGTTATCAGTAACGCGGCGCACAAACACCTGTCGAGCCAGCAAGCGCTTGGCGGTATTGATATGTTTGGCCGCATTAGGCGCCCTGACGGCAGCATCACATATGTACGTGACAACACAATTTTGAAACTACCAACGGACGCAGCACGCTTAGTCACCGGCCGAACGACTGTGTTTTTAACGGGGCCTCAAGACGTGTCGGTGTCTGTTGTCTCTGCTGGCTGGGCTAACTGACCATGAACAAACCAGAATTCGTGTACCCGGGGTCTGATTTCGACCGCAGTCGAAACCTGATTGCGGCGTTGGGTAGTTTCTGGGCGCGTACATACACTGGCGTAGATCAGGTGCACTCGTACACAATTGCAACCGCGCAGATTGTAAATCAAACGTATCAAAACCTCATTGAAACTATTGAGGCGTTAAGTCGCTTTGACGTGCCGTTGCTACACACTGAAACGCTGACACCGGTTGTGTTAAAGAAATCCGAGCGGAATACAGCGCGCACGACGATTACGCAGTTTGATCGCAACTTGGCGGCGTTTGATTCTGGCCTGCGGTTTGACGTGCCGCCAACGACAACTTTTTTCTCGTTTCCGCTGCCAGCCGATTTGACCGACGTTATGCAGTTGTTTAACCGTATTACGTATCCCACGGGCGTACTGATCAAAAACGCGGATTTCCTGATCGACACAACGCGCGGCGCAATTGTTTTCGCTAAAGATCCATTTGAAAACCCAGTGTTCACAAAACGACCGGCACCCGACAACGCCGACGACGAAGAGATGACGCTGTGGGGGTTCTGCGGGCAGTTTGATTACAACACAGTGTTCAATCAGTTTGCTTACGCGGTCGGAATAAAGCTACGCACAAGTCAGGCATACAAAGATCTAACGAACGCTATTATTTCTGGTCTCGTTGAGGGTGGGGCTACCGCTGCAATGCTTGATGCTGCTATTGCGGCTATCTGTGGCGTACCGGTTAGCATTGGGCCGGTAGAAACTGTCGAGCTTGTTGACGACGACGCCCGCGGCCTGCTTGTCGTGACAGACAAAGCGGTTTACCGTTTTGCAGAAAACGCGGTTCCGCGCGTGGAGGTGGGTCAAACAATCCACGCCGGCACGCCGTTAGTCCACGGCATAGATGTATACGAATTCTTTGTTGGCAACACATACGCGCGCGAAACGCAGGGCGAAGTTATCTGCTGTCCGCCGCTAAACAATATTTTGACCAGCAACGCGTGGGAACCGCTAGCGACCGAAACAGAAGACGAATTACTGCTCGATCCAAACGCAGATGATTGCCGACCCGCTCGTCGTACTATTGTGGCGTTAGCGCTTGACAGCGGGTTTCTCGCGTCGTGCTTTTATGGCGATCTTGTCTTTGAAAATCAAAATGTACCGCTCGAAGTAAACACTGCGCACGACACCGGTTACACGTATGTAAAATTTCGCGTAGGTGGTTACCCGGCAGACGTGCAGCGGTTTTTTGACGAGATTCACGAACGCGGCGTGCAGGCAGCGGAGTTTCGCAAAGCGCAGCCGGAATGCGCCCCGCGGCTCAAAATCGGCACGTTGGCGCAGTTACTCGATAAACGCGTTAACGCCGCCACAGAACCTACCGCCGCCCATTTACCGAAGACAATTAACCCGTTGCGTTTTCTCGTTGAAAATGTACTGCGAAACAACGTATTTGTAGTCAGAATTTCGGTAAGCGCGCTAGGGCTAAATCATCTGGGACTGTACAATATTAGGCATCTACGCCAGTTATTACCACCGCAAACGGCAATGATTGTTATTTTCGAGCTGGCGGCCGATAAAGATAAGATAACGCCAGCGGACGCCGTTTTTGAGGCCGTAACGCGCTTTACAGGAATGAACCCAGCAAACGACGACGTACCGGTGTCTTTGGTGCATGATTTGGGCGCCACCGCCAGACTCGTGTCCGGTACCTGCCAATAAGGACAACACATGGCTGCTGATAACATTACCCCCGCTTTTGGCGTACGCGGCCACGTTTCAGTTTGGCGCGTTGACGAAAAAACCGGCCTCAAGCTGCCGTTGTTTTCGCAGTCAAATCAAATTCAATATGGCTGGGGATTTATCGCGGCCAAACAACTTGGCTATCGGCGGCAGCCGGACCGGCTCGATTACCACATTTCGGCAATGTACATCGAGTACGAAAATCTCGACCCATCGTTAGAAATTTCTACGCCGAGTTTTGGTCGTAACGTCGATATCACGTACTACAACTCGTTGATAGATTCCGCCACGCGCAATTTTATCCGCGTACCGTTGAGCATTGAGCCGGCGCTTAGTGTTTCAACGGGTTATGAAGCAAATTTGCCGGTCAATCAATCCGGCAACCAGTTGACGTTTTTCGCGCAAACTTCGGAAGCGCGCGTTGTGTATACCGGCGAAGAAAAACAATTCAATAGCTCCAACAACAGTCGTGTATATGCTGCCGCGCTTGTTGCTGCCCCGGCACTCAACGATCGCTCGAAAGACGTGATATTTGCGCGTACTGTATTCGACAGTTCGCATCAGGTGACCAAGGAAGCGTCATCTCAAATCGGCATCACGTGGGATGTCGCGTTCCTGTAATCAACTAACTGCCGGAGGACAAGGATGTCCGGTAACTGGCTGCACAACATTAAACACGTCAATCCCGGCGAGCCTGTACAGGCTGGTGTCGTTTCACGCCCAGACCGCACGCTTGAAGACCGCACAGATTACTTAAAAGACCGGCTCGATGCCGCCGACGCAGGTCGTGTTCTCGTTGATAGCGACGCAACTATTTGCAGTTCAGTTTTGCCGGGACAACCGGTGTACTGGAATTGGGTTGAAAAGCGCTACGAACCGGCGCTCGCGTCCGTTGCTGCAGATCCAGAGACGCAAGCATTGCTGGTGCAGCCGTCGTCGGATTGCGTAGGTATCTGCCTGCGCAAGCGTTCTGAAACGCTCGGCGACATCGTGCTGCGCGGCATTGTTGAAATTCCCGATCTTGCCAACGCGGTAGACGGGCCGATTACGCCGGGGCGCTATTACCTGTCAGCAAGCGACGCCGGCAAACTAGTAAAACAAAAGCCGCCGGTAACTGTGACAGTCTGCCACGTGCAGGGGCCGAAAGATAGCTGCACAGCAGTTCCGCGCGTCGTAGTTATGCCGCACCTGCGCGACTTTATCGACGAGCACACGCACTATCGATTTGATCTGGTAACGCTGCTTGCCGCAACGCAAAACGATCCCGGTTGGCTGCCGGCCAACAATAGCGTGTTTGCAGGCAAGGCTCCCGCGGGAGCCGTGTTTGGTTACAACTTAAGTCAGCACTCGGCGCTCTCTAATGTGTGGCCGCCGCTACCTATTCAGTCGGTAGCGATGCTCTGGGACAAGGGTGTAAATCACGTCGGCGCCACAGAAATACCGCTGGGGCCGACGGGGCTTGCAATCTGTGACACCAATGGAATTTGGTGGATGAGCGATTGCGGCGGCGACGTTCCGTTTACAACGCCGACAGAACATCCCAACGAAACCGACGAATGTCCGCGATACGAAAAAATGCGCGTATCGGTAGTGTACCTGCGCATGCTCGTCGGCAACGACAGAAGTCTGGTGACCAGCCTTGTAAAAGATGTCGACGGCACAACAACGGAAACGCAGCCGACACCGACTGCCACAAACGTCACCAGCCCAATCGCAATTACAAACTGCGCCGACGATCCCGCATCTACCGGCGACCTACAGTTAAATCTAGATCTGCAGATTGCCGCCGCAGAGGTTACTGGCGGACAAGCATTGAAAGGCGTCATTAATCGTCACCAGCTGCGCCGCGGCTGGGTGACAGAAGGCGCGTTCACCTTATCAAATCAAATCGCAATAACCGGGTCGCGCAGCAATCCACGTACGCTGACAACAGAAGAAAAACAACAATTCAATTTAACTACAGCAAACCCGATCACGCTGCATCAGGGTATTCTCAAAATCGATTACACCGATCAATTGGTGGAGCGCGAAATTTCGCCGCAAATCATTCGGCTAAGCGATACGATTGAGCGGCTATACATGGATATTCCGTATCTTGGTTTCCCCGGCAATCAGGCGTCGCTGCTTCGTCTGCGTTTTAACGTGCCGGGCAGCAACCTCGGCGATAACCTGAAAATGAAAATCCGCGTGCAACTGTTTGGCCGCGACGGAACTCAGCTGCAACGAAAAGTTATGCCGTCGTTGTATATGACGCGCCGAACATTACCGTTGCCGGGAACAGGCGCTGACGGTATCGCGCTGGCGACGACAGACGCGCCACTTATTTTTGATTCTTCCGCAAACCTCTATATTGACCACGTAATTCAACGCGACAGCGATGAGTTTTCTGTGGACGAAGGCGACACTGTGCTCGTCACCATAGGGCGTACGGAAGACAACGTTTACGGAGAAATCGGCGTACTGCGCGTCACCGGAATCGTCTATAGCGACACATAAAGGTGAGCCGCCATGCCGATTGGAAACTGGAACCTACAGTGGCTCAACCACAACTCACAGCGGTCTTACCCGCTTACCGAGCGCGCCACAAAAACAGATACAACCGGAACAATCCGGTTGCCCGATAGTTTTATCGTTGCGCTGTATCTACCCATCCATTCGGGGCTGGCTTTTGCGCCCAACAAATTTTTCATCAAAAATCTGCTCATTGCCCCGACAGGTTTTAATATCACAGTCGGCTACGATGACAACGGAACAGAAGTTGACGTCGCTGTAGCGAATATTATTCGCAGTAACTATCAACCCAACCGATCATACGCGTTGGGCGGTGTCGACAATTTTGATGACTGTGTCGGGCGCGTCGTTCTCGGCGCGCTCGACGAAATCGATCAGCTGCCGCCCGGACAATACGAATTTTCTTTTGCCGCCGGCGAACTCGAACCGGACGCGATTCGCCCGATGTTGCGCGCGGTAACCCGGCTGCGCGTATCCAACAACGGCGAACTTAGCGCGCCCATATACGGCGACGTGACGCTCGTGGCCGGAAATAATGTTCGAATCACGGCAGTAGCGTTTGCCACTGAAACAGAAATTATTTTTGACGCAATTTCCGGCACCAACCTAAACGAAGAATGCTACTGCGAAACACCTGAAATTGGTTCGTGCATCCGGTGCATTAACGGCGTATGCAGCACAGACGGTAACTTCATAATTGCGCCTGATGACTGTATTCAAATTACGCCCATGAGCAACGGGCTGAAATTTGCAGACACGTGCGCGCAACCGTGCTGCGGGTGCACCGAGCTAGACGCCATTGTTAATCAAATCAACAGATTTGGCGACGGCGTTACAACGTTGCAAAACTTTATTACGCGACTCGGATCTGAGGTCACGCAAATGAGTCTGGTCGTCTTGGGCAGCCAGCTCGGCGACTCCGGCTGCTCAACGTTGTAATCCGCGCCGCGTAATAATTTTGCGGATTATGCAAGCACGCGCAGTATGAATGCAATTTATTTTACGGCAAAACCATGAGCGCGTTTACGCATCAATATACGAATGAATATCTCGCCGGTAATGCCGCGGTGCCGGCGTTAGAGCAAGAAATACTCGCACGCGAGCAACAAAACGCATTACGCGCGGAAGAAATTGCGCAGTTAAACGACGAGTTGCTCGCGCTAACAAACAGGCTTGCGGCGCTGGAAGTCGGTGCACCGCTTCTTTACGCTTTTGAACGATACTGCAAGCAATTGCGCCGTTTTGTGGTCATCAAGACTATTCGGCAACTTGAATACGATTTCGCTATAGCCGAAAAAGAAATAAGCGAAAAAGCAATAGAAGCATTAAATATTCGGTTAACGCTTATCGACATTTTTATTGCAGCGCTGTTAGTGCAACTACAAGCCCTGCTCGATAGCGTCACGAGTATGCAAGAACAAGGGGACTCGCCGCCGCAATGGTTGCTTGATGCAATACAGGCCCAATATGCAAAAATAGCTGCTGCACAAAATGAGCGCGGTTACATAATAAACGATATCAATACGCATACCGCGTTGTTACCTATACGCATAGCCGCGATTGTTGCAGCTGAACTTGCGCTAAAAACCGCAATCAACGCGTACAACCAGTTTGCATTTGACGCTCGCAGCCGCCGCGGGGTCGGCGTTGTGCAACCGCAGAGCGGTGTTGATTACCCGCTGGTAAATCCGTCAGATGACATCAGTTATTTAATCGCCGATTTTCATTTAAGCTATGACGACAAAGGCGAGTACGACAACAGCGTAAAAAAAGCCAAACACCCATTGCGCATAAAATACTTGTACGGTTTTGGTTGCAACGAAAACACACCAGACGCAAATTTTCCTACGCCAGCGCATCAAGCTGATATCGTCGTGGTGGACGCAGACAACTGCGTAATTGTGGACACGACTGCCGCAGAAAATGAGACGTCATGCGCGATTTTTGATTCGGACACAATTTATACAGCGGTTGAGTGGCGCATGAAAAACGCTACATGTCGATTAATCGCGCACAAGAAGTGGCCGGACGCAGACAACGGGTTCATTGATGACGACACAGAAAAAACTTACGATTTGTATCTGACGCCGTTGAACGCCAAAATTGACGAGCGCGCTGTGTACAAGATGCCGCGGCGGCTATTGTCTATGCGCGTTCGCAACGGGCAGACAACATCGCCGCGGTACGCTGGCGCGTTTAAGTTTGAAAACGGGTACAACACCGAAATCGTCGCCGCGCCGGCAGAAACAAAAAATTTCCGAAACATCACCCGCGTAAATTTTAGCGCAGTAGCCGGCACAGGACTTGGCCGCTACGGCGCCTGCCCAGAAGGCGCAGCCGTCCCGATTACAAAAATCAACGGCGTCGCGGGAACAAACGGAGATTTTAGATTCGGCGCGACGGATTGTTTATGGGTTAGGCGGCCTGTTACTGTCGGGCTAGCCGCGCCGCACCCGGTTAACCCGTCAACAACGGCGCAACAACAAATTGGCGCCGACTGTGTCCCGTGTTGCGGCTGCGACGACTACGCCAACACGGCAAAATACATGAACGAAACAAGTTACAGGTACAAACTCATCGGCCAGCGCGCCGAGAAGGTGCGAACCGAGCATGAAAACAACATCGCGCGCTGGCTTGATCAGCGTGCGTGCAGCATTCAACGCCCGCTACGTTTAATCATGGTACCGCAGCGGTGTCCTTATTTGGACATCGTCATGATGCTGTGTAACCCATGTGACAAATGCGTTGAACCCACACGGTTAACACTAAACCTGTCAGTGAGCGGCGATCTGGTGCTGTCAGATCCAGAGACGCAAACATCTGTCGCGGTTAGGCCGGAACTGGAATGCGGCTACACGACTATGTATGCGCCGGGAATACGCGGTAACGCAGTCGGTATTTCAGTGGCTGGCGGCGGTTTTCAATACTCGGCCGCGTTGCCGCAACTAAAACCCGGCGACTCCGCGTACGTACAGTTTCGTGTTAAATTCAACCAGTATGACCCGAATAATCCAGAAGCCGAAAGTACGCGCGCACGCGGGCCATACGTGATCACCGGTACGCTGACCGGCACATATTTAAGCACAGCGCAACCGATCTTAACAAACTGCGGAAATAACCTAGATGACGGTTTGCCGCCGCTACCAGCAATTGCCGAAGTCACGCAAACATTGCACTGCAACGCTGAAGGTAAAACAGAGGCGCCGTGTTAAATCATGTCTATCCGCAATCAAAACTGGTACAACCTGCAATCGACACGGCGATATCCGCTCGATGATATTTCTACGGGCGTGGACGACCGCGGCGAGTTTATTCGTGAAGATATCATTGTCGACTGCCACATTCGTTTCCCGGCGTCTCTTGGCACATATCTCTACGTACAGGGCCTCACTGTATCGGCCGGTATTGTCACGGTGTTGTTTGGCGCCGTTGACAATGTAGATGACAGCGGCCAGACGGTGTGCGCGGTGTCAGTGCCGCAACCGGCGGCGCCGTACGTTAACTACGCCATCACGCCAATCGCTGGTGCAGTATCTGGGTGGGTTGTATTCGGGCCCGGCGTCGACACGCCATTTGTGGGGCGCTACAGTACCGCGCGTCAAACATTAGTACAGCCGAGAAACGCACGCCCATATCGGCCGTTACCTATACCCACCATTGGCAAAATCAATTTGGGTACATCTTTGCAGGGCGTCGTGAATGTAATTGGTACGTCGCCGGTCATAGCGAAGTACGAAACAATTCAGTACGACTCAGTAGAGTACCCCGCCGTTGTATTCAGGTTGGATAGTTCTCTTGTCACGGGCGACTATAACCCGCTGGCAACGTTTCTTGGGCCGTGTGCGCAGCGCCCAGAAAGCGGGACGTGCCCGAAGACACCGATTGAAACAATCAATGGCGTCGCCCCCGATTGTGACGGGAACATTGATATTGTTTTTGATGGGTTTAACGCCATCAACTTTGCAAACTGCGGCGGCGCGGACATCGTGACTGACACCGGGTTGAGCGCCGTATGCGACGCCAATAAACCAAAACAGCCGCAAGAGTTTCAAGATCTGTGCTGCGAGCCTACGGGCGAAAACATCACCGTATACGCAAACCGTGCTTCCTTCCCGCCGGCCGGCGAACTCAATCGGCTGTATTTAGCTTTTGATACAAACAACGTGTACCGCTGGGATGGTTCAAACTACGCCGAAACAGACATTGTCATTGATGAATACTGTTGGCCAGATCCGACCGAAGCGATTGATCTCGTTGTAGACGAAACACTTGATACGCCAGATTACGCCTGCATGCCAACGCCGTTATGTATTGATTTTGCGTCATGTCAGCCAAGCGCGTATTTTGTTACCAAAAACGGCATCTTTTCGTCGCAGGAAACGCTCGCACCCCCGACCTGCGGAAATTGCGATCCCGGCGAGTTTGACTCAAATATAGGCGCGCTTCTTACGAATCACGGTACTTACCTGTCGACGGGTATCGGTGGAACCAATATCGCCGTACTCAAAAACTGTGCGACAGATTGGGCGCTTAACAAGTCGATCATGACCGAATTCAAATTAGGCACAAACGGCGCCGCACGAAACGGCGGTCTTGTGTTGAATTACGTGCAAACGCTTGAGCTGGGTCAAGTGGTCACGAGATACGTCGTCGTAATGCTCGATAGCACGCGCGGCAAAGTGCGCGTGTTGCGATACAACGGCAGCGTATTTGTTGACGAATTATCCGTGAACTACAACTCAAAAGTTAACACGTGGTACAGAATGTATGCCAGTCTTGCACTCAGCGGAAGCAGCCTTGTAGTGACATTCTCGGTAGCTGAGCTGAACGGCGAGCATCCGGTCAGCGGGACAACCAGCCTGAGCAACCCCGGCGAAGTAACAGGCTCGATTGGTTTGTTCACAAATCAAGCGTCGACGTTTTTTAACAAATTTGTGGTGCAATAATGTCTGGCGCACGTATCCTATTTCCAGAATTTCGCGACGAACAAGAAGCTTCGCGCTACCCGTTTGCCGATTCAGCCGGTCTTCAAAGCGAGACGGCGGCGGAGATACAGATTGCGCCGGATACGTTCATAGACGCGTCGTTTTTTATCATTGGTGGTTTTCAACGCGTGTACATATCGTCAATCGTTATTGCGCCACAGAGCGTGATTATCAACGTTGGCGACGAAGAACTAAGCGCGAGAGTTGCAGCGACCTACAACCCATTGAGTCCGCCGACAGACGGCGTGTTGCTTTTTGAAGATCAGTATGGTCGCCCCGCTGGCATGCTGCTGTCGACGCCAACGGCGTTAGCGCGCTTCTCTGGTTGGGGTACCGGTACTTACACGTTTGAAATAGATCAAACTGAATTTGTAAGTAGTGTCGTTATTCCAGCCAATGAGCCGGGCGTACGCGCAATTCGCCCGGAGACAAAGCAGTTTCTTACCGGCGACATATGGTTTGTTGGCGATCAAGGTGTAGTACTGCGACAAGAAGGGCCGCACGTCATTCGTATCGATATCGTCGGCGTTCCGTTATTTCGTCGCTTTCTCTGCGAACCGCAGCAGGGCGCCGATTTTCCGAACAAGCGATACTTAAAAACCATCAACGGGTGCGGGCCGGACGAGTTCGGCAATTTTACGTTCACCGCAACAAATCAAGCGGCGCCAGACGCCGTGTTGCGAATTTATCCTGACGGCGAGACAATTGTTGTCGATACTGTTGGTAGGAGCGTGATCTAATGCCACGTCCCGGATTTTACAACGATAACGAATATCGCGCGTATCCGTTTATCTACAACAAGCCCGCTACCCTACCAGCCTTGCCGACCAGCGCAATTCTTGACGCCGGTTTTATCATGGGGTTAGACGCGCACTACGAAGAAACTGCGCACACGGTGTGGTTGTCGGCAGTTAAAAAAACCGGCAGCTTGTTCGAGTTTGTGTTCAGCACAAATGCCAGTAACACAACGATATCGTTCACGCGGTCCGATTCCGGCGAGTGGGCGTTAGAACACAGCGAGTCGGCTGCAGATGTCGCAAACCCGTGCGCAGAAGAACCGATTTGGTCTGGGTTTTTAGTGACCGGGCCGTTAGAGAAATTAACAGCCACGTTCGCGAGCGCGGCTGTCAACGGTATTTGGACACTGCAACCGAACGATTATCAAGTCGAGCCAAGCCGCATTCAGAATTTAAACAAAACGTATTTGCGTTCGATCAGTGTCGGTAATTACGCGCGGGTTACGGTGCCGCCGTGCGACGCACCCAGCACAAACGATGCGCGCCCGATTCTGCTAAACGCGCGCTGCATGAAGGGCGACATTAGATTAAAAGACGGGTATAACTGTCTGATTACGCAAACAGACCGAGCAAACGAACTCGCTGTGACCGCGGCTAAGGGCGCTGGTGCCGGCGCGACAAGCGACGAGTTATGCCAAAATAATGGAGAATTACCGCTATACCCCAACGAGCCGTTGCCGCCCGACAGCAAATTCTACAGTGGCGGCCCCGCGTGCAACGAGATCATCTCAACGATCAACGGCGTCGGCGGAGCAAACGTAAACATAATCGGCGGCGCTGGCGTTAACATCCTGATCGACGACGGGACAATCACTGTACAAAAGAAACCAAACGCACAAGTTAACTGCACCTAACATGCTCGAAAATCTTTTCAAAAATTCGCAGTGCCCGATTGAGCCCACCCCGAAGGTGGATTTCGATTTTATTTCGTCAATCTGCGAAATTGAACCGCTACCGCCGCCGATCTACGGGTGCCAAGCGCCAATCATTCCGCGCGAGCCCCCGACAGAGGTCGGCACACGCTGTCCAGATTTTTCGACGCTGACATCTATCGGCGTCAACTTTGTCGACGAGGGCAACGACGGCTGTCCGCCGCCAAAAAACGAACTGACAATTACGCGACAAGATATTGATCCGTGCCGCTACGACGTCGCGCTTGATATCAATATCCCGATCCCGCGTACGCCGTGCCCGACAATTACGGCCGGTGAGTTTGGCCTTGAAGTTGGTTATCAAGACTGCATTACACCCAGAAGCGAAATTCGCGTCACGCCGATCATTACCCCGGGCGACTGCAATACGCCTGATCAGTGCGAATTTGTTATTGATTTGGACCTTCAAATCCCGGTACCCAAAACACCGTGCCCGCAAATTTTTATAGCCGATTTTGGTGTGTACTTAGGGTACGCAGATGACGTGTGCCTGCTAGGTAAGCAAAACAAATTTTCGATTAACCCTGTTATTACGCCGGGCAACTGCACTACAGATGACCCGTGCCAGTTTGAGGTCGAACTTGAAATCGCTATACCCATTCCGCGCACCCCGTGCCCATCAATCAATCTCATAAAATTTTCGGTCGACAGCGGTTTTTCTGATTCGCCCTGCCTAGACGATAAGCAAAACTTTTTTAGCATCACGCCGAACCACACACCCGGCAACACCGCCTGCAACACGCCGGATCAATGTCAATTTGACGTTGAGCTTGAGCTTTTGATTCCTATTCCGCGTACGCCGTGCCCGATTTTAAATCCGCCAACCCTCATTTTCAGGACAGGTTTTTCCGACTTTGCTTGCGTTAACGGAGCAAATCAAAACCGATTTGAAATCACAACAAATCACGTAGCCGGCGACTGCAATACACCCGAGCAGTGCGAATTTAATTTTGAACTTGAAATTAATGTACCGATCCCGCGTACCCCGTGCCCGACAATTAATCAACCCATACTGAGCATCACGACATCGTTTAATGATGGCGCTTGCTCTGTGGATCCGTCAAGGTTTGTCATTAGTCCAAACCACACACGCGGCGACTGCAACAACCCAGACCGCTGCGAATTTGACGTCGAACTTGAAATTAACATTCCAATTCCGCGGCCGTTTTGCCCAATAATTAACGCATCAAAGCTTGCAGTAAAAACCGGTTTTAGTGATTCGTCCTGTGCGGAAGGCGGCTCAACTTTTACGATCACTCCAAATCACACACTGGGAGACTGCAATAATCACGATCAATGCGCTTTCGACGTCGAGCTAGAAATTGTCGTCCCAATTCCGCGCACGCCGTGTCCGGTAATTAACCCGCCGACGTTAAACGTTATTACGGGTTTTAGTGACGCTACATGCACGCAACGCGGGTCAACGTTCACAATCACGCCCGACCCGCAAGAAGGTGACTGCAATACACCAAATCAATGCAACTTCGACGTCGAGCTAGAAATTATCGTCCCAATTCCGCGCCCGTTTTGTCCAATAATTAACACCACAAAATTTGAAGTTAATGTCAAATATGACGACCCAAATTGCGACACAAACAGCAGTTCAAAGTTTGAGATTGCGCCGAACCATATAGACGGAGATTGCAATACACCAGATCAGTGTCAATTTGACGTTGAGTTGACAATTGATGTGCCAATTCCGCAGCCGCCGTGTCCAAACATTAATGTCAAAACATTTGAAGTATCAACAGGTTTTAGTAATTCTGTTTGCGTACAAGGCAAAACAAATCGTTTTGAAATTACTCCAGACCCTCAAGAAGGTGACTGCAACACACCAAATCAATGCAATTTTGACGTCGAACTAGAAATTGTCGTACCGATCCCGCCGCCACCGTGCATTGAGATCACAAAAAAACTGTTTACAGTTAAAACAGGTTTTGCGGGCACAAGTTGCGCGACCGGGCAGTCGCGTTTTGAGATTACAAAAAATCCGACACCGGCGGCGGGCTGCGATCAACCAGAACGCTGCGATTTTGAAATTGAACTCGAAATCGTAGTGCCTATTCCTCGTCCGCGCTGCCCGATCATTTCACGTTTTTTAACCGTCAACAGTCATTATCAAGACGGCCCGGGTGGCCGGTTGAGTAACACGCTTAGCTTTTTCAACCTCTTCCCCGTCCCAACGCCGCCGACATGCGACGACCCCGGCACGTGCAACTTTTTGTTTGATATACACATTGATATTCCAACACCGCGGCCGCCGTGCACACAATTCAGAGTAAAAAATCTGCAGTCAGCCGTTGGGTACGACGTACAGCAACAAATCAAATTTGATATCCAAAAATGCGCCGAATACGACGAAAAACGCGGCACAAACGATCCGCCAGTATGTTGTTACGAAATTGATATTGAGCTGTTTATTCCGATTCCAAAACCACCATGCACGACTGTATCGCTCGTGGTGGACATGAACGTCTTGCCGCCGCAGGCCGATCCGTACGCGTTCGCCGCCGGCCCGGTGTTCAATTTTGATCCGGGCTATTTCTGCGACGTTGTATTGCCGCTGTATATCGGGATACCAAAACCGTGTATTCCGAAGATCCACGGCAGTGAGGGTATTGCGCTGACGGGCTGCGGCATCGAGCCGCGCGCTGAGATTCTGGTAGAGCAGCTTGATCTTTGTGAGTTCAAGCTGACGCCGTACATCTGGATACCAAAGTGCCCGCCGGCGCCGTGCCCAGAAATTAGAGTTAATGTTGATGTTGTAGAAACAGACGGCGACCCATACGGCACGGCGAGTGTGCTACCGACACCTATTGAAGGCTCGTCGCCTGATGAGCCGCCTACGTGTATTTACGACATTGAACTGGGTATCTATGTCCCAAAACCATGTGTACCAACATTTGAAGGCAGCCACATAGAAATGCGGCCGTACGGCGGCGGCACACCAGAAATTTTTGTCGACCTACTTGAAACCGATTGGTGTAAGTACAAAGTCGGCGGCTACGCGTATATTCCGACCGGTGTATCTGGCGGCACAGTAAACATTACACCAACCGGAATAGGCACAGGCACGATTGACTACAACTTAGAGAGCGGCGAATTAACGGTTAACATTAATTTAAACACAACAGCTTGTCCAAGCAGCAGCAGCGGCGGCGGTGGTGGCGGTAAGTGTGAACAGGGCCCGACGGGACCAGCCGGTAATCAAGGAGAAAAAGGCGATCAAGGAGAAAAAGGCGATAAAGGCAATAAAGGCGATAAAGGCGATAAAGGCGATCAAGGAGAAAAAGGCGATAAAGGCGATAAAGGCGATAAAGGCAATCAAGGTGTTCCCGGCCCCCGCGGCCCGCAAGGGTTTACGGGCATGGAGGGTATGCAGGGGCCGCAAGGACTTAAAGGCGAAAAGGGAGAAAAGGGCGAGAAGGGTGACACCGGCGCCATCGGTCCGCAGGGCGTTCCCGGTATTAGTATTATTGGACCGCAAGGCGAAACGGGGCCGACGGGTTGTACAGGCGATGCTGGCGCCGCCGGCGCGACAGGCGCTCGCGGCGCGACTGGCGCCACAGGTAGTCAGGGCCCAACAGGCCCAACAGGCCCTACAGGCCCCGCAGGAAATAGGGGCGCAACAGGCCCGCAAGGCCCAGCCGGTCGGGCCGGCTCCGCCGGGCCAAGAGGTAATACCGGCGCGCAAGGCGCAACAGGCCCGCAAGGCCCCGCCGGCTTGACGGGGCCCCGAGGTATAACCGGACCAAGCGGCGCGACTGGTGCCACAGGCCCTGCGGGTATAAACGGCACTAACGGCGCGCAAGGGCCCGCCGGCGCGACAGGCGTCCGCGGTTTAACTGGCTATACCGGCCCCAAAGGCGCGACAGGAGTCGCTGGCGCCACCGGGGCCACCGGCGCCAGAGGCCCGGCCGGGCCGCAAGGCCCGGCCGGCGGTAGACGCGGCCGCGACGGCCGCAACGGCACTGACGCTGTGGGTGTACGCATGCTCGGTGTCGCGTATGACTTTCCTTATAAATTTGGACATAGCGGTTCGAACCGCAACAACCCGAATAGCAATGCACGCGCGCCGTTTGTTCGCGGCAGTGTTGTATATCTATCGGCCCGCGGGGCCCAAAAAACCAACGAATTTTATGAGCAAATAAACGCAATAGAAGACCCGGAAGTAAAATTCATTGCAAGTGCGGCGTTTCGCAACGCGAAATATCCCGCGCAGGAAGGCGACGCGTACATTTATTTGCCGCTGTCCCCCGACGGCCTTTTTTGCAACACCAAAACAACTACAGAAGAATCTGGTTGGTTTTACATTGGCAATAATGCGCTGTACGACTGCGACACAGTAAAAGCTGTTATTGATGAAAACAGAGAATTTAGTGAAGAGTTTACGGCAGTTATTGCGCAAGTTCTTATTAACGGCGACATCAACAAAATTGGCGAGCTTGGCTGTCTAATTGAAAACCCGTTACCTGCTTATTCTGGTACTTATATCTGGACAGCCACGCCGTCAGATCAAACATTTTACCTAACGCCGCTATATTCGGTCGACGATTTGCCGACAAAAATAATAAATCAAGCTGGGGTTAGTCAGACACCTAGAGCGGGCGACGCGTGGTCAATCGAATTAAACGATGACCCGCTGGATCATCTAAACACGTTTACATATGTGTGGCGCGGCGCCGACGATGTTGTGCCCGGTTACTGGACTTATCTTGGTCGTATGCGCGGCGCGACCGGTCCACGCGGCGCGGTAGTTGTTTTAGATGGAACAGAAACAGTTGTTTATTTAGACGGCATTACCGGCGCAACCGGTATAACGGGACAAACTGGCCCGCAAGGTGCAACCGGCTGTACAGGCTTGCCCGGGCCGCAGGGCGCAACCGGCGTTACAGGTTTAACAGGCGAAAAGGGGCTGCGTGGTGTAACAGGGCCTGTCGGCCCGCGAGGTCCGCGCGGCGACACAGGACCGCAAGGTGCGACTGGGTCTCGGGGTCCGGCGGGCGCGAACGGCGCGACAGGCCCGTGCGGAAATGTAGGCGCTACTGGCGCAACAGGCCCGCAGGGCGCAACCGGCGCGATACCGACAAGCGGTATAATTACATTTACACCAGCGGCGTTCGGTAGCGGTACAATTACCGCAAACACAAATAACATCAACGGCAGTATCACAATTAACGTTGCCGAACTCGTTAAATCGTCCGCGTTTTTAAATGAATTTATTGCGCAGCTCGGGTCAAACACAAACCTCCAAAACGCGTTGCGCGCAATTTTAAATACATAACATGACAGACCAGTTAAATAACGACGACGACCAGATTGAGTTCGTGCCGTATGGCGGTTCGCCGCTGGCTAATACCAACGGCTGCGGCGTGTGTCCCGCGGGCCCGCAAGGGCCACAAGGAGATCCGGGACCAATCGGTCCGACGGGTCCGGCTGGCGCGCGCGGACCGCAAGGGCCGCAGGGAACCACGGGAAACAAAGGGGACAGAGGCGCAACCGGACTGACCGGGCCGACCGGGAGAATCGGCGTAACTGGCATGACAGGGGTCACCGGTACAACAGGCGCCACGGGAGCTACGGGCACGGCAGGTCCTACTGGGCGTATGGGCGCGACAGGTCCTACCGGACCTACGGGCGCGGCAGGTCCTACCGGCCCGCGAAGCCCCACAGGCCCCACAGGCCCTACAGGCCCGACAGGCCCCCGCGGGCTGCCGGGCACAAACGGCCCCGCCGGGACTACCGGCGTCACCGGAGCGACCGGAGCGACCGGCCCCCGCGGGCAGACTGGTCCGACGGGGGATCGCGGTCCACAGGGCGCGCAAGGCCCGCAGGGCTTAATTGGGCCGCAGGGTTTAATGGGGCCGCAGGGCGCTCGCGGACTGCAGGGCGCACAAGGCCCGCAAGGTGCGACGGGGTCTCGGGGTCCGGCGGGCGAACGCGGGTCCGCGGGGTCCACCGGCATTCAGGGCGCGACCGGTCCACGCGGCGTTACAGGCCCTGCCGGGCCGCAAGGTGTTACCGGGCCGAGCGGGGTGGGGCATACGGGCGCTACGGGACCGTGCGGCAACATGGGCGCCACAGGGCCGACAGGGCCGCACGGTGAACTAACGTTAGCTCAGCTAATTTCTGAGCTACAAACAAACGCGACATTACGCGCGGCCGTTAAAGCCGCCGCACAAGCATAGCGTCATTTGTACATACCGATTAGAATGCGACCATAACCCCGAGGACCACGTTATGACGCCGCGTATTACGCGCATGATTTCGATTAGCCGCGATAACATAATGCAGTTTGGGCGGCAGGATGCGTTCTTTACAGCCGTCCCCGGAATGCTGGCGTTAAAAGAAAAATTCGAGAGTTGCCACGCTGCTTACGATCAATCGGCAAAAGAACGTGGTTGTCGCTGCCGCGCGGATAACAACGTTTTAACGCCGTGCGTGACCGCGTTTATTGATATTTTAAACGCGTCAAAAGAAAGCGACCAAGAACTGATGCGACAATTTATTCAGTTCGTCGCTAAAACACCAAACAACGAAACGACGGGTGTTACAATATATTATGCGCCACCGGACGGCACGGCGCCGCAGAGGCACACCTACCCATGAGCTACGTAAGCCCGACGCGCTCGAAGCTGTTGTACGGTTCGAAACCGCAAGTGCGCGCAAACGGCGTAAAAGCAGCGGTAGTCAAAATTCGGTTACGCGACCACTGGAATCGACCCGTCGCCGGCCGCCAAGTAGAAATCGTGGCCGACGTGCCCACCGCTCAAATCACACAACCGGGCCCAACCGACGACGCGGGTCTAGCACTGGCGTACGTGCGATCAACCACGCCGGGCATTGTTAACGTTGCCGCCCGCGTTTTACCGGAGCAGGAATAACATGACAAACTGCCAACCCGATCCAATCGACGGTATTATCGAATTACCGGAAACGCTCGGGCTGAATTTTTACACGCCCAATATCGACCCGCCGCCTGCGCCCAATAACGGTCGCCGCGTCAAACTTTCGTGGCAAGTCAGCCGGTATAACTTTGACACGACTGACGGCATTCGTGTGCGCATTACCGCCAGTGACGCCGTAGACATGCCAACCAAGATCTTTGCGTACCAGATGCTGCCGCTCAAGCCGGGCGCAAACGAACAGGTGGGCGCATTTGATCACGTATGTTCCCCGACCGATCTAGAAGAGTATCCCGAAGACGACCCAATTCCGAATCATCGCCCGGCGTGGTTTCGACTGAACTATGTCGACGTGTTGCTACGGTCGCGCGCTGAAGTCAAAGCGTTTATCGAAGATGTCGTCGAAGACGTTCAACGACTCAAAGATACGCTCGATATTGCAGACACACTTTTGCCGGGCGGAGAAACATGGATCGGTCCGCCGCCTGTCCAAGCCCCGCCTCCGTGAGGTTGTTATGCGCGATATGGTAGTGCTCGAAGACAGCACAATAATATCTTTACTGAACGACCCCACGTACGCGGAGTCCATCCCTTGTTTTTACAACAAGCGCGATTTATTTCGGGCGAACGGTAACGGTTGCAGTGCGTGCGCGCAAAAACGACAAGAAAAACGCCGCAGCGCCATGGCTCAAATTAAATCGTGTCTTGCCGGTTTAAGTATGGAAAAAAAGACACAGCTCAAATCGCTGCTCGACGCCAAAAAGATCCGCGTTGTGTATATTAACGCGGGAGGCCAAGTTGTGCAGCTGACTTTCTAGCCGCACCTGCCACGCGTAGGCTGCGATCTTTCGCCGCCCTGCGGTCTGCCGAAAGGTTACGTGCCACGTAACCTCCGGGCTTCATGCTCTTAGGCAGCGCGGGGCGGCGATTGCATTTTCCATTTTCCAGAACACGACTAATCGCGCCGTAAGTCCTGTAATGACAGGCACTTTCGCTTTTCGCAAACTCCGAACGGCGACTAAATTTTTGCCAAAATCGCGGCATATTTATTGTCGCTGCTGTGTCGTATCAGCAGCTCTTCTTCACAGCGTTACAAGGGAGTTAACGCATGCTTCTTTCGCCCCCGGCGGAGCAAATCCGCCTTGCAGTCACTGCTCGATGCAAGAAGTCAGCGCCTGAGTTTCAGATTGTTCCTGATAGGGCGCATAAACTTTTCGAGAAGACTGCAGAGAAGTTTCGGGACCAGCTTGATGCGCTGCCGAACTTCTGGGAACGCGCTGCCTTTCTGAAGGAGCGCGTGCTTAAATTCACCAAGAAGAAACTGCGCGGAGATATGGCCCGGCTGTATCACGAATATACGACCGCGATGTTTCGGGGTGAGATGGCCTCCACGGATGATGTTGGGCCATTTTTTAAAGAGATCGATCCTAATATTGAGGCTATAGCCCAGTACCATGCGTACCTTGCTTGCAACTGCGGAGACTAATCCGCAGCGTGTTCTGACTGTGTAGTCGGGGCACATCTAGTTCGTCCTTGACGGCTGATGTGACTCCCCGGCTACGCAGTCAGAACTAACCCCTCACGATTTTTCTTAGCTATTGTGAATTATGGCGCGTAAAAGCAAAGCAAAACTTGACAAACAACCGCCAGCGCCAAAACCAGCCTTTGTCATGGCTGAACCGAATGATGACGCGGCGGCATTCGGTTGGACGCTGGGAAAGCTGCGATATCTGTCAGAGGACGCGGTTAACGGAGAACGCTGGCCCGGCCGCGGCGTTTTCGACGTCCCGTGCTCGTACGAAGTTAGACAGGTATACGGGCATATAATCGAATTTGTAAACCCGGCTTATCTTCAACTGCAACTCGACGGCAATGCCGATGTCCGCAAAGCCGCAGAGAAAGCGCGAGAAGAGGGCTACACAAAAGAAGCGATAGCCAAGTTTCGGAAAGTTATTATGCGCGTGTTTAACGAGCAGGTAATTCCCGACATGGTCAAACGGTTCGGCGACGTAGCCGGGCTCGTAGCGGAGTTCTATTGCGCCAGACTGGCGCACATCGACAAGTTTGGAGTAGAGGACTGAAATGTCAAAAACGCAAAAGAAGAGGCGCGCTCCGCGCGCCTCGGGTGGAAAGAAAACACAGCAAGCGGCCGCAAAAGCCCGCAACCCAACGTTAGCTCGACGACCAGCAACGTATCTGGAAGGTCATAGGCTTAAAAAATACACACCCTCCGCCTTACGCAACGGCATTAGCGGCTATCTCGTTATGTGGCGAAACCGGTATGGCTATGGCGACAAAATGATCGGTTTGTTTAAAAGCGAAAAAGCCGCCATAAATGCGGCAGAAACTATAAATCTTGACGCGCACCTCGACCTAGAAAAGCGCCTAGGCTTTCTTGTTGCGACAGAGCAGCAGACCTTTACTATCGTTCCGTTCAAACGCGGCAAGCCTGACAGAGCGATTAGCTTTATCGTCACCGCCACGCCCGCGCCTGATCAGAGCGACGCCAAGATAACAAAATCTCGGCGGTAGCCCGCGACAGGGCCGCGCTTGCCCATCATCAGCTCGTCGTCGGTCTTGCCCTCGCCGTCAACCGGGTACGGCCCGCTGGCGCTAGAAACGCCCGGGCGGTGCAGGCCGGCCTCAGCAGCCTTCTGCAGTACCATATTAGCGGTTGCAGCAGCCAGCAGTTCCTCGATACCATCGGCGCTGACGACGATCTCAGCACGACCCTGCGTGATATTAGAAAGGCCGTCAATAATGGACACAGACATAAGTACCTCCGAGAAAGAAGTAGACCTGACGCTCGACATGGTAGTGCAGGTCGTAAAAATAAGCAAGCTACAAATTCGCAACGTTTTTACGACTGTTTTAAAGCGTCAGTGGACGTACAGCCCGGGGATGGTTGTCGATACGGAGGCCGTGTTTTATTTGCTACTTGCCGACATGCTGGAAAACCTAAATTTCCTGTCGGGCGAACAGCGGCTGATGATCGGCGAACTGCTGCGCCAGACTCGACACGAGATGGACCTGCCCGTCGAAGATATCCAAGGTGACTGCTCCGCCACGCTCGCGTTCGCGGACGGCCGGCACGTCACGTGGACCGGCGCTATGGGCTGGATCTCGCTAGAGTCCGGCGAGCCATGCGATTTTCTGCCGCGCCGTCCGCTGGAGACGATCGCGTATAATCTAAGTGAGCTGTACCGCCGGGGCGTGCAGATCATCAAAAGCAGGGCTGGACTCAATGACAACCATAGCGCAAGAAGCGTGGAAAAGCAGGGAGACGTTTGCGAGCGTCCTACTGACACTGTTTCTGGATAAGTTCGGCGTGGAAGCGCTGGATTGGGATCCGGCAACAATCACCCTCGAAATCGAGGAAGAGTTTGACGTCGAACTGCCGCAGTTGTCGCTCGACAAGCTGCTGGTGGCGATCCAGATTCTCACGACCGACAAGTTCTTTAAGAGCCTGCCGGATTTTGTGACATTTTGCAACGTCATGGGCGGCGACACATACCGACCAGATATGTGGGACCCCGCAGACGCTGAAGAAGTGGCGTGGGGAATCACAGAGGCGCTGCTAATCAGTCCGCCCGAAGACGACGACCCTGAACCGTTTACAGATGAAGTTCGCGGTTATATCGGCGCTGTGCTTGACAGCGAGGGCATTATTAACGCGCCGGATATCCTGCGCATTGCACTGCGGGCTGCCCGGGTAAGCCCGAATATCGCAGATTTCTCAGATGACCCGACGATGTTTAACGCGGTCTACGATCTTGAAGCCGGAAAGACAGAAGACATCAACCAGTCGATTCGATTGAAGACGGATTTACTTATCAAACAACTGACCGCGCTGGACCTAAAAAACGGCAACACGGAGTATGTCGTAAAAATGCTACAAGGTTCGGCCACATCATGATGGTGACACGATGCTTGTACTCTCAAGGAAGAAAGAACAGGAAGTTGTAATTGGCGACGGAATCGTTGTGAAAGTTTTGGGAATCACAGGCGATCGAGTCAAGATTGGATTAACTGCGCCGCAAACAACAACGATAGTGCGCGGCGAGTTAATTGACGGAACTAAAAAGAAGGACAAAAAGCAATGGGCTGGAACGACAGAGTCCCAGACGAGCCACCCTACATCCCATACGAACGAGCCGAAGACAGAGATTCTTACGACAACTGGCAACTCTACCTCGAATACTGTCGAAGCGGGTTAGCCGAACAGTCGGGCGGCTTATCTTCTCAAAACATTGAGCCGGGCGAAGTGCCGGCGCGCGCAGTGCCGGCGCCGACCCGGTGGGGTGTGCGCGAATTGATAACAAAACTGAAGGAGTTAGTTTTCAAGTGAGCATCAAAATAGATCACGCCGGTCTGGCGCGAATAGCTGAATTTTTTCGTGCCTGCAACTACAGCATTCAAGAAGTCGTGGACTACTGCTGGTCGTGTTACGGCGACAACGCGGCGATTGTTGACGCAGTCTACGAAGCAAAACATCAGGGTATATTTGGTATCGTCGCCAGCGCGCAAATGATCATCGACCGGCGCACACACGAAGTATTTGAAATGTCGGTGTGCGACACGCGCGAGAAAAAAGAGGCGGCGTTTAAATGGCACAACCCCGCCTACAGTTTAGCCCACGACATCGAAGCCTCGCGGCGCGGTATCGAGCAAGTCGATCAAGCGTGGGACGACGTAAACTATAAGCGGACTACCGATAGGTTCGTACTGAGCCGTATACGGACGCTATTTAATCCGCCGGTAAAAAAGCGAAAGCCAAAAAAGAAAGCGTCAGCCGCCAGCCGCAAGCTCATGAAGCCGGGCAAGCGGAAGAAGGCTGTCAGTCGCCGACGCTGACTTCACGACCGGCGCCGCAGACTTTTCCTGCATCAACCGGTCAAGCATAGTGGCCATACCGCGGTCGAGCGTGGGCACAATCGCGGCCAGCTTCTCGCGGTCCATGTAGACGCCCCCGGCGCTTACCGCGTCCGCAAAGTCGTCACCCAGCCATTCGCGCACGTCGTCTACGGCTAGTTTCTCCAGATCGTCTAGCGCGTATACGTTACCCGTGGTGGTTTCGACATTGCTTTCCAAGAAGTCGCGCGCCACCTTTTCGGTGATCGCAAACAAGACTTCTTCCGGCCGCGGTAACCCGCCGGCGGCATACAGGCGATGGAGCTGCGTGCTCCGATCGAAGTTATCGACCGCGCTCGCCAACTTTAGCCGCATCTCAACCGTACGAGCCCTTTCCGGGTTCTGGTCAATAACCTCGGCTAACTTGGACAACTCACCAGCCAGCTGCGCGTGCTGACGGCGGGTGAGCCGTACGCGGTCTTTGATCATGTCGCTCGCTACCTTGGCGGCGCAGGCCCCGAGCCCAGCAGCCAACTCCAGCGAACCCTCAGCCCCCAAAACATCCGCGCTGTATTGCGCCGCCTTTTCGAGGATCTTTGTGGCGATTACATGTCGGTCGTCAAATACGAAATCGTCGCGGTGGGCCTTGAAATGCGCAGCCGCAAACTTAACTTCCTCGGCGTTACGCAGCGGCCAGTGACGCTCCTTTGAGCCGTCCTCGCCAACCCACACGACGGCAAACTCCGAGTCCGGCAGGGTATTGATATCTTGGGTGGCGCTGGCCGCGACCTTCTCTTCCATCTCGGCCACGGCCCCGCGAATACCAAAATACTCAGCCGCTTGGTGTATCCTAGTTTTAATAGCCGCCGCGTCGTTCGGCGAGAACTGCGCCTGCTTGTCCGCAAAGAAAAGCGCCGACAGCCATGTTGCAGGGGCGGTATGGCACGGATAAAGTTTATGGCGCTGGTCAGCGTATAAATGGCGTGGTAAATCCGCAGCCCCGTTAAGTCTGTCTTGCGCGGCATTCTTAACAAAATCAGGCTGCGGGTACAGGGTGGTGAGCCGGTGTGTTTCGCGGCCACTAACGTCATGTGCCTGATCGAGCGGGGTATTTGTCATGGGATTTCCTACCTGTTTAATTGGCCGCCAACACCACGCTGTTGCCCTGTCGGCGTTGGGCATCGCGCCGGACCAGTTGGTTTTCCCGGCCGTCGTCAGCTGTCCGCTATGTCAAAAAAATACGCTACACCTGTTCGACGACGCAAGCACAAACGGGATCTGGCTACATTGTAATTCGTGCTTGGCCCATGGAGATATCATAACGTTTAGCGCGGCATTATGGAATACAACCCCAGACGGCGCTATTGCCAGATTTATCGAATTAAACGCCATAAATCCGGCAGAAAAAGATAACGCCGCAAATGAGTACGCCCGGGCCATCGAACGCTTTGAAAAATTCGAGCAGTTTTGGTTCGACGTTGAGGCGCAAATCTGGGGGCATCACGACGATATTATCGCCTGCCGCCTTCGCGAGCTTGGCGTATATCCAGAAATCAACGCAGCTGGCTTTGTCGGAGTTGCGTATAAAGAACAGCTGGATTCACTGCAGCGGTTTGTTCGCCGACCGCTAATCAGCCCCCTGCGCGATAACAGCGCCAGCCTCGTGTTTCCGTATTACGATCTACCCGGCCGACTGACGGGTTTTCTAGTCGTCCAGTACGATGAAAAATTTACGGCCAAACAAAATTTCATCGCGCTAAATCAATACCGCCGCAGCCGGCCAGAAGCTGGATACTTTCTGCTGCGCACGGCGTTATCGCCCGCGACAGAGCCGTTGAAAAGCACGCAATTCGTTGTCGACGATCCGATGTGGGCGCTGAGCATGCAGTGCGAAATGCTACGCCACGGGCTGCCGCTACTGCCGGTCATGGCGAGCTACACCGGAGTCGAGGCGAACAGCTGGGGCGGAAGTTGGTGCGCGTTTACTCCGGTCCCGCGTATTTTTCAAAGCCACGCGGTATCGCCTGAGTTAATAAGTCGCGGGCTAATGCTCGCGGCTATGTGGCGATAGTTGCGCAAAACCAACGACTAAAAAACCGACTGGCGACAGAAGCCATGAGTCGGCTGGTATCGATTCGTAAAAACGCGGAAACGTGGCAGACGCGACTCGCCAGCGCGTTGAGTCAGATGAGCGAGATAGCTGCACACTCGTTCGCTACTCGGCTCACAATACCGCCAGATAAGCTCGTACCGTTCCTGACAAAAATCGGCAAAAATTTTTCACCCGGTTTTTCGGACCGCGTACTGACACACGTCAAGACATCAAAAAACATCACACCGACTATCCCGCAGCCGTGGCAGCGCACCGTCATTCCAAAGGCGGACGGATGGTGGAGTGTCACAAACCAGCATATTTGCGACGCGAATATTGTTATCAACAAAATAACGCAAGCCGATGACGGAGAAAAAACATACACCGGAACAATCTATCTAGCGGGCGAAGAAATACCGTTTGCCGACAGCGCGTCAAAAATTGAACGCGCCGGGTTGTTATCGTACGCCGCCGCAGTTGTTGCGTCGCATAAAAAAGTAATGCTGTACGACAGCCGCTGGAACAGCCGCAGTCATCTAATAGCGATCGGGCTGAGCAAACCAGAACTCGTGTGCGTCTCTAACCGCTTGGGTTGGGACGAGCGAGCTAACGTGTTCCGTTTTGCAAACTACGAACTGGCCGCCGACGGCACCCCGTCTGCGCCGAATCAGCCCAGTGAAAAAAATAAACACGCTGTGTTTCATGAACCGGTCGCTGTAGCCCCGCCCGCAATTAGGCAGTTCCTTACGCCCAGCCCAGAGAACGCATTTGTATGGACCGTCGCAGCGGCGATCACAGCAAACCTTGTCGACCCCGTACTGCGCCGCGACCCCGTCGCTACCGGTATCGCAGGCGATGGATTTACAGCTGCGCTCGGTGTCGCCGCTGCGCTCGGGTGCCCGCATCAGCGAATTGATATCTTGCGGCGCGCGTCCGTCAGCGCCGCAGTGTATGAGCGCACGGCTGAGCTAGAGTGGCCAACAACCGTAGCCAGCGTATTTGACGCGGCAAGCCTAAGCCCTACAGTCCCGCGGTGCCACAACAGGCCGGTGCTTGTTCATTTGACGCCAACAGCTGCAACAGTTGCGCCAACATACGGCTGGCAAATAATTACAGGCGCCGCCGCGGCAACAACAGATTTTACGCCGCTAGCTTATATCTTGCCGGCGTACATCCAGCGAGCGCTACGCCAGCGTATGCGCATCAGCCTTTCAAACCCAATCACCACGCTGGCCGCGCTGACCGATATGCACGGCTGGCTGCTAGAGACGTACGGAGACGCGTTTCAACTGGAATACGCACAGAACCATTTAATCACACAAAACGAAGCAGATACGGCCTTTTTCGACGAGTTAACAAAAGCCGTACAGACGGGCGCGCTCGCGGTTTTGCCGCGCGCGAGAAAAGTTGGTCAACCCGGAAACTACATTGTGCGTAAAAAAACGCACTGGTGGCTGAACCAGCGGGCAATCGACCGCTATTTTTACGATCAAAAAGCTATAGCCCCAAATTGGTTGTGGCTTGTTAAACTATTGACGCGTCGCGGAGTTTTCGGCGGAGAGGAAGCTGTGCGCAACCTGCCGGGTATTCTCGTCGATAGTAGTTGGTGCGATCAGTATTTATTACCTGCCGCTGACCTTGCCCGGGACATTGGATAACTATGCGCTACTTTGAATCGACGTCGTTTCGCCGCCAAGTAGATGAGACAGCCGCCCGCCATGACGACGGACTCGATGATGACTTCATCGAAGAAGAGTGGCAATTTGTCAACGACGACGATGACGACGACGATGAAGACAGCGACATTGATCTTCCAAAACCCAACTACGTCTTCACAGACGACGATGACGAAGAAGAAGACGAGGAAGACGAAGAGTGGGGTGACGACGACGAAGACTGGGACGAAGAATACGAGGACGAAGAGGATGACGACCCTGAATACGAAGAAAACTTTGACGACGAGTTTGACGACTGATTAAATGCAAACTTTCCTGCCGCTGCCGAGATTTAAACACTCGGCCGCTTGCCTTGATAACAAAAGGCTCGGCAAGCAAAGGGTTGAATGTAAGCAGATCCTACTCTGCCTTGGCGTTCCGGTAGGAGAACACGAGCCCGGAACAAGTAGCTGGCGCAATCATCCGGCCGTGCGCATGTGGGCTGGATACGAGACAGCGCTAACCGTATACGCCATAGTCGTGTGCCGCGAATGGATACGCCGCGGGTTTAACGATACGTTGTGCCCGCAGTTCATGGACAGCTACACAGCGCTGCGCGACACAATCGAACGCAACGTATATCCGCCGTGGATTGGCGACGCGCAGTTTCATGCCAGCCACCGCAGCAATCTACTGCGCAAAGACTTTCGCCACTATTCGCGGTTCGGTTGGCAAGAACCTATCGACTTGCCGTACCATTGGCCAACTGGTTTAATAACAGCCTTTAAATGACTTGTAGTCTTGATTTGTAATTGTTAAAATTGTCGTACGTTCATGGAGGAACGACGACATGCAAAAAAAATGTACGCGGTGTAAAAAAACAAAACCGTATACAGAATTTCAAAAACGCGCGGCAACAAAGACGGGTTGCGCAAGTATGTGCCGGCCGTGCAAACAAAAGTACGATCGCGAGCATTACGCCGAGCACCCGCACCGGCGGCAGTACATAAAACTAAATCGTCGAGCAGCACGAAACAAAGCGCACGAGTTTATCTGCGAATATTTAAGCACACACCCCTGCGTCGATTGCGGTGAAAGCGATCCGGTTGTACTAGAATTTGACCACGTTCGCGGACAAAAACTAAACAGTGTGTCGCGACTTAAAAACTGCAGCGCAAAAGCCGTAGCACACGAAATAAAAAAATGCGTCGTTCGCTGCGCAAATTGCCACAGACGAAAAACAGCTAAACAGTTCAAATGGCCAAATAAAAATGCCCCCATAGCATAATGATAATGCAGCTGATTTGTAATCAGCCGATGAGGGTTTGATTCCTTCTGGGGGCTCTTTGCGGTAGATGCGCGGGGCGCGCGCTTAACGCTTGATGCAGTAGACGGATATGGGTTGATCACCTGAGCGGACGAAGCCGGTGTATGCGAGCGAGTGATTTACCGCCGGATTGATCTCCGGTGTGCAAAAGTGCGCATACTTAATTGCCGAAATGACGGACGGGCCGAAAATCTACTGCAGCGGGTTCGACTCCCGCCTACCGCGCTAATGTATACTCCATAGTTGGTCACGGAGGACCAGCTGTGGATATTTCGATCAAAATCAAAGATATCAACCGCCTCGGGCTGGTCGATGTGACGGCGATCATGACAAGATTGTCGTGGCCGGATTCTGGCAGCGACAGCTCAATTCAAAAAGAACTCGCTAAGCGTTATCTGCACGTCAATCACGAGCAGCCGCACCCAGAAATGGCCCTCGCGCTCATCTGGGTAGACGAAACGCTAGCAGGCTGGGTTGGAACGCGCCCGTGGACCGAAAATTTCAAAGGTCGCCCGACAGTTGTACAAACGGTCGAATGTTTTGTTGACCCTGAATACCGGCGACGCGGAATTGCAAAGCTGGGTCTTCTAGCGTTAATCGCTGATAACAAAATAGACAAAACAAAAATCGTCTCTGTGTACGCGCCAAACGTTGTAAGGCTTGCGCAGCAGTGCGGTTGTACATTTGTAATCTACTGCGAAACAGACGGCAGATAAAACATGAAACGCTACCACGCCGAAAAACACATCATCGAACGCCGAGTAAAACAGCACCGACAAATTAATGCCGGGTGGTTGGAGTTTGGTAGTTGGGTTGAAAACGCAGAACAAACCGCGCGCGAAGCTGGACGGTATCGTAAAACTTTGCGGAGCTGCGGTTGTACTCGCGCGCGTTGTCAGGTTTGTCATCCAGAGAAATACCCGAAAAGGATTCCCACGAGGCAAGAACGCCAACAATGGCCCGAAAGCGAATAAACGATTTCGGTGGAAAAAGCGCAACCGGTAGCGGTAAGCGCAGCGTGCTTCTTACAGGGCACAATCTAATCAGCATGCGTTGCATTTCGTGCAACAAACTCAACTACCTTGGGTTTCTTGAAACGCAGCGTGCGTCTGCCCCGCGGTGTAACGCTTGCGGCGGTGGTTTGTCAGAGATTGAAGAAAGCCACAAGCGCCGCACGGGTTGCTCATACAAAAAGGCAGAAAAAGTCGCCGCGGCTAATCTGGGTCAAAAACCGTTTAGCTGCGACACATGCAAAACAAAATTTCGCTCAGCGGTAGCGTTGAGCATGCACGTCAAAGAAAAACATCCAGACGCTGCGCCAGTTGACGCGCGGCAAATGGAGTTAGATCACGGTTTTCGTAGACGACACACTCTCTAACACGTAAGGAATTAACATGGCTAAGAACTTTGCTGATAACATTACCGCCGCCGCTGTCGCCCTCGCCGACGCCGTGCGCCGCGAGTCGGAGCTTGAAGATAACCGCATCTCCGTCAAGATGGCCGCGGTTGAGCGGATCATGAAGAGCGGCGACAACCCGCTGACCGGCAAACCGCACAGCTTCAGCTCTGCGGAAGCGCTCGTCAACACCGACGCAGACTACTCTGATTATCTCGGGCAGTGCCGCGACGCCGCGCACGCGCGTATGATTGCGCGCGGTAATTACGACGCAGCGCTCGCCACCGCCCGCCTTGCCGCAGAAACGGCTTGAGGTAACTATGTTCGAAGACTACGAAGACGAAGAGCAGCCCGCACGCCGTATTTGCGGGTCGATTGAAGATCTGCGCGATCACGTGCTAATCATGTTCGCCGGCCTCATCGCCAAGCTGCAAAACGAAGAGCCGACTGAAAGTGAATGCTCGCTTGAATATCAGCGGCAGTTTTTGGAAGTCTGGGAGGTCGAACAAATCGTGCGCGAGCTGTCGGACGTACAAGCCGACGGAGCGTACGGTATCGGCGCCAACTCGTTTGAAGAGTACAAAACAAAAATGCTGCGGCTGTTTCGTGCGCTCGGTGCGCGCGTAATCTCGAACATCATGCGCGTCGGTGTGCAGCGCGGTTTTCTCGACGCCGAATACGACTGCGAGAAAAACGATTTCAACTTCTCAATAACCGAAAAGGGAATGGAGCTTGTCAACTCTATTAACGACTCCAATGACGCTGACGGTGGAGAAACTTCAGGCAGCGATTCGTAGGTTTGAGCACACTCAAACAAAATATCGCAAGTTTGGCGCGTTAGATACGGAACCAGACGGCGTATTTCAGCGCCTACTCGTCGACGCGTTTGAAGGTAAAGAACCAGCCATACCTCGATCGGGCGCTGGCTGGGAACTGTACGACTCGTCGATGGACTGCACTGAAGCGGCCGCGGCGTTAGCCGACGTCGCACGAGAAGTCATCGACATTATTGAAAACGCAAAGATGCGCGACTACCGCCCGATGAAAAAATTTATCGAAGACTATTGCTGGCGGATTTTCTAGTATCCGCCAAAGTAGCTTCGCCCGATGGGATCATCCGCCCAGTCGTCATCAACGGGCGTCTCGGCCCTGACAGTACGCTCGCTTAACCGCGCTACGCCGGCGATCTCCGCGAAATTGGGCCACGCGTCATTCACGTGCCAAAGAGCGGCGCAGCCTAGGTTAACAGCTTGCGCGAAGTCGTCAGTCAACAACGTGTTCCTTGTAATGGTATAAATATCGCCGCCTAGTCTAGACTCGGCTTTATTTTCAACCAGCGCAAGAAAGTCCGACACCAAGCCCGGCGAATCCTGCGACGACCAGTCATACTGGAAGAATCTGACTTGCTTCAGCTTGATCGCCTGACACGTGTACAGCAACGACCGCGTTTTGTCGAGGCTATAGTGCGCCCGATGATTGATCTCTGTCGGCGGTTTGAAAACCATCAAATCTTGGGATGCGGAGCGAACAAGCCGCATCGCCATGACTCGCTCTAAGTTAAACCCAGCCTGCACCATGACTGTTTCGCGGACCGTGCCGGCTCCGGTGTAATCATGAGCGACAAAATCGCAATTAAACAAGTTAGACCAGCGCATACATTCAACAGCTTCGGCTAAATGATCGCCGCCAATGAGCAGGCGCTTAGCCCACAGCGTGTCGATAGTCCCGTCCGGGCGGAACCCCAGCACAGCAAGCACGGTGAAACTAATACCTGCTTCTCCGCCGCCGCCCCAGTCGATCGCAAGAATGCGGTGTTTGTATTGCGAAAGATTTGCAAAGCATTTAGGGTCTGGATCTTTCTTGTTTTCCCAGTCTAGCACGCACGCAGCCTTCAAATCAGTTTCGCTGATGAGCTTCTGTCCGGTATCAACGCTTTCTCCCATTACTTCGTTGTAGAACTGGGCTTGGGTCATATTCCCGAAGCCTTCCCTCTTCAACAATAGAGTTGACCACTTTTCAGGGTCGGAGAAATGAAGCGGTAGTATCATCTGTGGTACGTGATACCCGGAAAACTGCCAGCGGCGCTCGGGATATCTATGCACCCACCGGCCATGTCTTGGACTGACCGGCTTTTGACATTTAGCGCAAACGGTGCCCGGATACTTCTCGCTGATATGAATACTGTACGGGCCGATCATTTTATCGAGGTCATATTCAAGCGCAGGGATGTTCCAATGCTTGCAAGAATGACACGGTATAAACCATTCGGCCTGTGATGATCGTTTATACAAGCCGTAAATTAAGTTATCTAGCGTCTTCGGCGTGCCCGTGTAATAACTAGTCGCCCATCGTGAATACGACATGGTTTCTTGAATAATCGGAACGTGGTCAGGATCCATATCCTGCACCTCGTCGATGCACACTCGATCTGCAGACACACCACGAACTCTATCCGCATCTAAAAGCGCAAAGCTGAACAACATCATCGAGTTGTTCTTAAACGATCTTTGCAGCACCGAGTTCTCAGTTGATGTGCCGGACCACTGTGATTTCACTGGCGACTGGTCGATAAACGGACGCACATAGTTATTTGAAAACCGTCGTATCTGTTCGTACAGCGGTGTAATAAATAACGTTTTGAAAAACGGAATAGAGTTGGCCACCACAACTCCGTGCGCTGCTAGGCTGGTCGATTTTGATACCTGCCGCCCCGTACACCACACCTGATTTTTTGGTGTGAGTAAACGGAAAAGTGGGGAAAAAGGAAAATGGTGTTGAATACTGTACGGCCGTCCATTTAGGTTCAACACCAACGGCAAAATTGGTTCGAGTGACGGGAAAGCGTGCTGCCCCGCGAGCTGCTGCAAAACAGCTGCTCGCGCGTGAACAGATTGCACATCCGTCACATCGATTGAGATTAATTCTTGTAGAAGCGATTGCACGCCCGTGGAAGGCATGTCAATTGCTTCAGTAATTGTTTGATCAGGTTTATCCATGAACCACAATAACAGCGGTAGCGAGTCAGAGTTTCAATGGGTCGAAGACAGCCTCAAGTACACGGGGCATGTTTTCGTCTACGGTCTTTTCGGGCTGGCAAATGTAATAGGTTACATGTGTCAGGTCGCGGCCGCAGCAGCCAAAGAAACGACTCGCAAGTGATTGGTGCGCGTCCGGGTATACTAAACGGTGACCCGGGCGCGTACTCATTGGAGGTTATATGGCTAACGTCGGACGCTCTGCAAAGCTGTACCAAGAACGCAAACAAATTTATACGGAAGGTACCAGACGCGGACCCGGTCCGCAGATTTACCTGCCGGATAACGCCGTGAACCATCTTAAACTTGAGGCGCCGTTGCCGCTACCCTACTATCAATTCAACCCAGCCGCGCCGGACACAACCCGTACGCAGGTGTGGCCGCACGGCGACAGTCAGGCACCATAATGTCGCAACCAGATCCTCACGCAACTTTCTCTAGTTACACTGCGCTTATGCTTTTTGCTGGCATCTGTGCAATGTCGCAGGTCGGTATCGCTGGCCTACTCATGGCTGCCGGCGCGATCTATAGTGGCGCTTGTTTTATGAACGGCTACACCGCAGATCAACCCAAGCGTAAAAGGCGATGACAATAACTGCTTTAGACTTTTTGGCTGTCACACTCGCCGCCGGGGCAATCATCGAAGTGTGGCATAAGGGGTCGCTGTTTGAAACGGCGCGAGCGTACGCGCAAGCGCTCCAAGATGTGACACCCTACAACACGGCAAAGGGAAAGCTTTTAGAGCTGATCAATTGCCCGTTTTGCAAGTCATATCACGCGCCATTTTACCTGTTTTTGCTGCTATTGGCAGGAACGGGAATTGGCGGTATGGTCGAGACTGCCATTCGCGTAGTGGTGTACAGTCTCGCCGCGACACGCCTCGGTAACGTAATCGACGGCATGCTCCCAAAAGAATCGCGCTACACGCAATAACAAAGGATGTTTAATGGATACGCCGCAGCAACCTGAACAGCACCCTGAAATTCAATCTGACCGTTTACCGTTCGACGTAGAGTTTATGCGGCGCGGAGAAGAATTTTGCAACGAAGTCATGGCTGCCGTGCCAGAACTGCACGGTCTTGCCCTCGTACCTTTGTGGACATCGCAACCAGAAAACGCACCGCCTGGTCTTCTGAGTCTGCGCAGCAAAGAGCCGCCGTTTACCGCCAGCTTACTCATGCTGCTACGACGACTCGCGCTATTCAGCGTCGACGTGCACAAAGATCTTGTCGGCCAGCTTAGGATGCTTGACCAGTACGCGGCGCATGTCGCAGAGCAAATCAAACAACAGAAAGAAGAACTGGACAAGCTTGTACAACCAAATGCCGACACCACCCAAAGCTAAAGAACTGGCAGCGCAAATCCCGCTGGACATTGGGCACGTAATGCTGCGCAATGTTATCAAAGACCAAATTGCCCTTCGCGGACCAGATGAAATTCGCACAGTACTGCAAACGCAATACGGCGAACAAGTCTGGGATAGCGGGCAACTGCTAGACATGTTCGAGGTGTCGCACTTCGACTCGCCGTATGTGCACGTAATTCGCAAGGTGGACGGCGTACGCGGCACAGTTGCGTTCAACGACGATCCGCGCTTCTATTTTGCTTTTCGCCCAGAAGGTTTTCTCGAATGAGCAACGAACGCCACGAGTACACCACAGGCGCCGTACGCAGTGCAGATTGTGACGCGGTGCGCTACGACTTGATATCGCCAATAGGTTTGCGAGCACTCGCGCAAACCTATAATGAAGGCGCAGAAAAGTTCGGCCCGTATAACTGGGAAAACGGAATGCCGGTGGCGGACCTACTAAACCACGCCATCGCGCACATCTACAACTTCTTGGGCGGAGACCGATCCGAAGATCATCTTGGACACGCTACGTGGAATCTAATCGGCGCGATCCACTCGCTTGAAAAGTGGCCTCACTTAAATGACGGAACACTGCGAGAGCAGAATTGCGTCGTCCCGCCAAAATACAACATTGGCGCTAAAACCCAGCCGAAACTCGCGGTCAAAAAGAAACCGCGCCGCCGAAAAAAGTCACGCTAGTTGCTTTTTGTTTTCGGCCGTGTATTTTTCATTTAGCCGCACACAGTGTCGAAGTGTTTCGACTGGCGGCGCTTTAGGAGAGGACGCTATGGCCAAGGCTGAAGAGTTTGTGAGTCCGGCTAATCTGTGGGGAAAACCACTGCCGGGCGCAACCAGCAAGGCATCTGCAGAGAAAGAGAAGAAGAAGGAGAAAGGAACCACACGGATGCGGTTCGCAACGCCAGAAGACTATGACGACGAGGAAGTCGACGCGTACGTCGACGCCGAGCTTGAAGAGGATTCGGTTGATGACGACGATGCGTACGCTGAAGCAGAGACCGAATACGAAGACGAAGGTAGTGAAGACATCCGCGAGACGGCAGCAAAACTGCCCGAAGACGAAATTGCGGATGCTGACGACGATGAAACTGAATATGAGCCCGAAGAAGGCGACGAGGTTTCTGACGACACTGTCGACTCCACTGTGGAGGTCGACGAAGACGATGACCCGGTCGAATCGCCAAAGGCGACGAGGACCACAAAAAGGAAGGTGAAGGACATGGCCGAGAAGAAGAGCGGCGCCGATCACATCCGCGAGGAGATCGAACGTCGGCAAGAGTCTGGTGATTCGCTGCGTGGCGTGGACATCGTAGCGGCGCTTGCTAAGAAGCGCGTGACGGTGAGCCCGGCGCAGGTGAGCCAGCTGTTGAAGAAAGCGGGCGTTGCTTCTGGGAGGCGCGGCCCGGCGGTTGCTGTCGCAGCCGGCGAGGAGCGTAGCCGCGACGCGGCGCGCCGAAAGCACGCGAAGACGGAGCCCGCCAAGGTTGCGCCGAAGCGCCCGGTAGCCAAGGGGCCGTCTGGCTCCGCGACGCTGCCGATGGATCAGCTAAAGGCCGCCACGGCGTTTCTGGCGGCGTGCGATGGTTGCTACGACACCGCCGGAGAAATCTTGGCGGAGCACAAGCAGCTACGCTCCATGATGTCGTAGTAAATTTTCTGCGTCCGGTGGTGGTCATGGAAGACCGCACCGACGCGGATAAATATCTTTATCAATGGCGACAGAAGACGTCTGCCTACTTGAGCCCCGTATTCCGCTGCGTTTTCCGGGCGACGCCGATGAAATGACGATGACGGCTGGTACGATCAAACGTATTCACGTTAACCAGCACATTATTCGCGACAATAAAAAGCAAAACGTACGTGTTCCGCCGCTGACAATAAAGTGGCGCAACAAAACGTATGCCGCAGCAAACGTAGATGTGCGCGGCGACTCTCGCGTGGTCTACTCGCCCGACGCGCCGCTTGCTTGCGGCGCGCATGTCTGGGTAGAAACGCGCGCTGAGGTTGTGGCGTATCGATGACGCCGTATACCGACGAGAACAGTTTTGACGAAGATCGCGAACGGATCCTGTCGGCGCTCGATGAATTAAACGAGTTACGCCGTAAATATAGCGAAGTAATAGCTATACCCGAAGTCGTCACACTACACGACATCGCAGAGTATCGGCTAGACACGCCACACGGTCCGCGCGTTTTTAAATCGATATATGACCGCGACGCTGCGGTCGCAGTATTAGCGTATTTTGCGGGCACTGACTACATAACGCCCGAGATATTTGAAAGCACAATTGTGTGCGCACTTCAACACTACCTAAAAGAAAAGGATCATCGAGGCTAACATGTCTCATATCGTTCAGATCAAGACGGAAGTAAAAGACGCGGCTGCCGTCGAGGCGGCCTGCAAGCGTCTCGGCCTTGAGACGCCGAAGGCCGGTCATCACGTTCTTTTCGCCGGGCAGTCGGCGGACGGTCTCGCTGTAAAGCTTCCCGGCTGGCAGTTCCCGGCTGTGTTCAATACGGAAACCGGCGCCGCGAACTATGACAACTACAACGGCGCGTGGGGCAAGCAGGAAGAGCTGGACAGGTTCCTGCAGGCGTACGCGGTCGAGAAGGCGATCTACGAAGCGCAGAAGGGCGGCTACTCGGTGTTCGAGGAAATGCTGCCGGACGGTTCGGTCAAACTCAGCCTGACGGGAGGTTTCTAAACATGTCGAAGACCATTCATATCGTTGTCGACCCGAAGGGCGGCACCAAGATCGAGACGAGCGGTTTCACCGGCAGTTCGTGTCAGGATGCCACGCGGGCGCTGGAACAGGCGCTAGGCGCAAAGGTGGATGAGCAACTGACTGGCGAGTTCTATACCGCCAGCAACGACGAGCAAATCGCTGAAAGTAACTGACAATAACTGGCCCACACACAAAACAACATCAAAGGCAACAAGTGTCGCTCGAAAAAGAAATCAAGGAGCTGGTATGCGCCGGCTTCTCCGGCATCTGGGTTGAATCACAGGAGTGCGACGACGCGATTGCGTCGGTTCGTCGTGTAACGGAAGAGAAGGAATGGGGATTCGATGTCTGGGACATCGACCGCCAGCTTTATTCGGGGAACGCGCAGGCTCCCGGCCCGCTACAGGCGTTGCGGTTTCTTGATCAGCCGCAGCCCAAGCAGCCCATGCTTATTGTGCTGAAGAACTTTCACCGGTTTCTCGGCAACCCGGAGGTGCTGCAGGCACTTGCAAACCGCGTCGTGCAGGGTAAGGGCGAGGGTAAACATATCATTATCGTCGCGCCGGTGCTGCAGCTGCAGCCCGAGGTAGAGAAGTTGTTTACCGTGGTGCATCACGAGCTGCCGGATCTGGAACAGCTCAAGACCGTGTGCACCGAGCTGTTCCCTGACGGCTCCCCGTTCGCCAAGCCGACCGAGCAGGAAGTCGCGGCGGTGGTTGACGCCTCGCGCGGCCTGACTCGGCAGGAGGCCGAGAACGCGTTCGCGCTGTCGCTGGTGCGCAACAACAAGCTGTCGCCCGATACGATCTGGGGTATCAAGGCGCAGACGCTTGAAAAGAGCGGTACGATGACGCTCTATCGTGGCGACGCCAACTTTGAGAATCTTGGCGGCCTCGAAAACCTTAAGAGTTTCTGCCTGCGCGCCATGCGGCGGCAAGGCGAAACCAACGTAGACAAGCGCCCCAAGGGCGTTCTTTTGCTGTCGCCTCCGGGCTGCGGCAAGTCGCAGTTTGCCAAAGCACTTGGCAACGAAGTCGGTCGTCCGACCGTAATGCTGGATTTCGGTTCGCTCATGGGCAAGTTCGTGGGCGAGTCCGAGGGTAACATGCGTCGCGCGCTCAAGCAGGTTGACGCAATGGCTCCGTGCGTGTTGTTTGTGGATTGAGTTCAGTCCCCTGATTTGGCGACAAATCAGTGAAAAGCCCTTTAATTGCAAGAAACCCCTCAGCGTAAGCCGGGCAACTTGCAGCCAAGCCAAGTAGCAATATACTTGGAAGGTTCAACGACTAGATCGAAAGATCGTAGGACCCAAGTGGGTTCGAAATGGGGGCCTTGTAGTAGAGTTTTGAGATGTGGTCAAAAAAATATTCCTGTTGCCAATCGTGCGGCCTGACCGAACGGCTGCATATGGCAAAAGGACTGTGCAAAATCTGTTATTTGGAATGCTATCGCAACGACGACAAAAATCGTCAACGCATAGCCAACACCAAAAAACAATGGTATTACGACAACCACGCCGATTGTTTGCAGTATCGAAAAAATTACCGCGAACAACGACATTTTAACGGCGAAAGAACAGCCGTAATTAAACGCGACGAACAACAATGTTCTCGTTGCGGCAAAAAGAAAAAACTTGTCGTGCACCACAAAGATCGTCTAGGGCGAGGGAATAAAAACCCTAACAACGCTTTAGACAATCTTGAAACTGTCTGTAGACGCTGTCATTTGTTAGAACACAAAACAGAACTGCAGGCAGCACGCACAGCAAAATACGCCACACCAAAACTATTAAAAAATGGCCGTTGGAGCACGCAATACGAAGCATGCATTTCCTGCGGACTAACCACTTCGCCGCACGCATCGAAAGGTTTGTGCAACCGATGCAATGTGCGACGCTACAAGATGACATAGTCTGGTCCTGTATGAAAATACAGGAGAATTAGCGGAAACGGCTAATTCGTAACATCAACGGAAATCGAAAAGGGTCTCGCCGGCGTAGGCTCATCCGGGCAGACCGACAGCGGCGTTTCTGCGCGCCTGTTTGGTACGCTCCTGACGTGGCTGAATGACCACACGTCGGACGTGTTCTTTATCGGCACCTGCAACGACGCCAGCCAGCTGCCGGCGCCGTTTGCTCGCGCCGAGCGTTTCGACGGTATTTTCTTTGTAGATCTGCCGGGCGCCGAACAGCGCGCGGCAATCTGGGACATCTACCTGAAGCATTTCGGTGTCGACGCCGCACAGGATAAGCCGGACGACACCAACTGGACCGGCGCCGAGATCAAGTCGTGCTGCAGGCTCGCAGCGCTGCTTGACATTCCGCTCGTTGAAGCTGCCCAGAACGTCGTGCCGATTTCGGTGACGTCGGCTGAGCAGATCGAGCGGCTGCGGAACTGGGCTGAGGGTCGCTGCCTGTCGGCTGACAACCGCGGTATTTACACGCGTGTCGGTAAGCCGGCTGTCACGTCGTCACGTCCGCGTCGCGTCGCGGCACCCGCAAAGGGCTAAGTGCTAGCAAGACTGCGGCTGCGGGGCGGCAACGCCCCGCAGCTGCGGATTGCACGCCAAATCATGCCTAACTGGTGCGCCAACAAAGTTACGTTTAAACACAACGACCCGGAGCAGTTGCACAAGTTGGTGCGCGCATGGAACAGTGGTTGTCTTATGAGTACGTTTTTACCGTGCCCGGCTGAACTGAAAGCGACTATCGCCGGTTGCGCCGGCCCATCCGGGTCTACGGCGCAACTAGCTTTAGAAGCGCAGGAGCAGCAAAACATGGAGTTGTATGGGGCGAAGAATTGGTATGACTGGCAGATAGGTCACTGGGGAACAAAGTGGGATGTCGGCCGCGAGACGGATCAGACGCCAAAGCGGCTATCCGCAAAAGCCAAACAGCTCACATTGACGTTTGATTCTGCATGGTCGCCGCCAATTCAATTCTTTGACCACCTACACGCCGCCGAGGGTTTTGATATCACAGCCTACTGCTTTGAGCCGGGCGTAGGGTTTTGTGGCGTATATCAAAATGGGGCGATTCAGGAGTTTAGTATTCCACGCAATATAGACGAGTTAACCAAGCTCCCAAAAGGGCTTGTGAATGCGTTCGGAATCGACGAGTGGGTGAACAATGAAGCAGAAACAGCCGACGAAGAGGAAGACTGAATGTCTACAACAGACACAACGCCAGCAGAAACCGCAGCAGTAGAGCGAACGGCTGACGAACTGCGCCAGACGATGGGCGCGGTCAAGCTGTCGTTCTCGTGGCTCGGTACGCAGCGCAAGCTTTCAGATGCGCAGACCAAACAAGCTGCTGACACGTTTCACGCCGCGACTGATCTAGTCACCGCGTCGAAACGGCTGATTGATACAAAGAACACGACATATCGCGTGTTAACAACGCTCAAGAGCCAAGCGTCAGCTTACTGGCGCTCAATGACACTGCCCTATCCGCAGGACGGTGTCCGACTGATTAAACAATCGGACATTGGCGCGTTTGAAGACAAGATGCGCGAATACAAGGAGCAGCTAGTCGCGGCTGCGGCAAACTTACAGCTGGAGTACGAAACACTCAAAACAGCTGCCCGCGAAAAGCTTGGCGACTTATACAACCCAGCGGACTATCCGACGTCGCTGGAGGGCGTATTTGATATCCGATGGGAGTATCCGCCCGTCGAGCCGCCGAATTATCTGATGACGTTCAATCCTGAGCTTTATCAGCAAGAACAGCAGCGCGTACAGCACAGATTCGAAACGGCGGTCGTTATGGCCGAAAACGCGTTTGCTGAGCAGCTGCAGGACATGATCGCCCACCTCATCGAGCGGCTGACCGACGAGCCCGATGGCACGAAAAAGACGTTCAAGGCGTCGGCAATCGAGAATTTCAAAGAGTTCTCTGAAAACTTTCGGCGTATGAACGTGCGGTCTAACGCACAGCTCGACAGGCTCATTGAGCAGGCGACCAACATCGTGTCTGGCGTGGATGTCGCGGATCTTCGTAAGAACACAAACCTGCGGCAAAGCCTGACGCAGCAAATGGGTGAGGTAAAGACGGCGCTAGACAGCATGATCACAAACGCGCCAAGACGGCGTGTCCTTCCGATGGAGTCGTGATGGAGGAACAAAAAGACAGCTCTGTCGCCGTACTAGATGCGGCGGCAGAGGTGATGGCCGCGGTCAAACCAAAGAAGAAACGGGCGTCAAAGCATGATTTCAAAGACGGTAACGGCCGCGTGTTTGCGCATCGCCACGTTAACGGCGAGGGCTGGGTAGCAGATACCGCGAAAGTTGCCGATTCGGTTTTTGTTTACAAACTGGCGCAGGTGTATCACAATGCCCGCGTTGAGGGCAACGTACGCGTACATGATCGGGCCCAGATCTGCGGATACGCGCACGTCAGCGGAAACGTAAAACTGAACCAATTTGCGAGCATCAGCGGGCGCGCGCGCGTGATGGACGACTGCCAATTCTCAAACGAAGCGCGCGTGTACGGCGGCATCGTTTCGGGCTCGACCACAGCGTATGAAAACGCTTTTATCCGAGACAACGCCCGCGTTATCAGTTGCACGTTGCGCGGTCACTGCGGTATTTCGGGAAAAGCTATTGCAATTCAAACGTCGCTGGAAGGGCAGGCGTACGTCGGCGGTGAGGCGCAAATCAGCAGCTCCGTTCTTCGCGGCTTTGTCACTATTGCCGGGAAAGCGCAGGTCGTAGGCAGCAAACTGATGCAGGTGTCAATCTACTCGCGAGAGCAAAACGACCCGACATTCGAACGTTCGCGGCTGAAAGTTGTCGATTACGCCATCATCGCAAACGTCGAACAAATCAACGCGCTACTGGCGTTTCGCGGGCACGCGGTTGTAGCAGGCGGTCATATCATTTTTCGACCTACGTATGACGGCCCGACGCAAACCTACACGCGTGAAGACGTACACGACGACGCTTTGTTTGCCGGCGCAATCATTGACAACGTCACGCAATTTAACGCGTACAACGTGTCTCGGTCTGAGCGTCGGCGGCAAAACTTGTATACACCTGCCGCCGCGGCGCATTTGCCGCGACCCGTCAATATGAACGAGCTAATACCTTCTCGCCGCCTGATGTCGATGTAGCATGCTGCAACTATACATTCGCCCAAACGGCTCAGCGCAGTGTCTCTATGGCGAAGAGATCAACCTAAAAGCGCTGGGTGAGCTTGATATCAAACGTGCCAGTCACGTCGAGCCTGACCCGACAATTCCGGGACAGTGGATTGCAGATTTATCGCCAGTCGGCGGGCCGTGTCTGCGCAACTTTGAGTCGCGCGCAGACGCACTCGCCGCCGAGGCCAAATGGCTCAACGACAAAATGTTCTGGTACAACGTTCACGTAGTGCGCGAGTAATTACGCATTTTGACAAAACTCCCCAAAATCTATTTTGGATTTTGGGGTTGCAACAAAATCCTGTTCAGCTATACAGATAGTATCGCTGAGCAGGTTATTGCCGCGCGTGCGGCAATATTTGTTCGGTAGTTCAAGGAGATTGACATGAAGTCTTGTTTTGCAGCTGTGGTCCTTGCGTTCGTTTCGTCCGTTGCGTTTGCTGGCGATGCCGGCGAGCCCCAGAGCGTGCTGGTGCAGCCCGCGGCCGCTGCTCCGGCGGTGGTCGCGGACGCGGCGCCAGCGTGCGCCAACGGCACCTGCCGCACGGAAAGCTCGTGCCGCAGCTCGTGCCGCGCTGCCCTGTTCGGTCGGACGATCGAGCGGACGCGTACGGTCACTCGCGCGGTCGTCGAGGTTCCGGTGCGCGTTGTGACGGCGCCGGCCCGCGTGGTTCGCGCCCGTGGCTGCCGTGGCTGCTGCTGCCAGTGAACTGCCGGCAGTAATTAACAACAGCTAGTTGTAGAGGGCGCCGGGGGTTAGTTCTCCCGGCGCCCTCTCTTTATTTACCGAGGACACAATGCCTTATTTCCATGTTCGCATTTCTCGCACCCGAGCAGAAACATACGTCATCGAGGCTGTAGACGAGGCGGCTGCCGAAACTGCTGCCGTTCTTGCTGACATCAAAAAGCTCGATAAAAAAATAGTACTGACACACAAAGACAGTGGCTGCTCGCTCGACATTAGCGACGCCTCAAAGTCTGACATGACCGCCGCACTCAACTGCAAAAAGAAGAGGGGCAAGTAATGGGTATTGATATCTATCTGGAATGGGAAGGAATGGATGAGGAAGAAAAGTCAGCGCAAGCCACCGGCTTTTCGACTACGTCCGGCCACGTCGGCTATCTGCGCGAAGCGTATCACGGCGGGCCGTATGCCACACGCATTCTCGTACGCGAAGCGTTCGAGGCCGATGACTGCCGCGCGGAAATTCCAGCCGCAATCATGCGAGAGCGGCTGACGCATGTCACAGAGCCCGCGATGACAGCTGAAGGCCATCAGCTGGCTGAAATGTTTTTGAATATGGTGCAGTCAACCGGCGCCGAAGTCGTGGAAGGCGGAAACATCAGAAGCGACACAACCAGACCAATGACTGTCGAGGAAGCTGTGCGTGAGCGGCAAACGCGACTATACGGCGACCCAAACCTTGCGGATCGCGTGGTCAAGTCGTTTCAAAATTTTGTCGCGCTTGCTGAGGAGAAGGAAAAGAAAACCGGTAAACCCTGCACGGTGTACGCGTCTTATTAACATGGCAAAAACCAAAGTCAAAACGCCAATTGAAACGCTCAAAGAAATCTGCCCGCTGTTTACTGCAGTCGGCGTGACACGTGTAGTCGCGTCGTATGACGGCAGCGGCGATTCTGGGGATTTTCAAGAACTCTGCTTCTGGTTCTGCGACCCCGTAGCACAGCACGACAGCGAAGCTATGGAAGCTTCTACAAACGGCCGCAGAGTTTATTTCGAAGAGTTCAAACGGCAGTACGCAACGCCGACCGGCACTGACGCCAAGCCCATCATTTCGCTCGAAAGGCTTGAGGAGTTTTCTGAAACGCTCTGGGATCTTCTTCCGGGCGGTTGGGAGATCAACGAAGGCAGCTTTGGCGAGATCGAAATCGACACGCTCAAATGCAAGATTAAACATCAGCACAACGAGCGCATCATGGAAACAAACACCACTGAAAACGAGTGGTGATATGACCATCGACGAAGCAATAAGAAAACTACAAGCTGCCAAAAAAAGCGGAGTCAGAAACGTTATCGCGGCGTGGTGGTTTGCAGATCAATTTAACCGCGAAGACAACGAAGACTGGGAGCGCGCGGCAGAAATTGCAGAAGAAAAAATGGACTGGTCAGCGACACACAGCGCTCTTGCGTCTGTGCTGGATTTGTACACAGGAGACTAATGGCACATCCGTACCACCACGCGCTGTCGTCAGTGCGCAAGTGGGGAGGCGAGGTAGACGACTATCTCGCTATCCACGAATGGTTTGATGGGTCCAAGGCGCATATAGCAGATTTTCGTCATCGCGCGCTGCGGCACCATTCCGAAGGGATTTTCTTATCAGAACGAATCTTCGGAAAAGTAATCACGAATTCTGACGGGCGCGTCGTGCCGGTACGGTATATCGGCGAGCAGCACGTCAACGAAGACCTTGGCTACATCCCGAGCGTTGCTGATTGGCTGCGCCGCATTCGACCGGAAGACGGCGATGCGTGGATGTTTGGTAGAGGTAAAAACCTAGAGAAAGAGCTAGACGATGCCAGTGTTAAGGTTTAAAGCCGCGGAGGTAAAGCGCTGCCTTGAGCACGCATACGCTGCGACAGAGTTTGACATGGGCCACGAGAACATGACGGACGAGCAGTTTCGCGAGCTTGGATTAGAGCCGCCGGAAACGCGCACCCCCGTCGGCCCCGGATTAGTGTTTGTGCACGATCGCGGCGTATACCTCATGAGCAACGGTATCCCGAGAGACGTCGAGGGCGTCGCCAGCGGCGCGCACGTTGTTTACGCCGAGCACTGCAACCCAAATACAGACGACGAATACTACGACAACAGCCGCGAGCTTGTCGGCGGCGATGACTTTGCCGAAGTAATTAATATTCCGCGCAGCTGGGTACAGAACTGCGATCATTTTGAAACATTTGAAATTGTGCTGACAGACAGCACGCTAAACTGCGGGTTTGTTGACCCAATCATGGCAACCACCATCTAACATGAAATCTAAGATCTCCAAAGCAACTCGAACCATTGTTGAAAACACGATCGATCGCTGGCTTGAGACTATTCACGCCGGCCAACCGAACCACAATAAAGCCGCAGAAATACTTCGCGCCGGTTACGAAGGCGGTTTAGGTTCGTTTCGGTCAGATCGCTATAAGAAAAGCCCCGTGACTTTTCACGTAGCTGCGTCTCCCGTCACGTTCATGATTTCAATGGCTGTAGTACGCGGCCGGATGACAAAGACATACGCGAAAGAGCTGTGCCGCGAGCTTGAGATTGACAGCTCGTTTATTCGTCCGCTGCGTAAAGACTCGTTGCTCGGTTGGAATAGCGACCGCCGCCGGTGGTGGAGCAACATGCAAAACAACGCGTTTACCCGAACGTGGTTGCGGGCAATTCGCAAAGAGTACATGTCGAACGAAAAGCTCGTTGCAAACTCTTTTGGACTGTCACGACGCTGGTGGCGTAATCGCGGGCAAAGCGTAGAAGACATTGTCATGTACAAGACAAATAACTTGTCCATTACAGTCAATCTTTTTCGCTCAATGTTTAACGACACTATCGGTCTCGGTTCAGTCACGGAAAGTTTTCGTAGCTGGGACGGGACGATGCGCAACAACGAAGTGTTAAAAACAGCAAAGAAAGTGTCTGAGGTTGCCAACAAAATCATTTTTGACAGCAGCTCAACCGCCGGAGCTATCGGCGAGCTGAATCGAGTCGTGTCAATTGACGAGTTAATCAACCCAACTGATTCGCTTGCAGCCGACGGAGTTTTTCTCGGCAGCGTACCGCAGGCAATCGACGCTGAAATTCTGTGCAAGATTTTGAAGATCGACGACCCAGCAACGACGTGGGAGCACGAAGTGTTTCATCACTGCACAGCGTTTGCTGCGTTTCAGTCGTCGTGCATCATTCTTGCTGATCGTCCGCGTATTGCGTTAAACGAGGCTGACAATCTGCACAGCACGACCGGGCCGGCAGTCCAGTGGGCCGACGGCGTGAAGCTGTGGTTCAATGACGGACACTTTATGAACGAAGCCGGCCGAACGATTGTCGAAAAGCCGGAGCAACTATCGACGGCGCACATCATGCGCATTCGTAACGAAGAAACACGCCGGCTTGCTATTGAAAAGTTTGGTTGGGATCGATTTATTGCCGAGGCAGACTGCCCGATTCTCGACAGCCGTGTTAACGATATTGATAACACAACCGAGATGCTGGTTGGTCCGCCGCGTGGGCATGAAAACAGCGCCGGTCAAAACCGAATGGTGTTGTTCTGTCGGTCCACGGGTAGGCGTTATTTTCTTAGCGTACCGCGCAATATTAGTAGTTGCGCCGAGGCGCAAAGTTGGATGGCGGATGCGGGAACCACTGCGCGTGTTCCGTACGCGGCCAATCCGGTTCGAGTTATTGGTGCATCTTAAATCACACAAAGGAGTTTTTCATGAGTACAGCTGTTATTGACGCCCCAGTTTCGCACGCCACGGTGGCGCGGCTTCGCGCCGCCGCCGCGGCTGTTGAGCAGATTAAAAACGACGCCCCGCAGCAGTTCCCCGAGGCGGCCAGTGTTGGCGACGCCGCGCGACAGGGCGACATTTATATCCAGAAGATCGACGACGTTTCGGGAACACCGCTGCTTTATACGCGTGTGCTGCAGCCTGTATTCCCGCTGCAGCTTGCCGAGGGTAACACCAAGGGCAGCCGGCACTGTCTGGCTCACGGCGATGGCGCGACTGTTTACAGCCCGGTAGAAGCCAACTCGCGCGAGATGTTTGCGCAGCTCGCCGAGATGCGCGGCATCTCCACTGCGGAGCCGAACTGGCGGCCGCGCCTGCAGGAGGCGGAGTGGGCCGAGCGCCGGACCAATCCGAACGCGCCGTCGAACATGGTGACCGCTCAAGACGCGCTCGCGATGCTCACGTTTGCGGGTCCGATTCTCCGGCTGACCAAGGCCAATACGATCACGCACCCGGAGCACGGCGATTGGCTGCTGCCGCCGGGCACGTATCGGATCACCTACCAGCGTACGGTTGCCCGGGACAACACCGTCATCCGCGTCTGGGACTGATATCTAAACCGAGGCCATTGCCCGGGCGGTAGCCAAAAACTACCGCCCGGGCGCTAGGAAAACAATCATGCACTCTATCCACGACAGCGTCGAAGACGCCGCGTTGCAGGACGAAGAAAAGCTGCTAGCCTACCTAGAAGACACGATCATTCCGTGCGCCGCCTGCGGCGAAGAGATCGAGGTAGATGACGCACATCGATGGATCAATCGGCTTGTGTGCGGCTGCTGCATCGCCGAATACGAAGGGCTCAGCAGCGACGACGAGCAGAACTACGACAGCATATGCGAGGAGCAGACAGATGACTGAAGGTCATACCATCAAATGGACTGACATTCCCGCGCACATTGTGCTCGCCGCAGCAGACATCTGCGACGGCCACACGATATTTGAACCACAAGCGTTTTTGGACGTAGGCGTGCCGCAGGAAATGGTCGACCGCTGCACCACGATTTACGAGAGCGATTTCAGTAACCCGAAGTACACCATCTCTGGGCCTGACGGCAAACCGGTCAACCAGATGCGCGGAATCTACGGACTAGACGCGCTGTCCAGCATGATCCGCGATTTTGATATCAACTGCCCAACCAAGTTTGGCCGCGGCTCGCAGGCATATGTGTGGCGCGACGAGCTTCACAAGCGCCTCGACCCTAAACCAGAAGCGAGTTCTGTATGAGCAGAGAAGATTTACGGCTGCAGTATCTGGTTGCAAACAAAGAACCAGTAACCGCAGAGCTTATCGAAGAGCTGCTGCTGCGGGCTTTTGCCAGCAGCTTCTGCGAAAAACAAGACGACGAAACCGTGGCGACAATTATCGCGCAACTTTCGGGCTGTCTCTGCACGCTCCGTCTCGCTGACGCGCACGATGACGACGACAACACGGCAGAGGCAGCCGTTGAAACCAAGATTTTACGCGGCCCAGCGGCAGAAGAGTTCTACCGCAACGAAGTAATAAAGTTTTACAAAGCCAACGGCGCGGACCAACTATACGCCGAGGAAGCAGCGTCGTGGCCAGATTCGCTTGTTATGGACGCGGAGTATCTGGATGAAACGCTGGCCAAGTTCGCCGCAATCGAGGTTGGACACGACCTTTTGGTGGGCGACTATATCCGGGCCGCAGCTGCTAACAACTACTTTAAGACTGAACCCTTGACCGCCGGAGAAACGAAATCCGATGGTAGCGCTCAATAACAATTTTGAGCTAGATAATCCGTCCGAGTCAGTGCTGATGTGGTGTCGCAGTCTCGTGGCGGCTGCTGCGCAAGACGCGGTGTGGGGAATTCCTAGATCAGGCACCACGTTCCGTATTGATAAGAAAAACAAAACCCTCGTGCTGATAGTACCCGGACTCGACGACGGCGACGACTTTCGCGCGACGCAGCGCGTCTTTCGGCATATCGGCTGGGATGTTATTGAGGACAAAAGTGGAACAACAGAACCATGAGCTTTTAAGTTTAATAGTCGCGGCGCAAAGAAAAGTTTGCGACGAGCTAATAGCTAAAGAAAAAAAGAAAGACGACCAGCTCGCCAGACAGCACGCGGCCTTTATGGATACCTGTATTCCAGCTGTGTGGGAAAGCGCCAAAGATATCATAGTGCCACACTACGATCAGGACCTCGAAGAGCTGGAAATTCCGGTCGGCAAATGCGGTAAATACGTACGCAAAGAAGACGTCATAGTCGGTCTTGAGGTGTGGAACCGTCGATCTGGTTGTGTGTGCTCGTGGCGCTGCCGTATGACCAAAGAAGGAAAGCTGCTTTATCGCGGCGAAATGGTTTATCACAAAGGCAGCATGGGCACCTACTCCGATTTGACCAAAGCCGAATTTGAGCAGACGTTCTTGCGGCACATGGCGGCACTGATTCCCGGCTCACAACTCAAGCACGTCGCGCCGGTTACTCTAACAGAAAAGAAAAACAGTCGGCGCGTTGTCGCGATGGCTGAATAACATGAAACTCACAGCGCAAGAAGCGCAGTTAGCCTACGAAGCGCTCAGAGTTGTTAACTCGGCACTTGGCGCGCGCAAAATCGAGCTAATTCGCGAGTACAACGCGGCGTTTAAAGGCTGCAAAGAAGATCCATATTTACGCGAACCATCTGCGTTTGACGAGCTAGGCAAAACGTTTGACGTGCAAGACGCCATTGTCGACCTGCTGCAAAAATTTGAACGTGCAGCAAGAAAACCCGTCAAAACCCGTAAACCCAAGGACGGAAAAAATGAGAGACGAACTTGAGCTGCAGCTTGTTGCAAAATTCCCCGAGCTGTTTAAAGGAGCAGAAAAACCGCCGACCGAATCGCTCATGTGTTTTGGCTGCGAGTGTGGCGACGGATGGTTTGACCTGCTTTACAACGCGTGCGCGTGTATTGCAAACCACATAAAATATCGCCCGGAATGCCCGCCTGTTGAGTTTGTACAAATCAAAGAAAAGTTTGGCGGGTTACGGCTGTACTACAACGGCGGCGACGATTATGTAGAAGGCGTGTGCAGCATGGCAGAAGCTATGTCGTACAACATCTGCGAAGTCACCGGCAATAAAGGTGAGATGTGCTCAACCGGGTATTGGCTGCGCACATTGTCGCCGGCGCAGGCCGATGAAAACGGCTATACACCGGTGAAAAACCGCAAAGGTGATGAACTGGAAAATGAACCAAAAGAGGAAACATAATGCCTAGATGGGTGGCAGTTGTTGGCAACCCTGAAATGGGTTATTCAATTCACGGGCCGTTTGCGCATCAACCGCAAGCACTCGACTGGATTGACGAACAAAATATCGTAGAACACTCGGCGTGCGTTATGGAACTTGTAGACGCCAGCGAAGGTTATTACCGCAACGACGAAGACGAGGAAAAAGATTAAAAATGACTATGCCCGACGAAAGATTCCGCGCTGTTAAATACGCGCGCGAATTCTTATACGACCTGCTGGACCCAAAGAAAACGCCGAAAGTGCCCAGAGAAATCAGGCAGCGCGCGCTTCGCGTTTTGCGCCACTACCCTATGGAAACCGACATGGAGCTAGCAGCCGAGGGGCATAAAGATATCTTCTGGACCAAAAAGCAGTTTCGCGAGCAATTTCCCAACATCAGCACTAGCGACATGGAGCCTCCAAGTGACGCATAATGACCCAAACTGGGACGAACCTGATCTTCGCATCGGCGGTTACACGCTTAAGCAAACATCAATGGCGTGCCCCGAGCAGTACGACGTGCTAGACGGCAACGGCAAACAAGCCGGCTATTTGCGACTCCGGCACGGTCGCTTTCGCGCTGATTATCCAAACTGCGGCGATGAAACTGTGTACGAAGCCAACACAAAAGGCGACGGTATGTTTGACGACGATGAACGGATGCCCGAACTAACAAAAGCAGTTGAAGCGTTAGACAAAGCGCACAGAAAGGTAAACACATGAATCAAAACAACAACGGCGGATTTGGCTGGCCGGTACTTATCGTGGCGCTGATTATTGGAATCATGGCGTCAATTGTTGGGTCGATAAAAGCGCCGGCTCCGCAGCACGCTACGTTTGAGCCAGATCATTCGTCTTTTGAACACCGTTACGTCAAAGAACGCGTCAAGCTTGAAGGATACAGTGACGCCGAATCCAAGCAGGCAGCAGACGCCATCATCAAATTTCACAACGCGCAACAGGAGCGCAAACGCTAACAGCAATGGCTGAAGTCAAAAAATACAAGTACTTAGACAAAGAGTTTCTTGACCGTATTAACTATCTGTCGCGCGACGTAATGAAATACAACCGATCGCTGCCGCAGGAGCTTATCGACCGATTGCCGGCAGAGCGGTTTTACATCATCACGTTCTCGATGCTGCACGAGCATATTGCCGGCAAACCAGCCGAGCCGCACGTTCGCTGCTTAATATACGGCGGCTCGGACGTACCCAACCCCATGATCCTCGATATGGAGATGGGGCTGTATGACATGCTGCCGGAAGTTGAAGCACCGGCAGAACCGGAACCCAGCAACGAACCGGAAGTAGTTGCCTAACCACCTTTGTGCTTTGTGGAAAAAATTTCGTTAAAACCAACCGTAATGCGCGGCAAAGAACGCAAAATGCCGAGCAAGAGTCCGATCGGCGCAATTGTGGCAACACTTGAAGATGACGTCATTGTGTTGCGCATTCCGCTGATCCCCGAAGATAAACGCAAACCCAGTAGCACAGGAAAAAGCATCTTGTGCGGGAATACACGCGGCCCGAAGATCGTGCGTCAACTTGTAAACGACGAACTTGTGCCGGTCGAAATCGACGGGCAACAGCTGCGTGTAATTGCTTCTGCGTTTATTCCGGTTTCAAAGGCTGTTTCTTCACCCAAGGAGTAATATAAAAATGGCAAGGAACGAACAATCACGTTTTTGGCCTTATCTTGACGATCAAAACCTGCTGGCGCTGGAAATGCTGCAGCGTGAGTGTCCTGATCCTGCGCGGCGCACGCTGCCGGCGACGTTGCCCGGGCCGACGGTTGATGCAGATGGCAACCCGCTGCCGGAAGGAGATCCGCGGCGGAGGCCGCAGCGACTGGACAGCTTTGTGCCAATCGCGGTTGACGATGTCGTCGCTGAAGCGCTGATGCCGTATAACACGGCAAACAGAAAGACCAGCAAGCCGAATATTCGTGCGCTGACGCAGACGATCCTGAACGGCGAGTGGCGGTTTAACGGCGTCTCGTCGACGCTGCCGTTTTCGAACACGGCAATGCAGGACAAGCAGCACACGCTGCAGAGCGTGATCGCCGCGTTTGCCGCTGGCCGGTCTTCTGGAAAGAAAGTCAAACCGCTGCTGATGATCCCGGTCATTGGGCTCCATCCAAGCGTGTTCGATACGTTTGACTGCGGCAATCCGCGTAAAACGCGCGATACGCTGTACGTCGGCGCTCAGCTGGCGACCGTCGACCTGCTGGACGTCAACGAGAGCGTCTGGAGTCATGCCATCAGGCTGCAGGCGCAGTACATGAACATGACGCAGGAACTGCCGCCGGATAATCCGTTCTACATGGAGAATCTGCGCGATCGCCTGCCAAATAACCGCGTGCTCAGGCTGTTTCAGCTGTCTCCGCAGCTACAGGAATCTGTTGAATACTGCAGCGGCCTCGGTATTCCTCCGACACGGGCGCTGGTGTCGCTGGCTGTTATTGCAACCGCTCACGCTATCATCTCGGAAATGCAGTCTAACTCTGCCGCCAACGCGTTTGTGCGTGGGTTAGCGCTTGGCGCCAATCTGGATGAAAAGTCTCCCGTGCACCAGTTGCGCGAGCAGATTATCCGCGACAAGAGCCGCCCCGGCGGTTCGCGTATCGAGGGCATCAACATGCTCGCCATGTGCATCCGCACGTGGAACAACGTGGCGCAGCACCGTGAAGCGACCAGCCGACGCATCAAGGCGCTCAACCACGACGGAAGCTTTCCGCTGCCGATTCCAATTCAGCGCCGGACGGCCAGCATCACCCGCTGACAAACAGCGTGGATTTTTTAAGCGTAGGGGCGGGAAAAACCCGCCCCTACGCTATCTCTTTTTTTTGCTATCCAAACGTCAGGGCAAATTACCCAGTTTGCCCAACGTGAATTGAACAACCCCCCGATCATGCAGTAGACATCCAAAATGATGCCTACACGATCAAAAAAAATGATGTCCTTGTGTCCTTGTAAGTCCGAAGGACTTACTCTAGGTCCACACAATTCGGACAAAAAACGCTTAAATGCGTCGTCATAAGTTCAATGACGTCAATAGGTTACGCACAATTTTTGACCCAATTTACCCCCCTACAAACGGCGCGCCACTGATTATGACAACATAATCCGCGCCACACGAGTGCAGCATGTCTGACAACCAAAACACGTTTCACACGGTTCATCAGTTTTCCGCTAAAAATTCAGACCACCCTGACAGCCCGTTTCCTCCGAACGCTACGTTGTATGGCCCTCCCGGCCGGTTATGCTTTCACGTCTTTTTCAACCGAGGTCTCGACAATGACAACGCCCGGCGTAGTGACGATTCCGCGCGAGGAGCCGATGCTGACCACAAGCGGGCCGACAGTGCTTGCGGAGGGCGCGCCCAAAATGATCTACCCGGATCCGAGCGCGCCTGACCGGCTGAGCGTCCAATACCGCGACACAATCATTGTGGGCGACCGTATTACCATTCACGGTATTTCGACTATGCGTGCCGGCTTGCTAATGACGACGGCGCAGGTGACGGTCGAACCATGAGGGCGCCGTTTGAATCGAACTCCGACCCGCTAGAGCAGCTTCAGGAAGGCATTGCGCTGTTGTTTAATGCGCAGGTCATTGGCGTTGCAATGCATCAGGCCGGCGGCTACGGCCCGACGCGCATGACAATTGACCTGCTGCTGCCGCGGGAAGGGGTCACGATTGAAGATTTCCGGTTGAACTGGTTGCGTATTGCACAGTCCAGAGAAAAAGAGACAATGGCCCAGTCTAGTTCTTCTGGCCGACGTTTAATTCAGCTCAACGGCGACACGGAGGTTTTTCGTGAGCACGATTCGCAAAGATAGCATTATCAAACGTAACGACCGGTGTCCCTGCGGCAGCGGTAAAAAGTTTAAAACTTGCCACAGCCCGGATGCGCCGCAGAATCGCGTAAGTTATTCTGCGCCGGTTAAAGCCATGAGCTACATCGACACGGGTGAATTTGCGGTGCGCTATGTGATTTGCGATCGAACCGGTGTGAAGTTTTTCTCCGACGTTGACAACCGAATTTTGGTTTTTCCGTCGCGCGAAGCCGCCACCGCTGTTGCGCTGCTGGAAGAGTTTGGAAGTCAAGAGCCCGGCGAGATTAATGTAGCCGGCGTAGGTCCGACTAAATGGGAGCACCTACAGGCCAAGCTCCCGTTTATTGAAGTTGAAAGTGTCGAGCAAGCCATAGAGTTAGTGCGTGCTCGAATTGCCAAGATGCAGGAGCAGCTTAATGGCGAAGAAATTACAGAAGAAACACAGCCGCAAGAAATCGCCGCGCCCGAAGGTCAAGAAGGCGGATCTGGCGCTTGATGTCGCAGAACTGCGGGCAGAGCTGCAGATACTGCGGTCGGCGCTAGAAGCGCTACAGGCGCGACTGAACAGCCTTGAAACGAAACTGGGACGTACTGTCACATCGCCGTGGCAGCCGATTCTGCCGTGGCCTCCGCTGCCGTGGCCGCAGCCAGAAGGCTCGCCGCACTCTCCGACGTGGTCGCCAAACACGGCGAGCTGCAAAACACAGTTGAAGCCAGTGTACGGCGCGTGCCGTTCGTCGCAGGGAGCCGGCGGCAGTGAATCTTGACCAGATCTGGGCCGGCGATAAGCAGGCCATTCGGCTGGCGATGGGCGAGTTAACTCCGCAAGAAATGCGGAACATCCTCGCCCTGCTTAATCTTCTTCGGCCCGAGTACGAGCGGCTGAAGCATAAACTGCGTGAGTATTCACTTGAACTACTCTCGCTTCACGATCAGATATTGTTAGCGCAGATGGATTATCTCAAACAACAAGGACGCTGTAATGACGTTTCAGGAACTGGAAGAGAAGGTGATTCAGTGGGCGATGGACAGGAAGATCATTCCCAACAGCAATCCGACCGCGCAGCTGATGAAGACGATGTCGGAGCTGGGAGAGCTGGCTGACGCCACACTCAAGGGCGACGCCACAGCGATCGTAGACGGCGTTGGCGACGTACTTGTGACGCTCATTCTGTATTGCAAGCTACACGGCATCACGCCCGAATACTGCCTTGCAATGGCGTATGAGCAGATCAAAGACCGCAAAGGCACGCTGACGCCAGAGGGTATCTTTGTGAAGGAGGCATCATGATTGTGTGTAACTGGGTGTCGGAGATCTGCGGCGCCGCGATCGCGATTGCGTTTATCTATTTTTATTTCAGAGGTTACGATAGGTGAACAATGCTTGACCCAAATACTGTGATTATGTCTTGGGAGCAGGCCGACCAGATTATTCAAGATCAGCGGGCCGAGATCGCCAGACTCACGGAAGCTGTCCGCCGCCTTGCGGCGCAGGACGCCACGTTGTCGGCGTGTTGCGGTAAAGTGATTGTTCAAATAGACGCGCCAATTACTGACAAAGAGCGTGAAGCTATTATTGCCGGAGAAGACGCGCTATCAGACTGGGCGTTAGAGGTTGTTTCGGTGGCGCGAAAAGCCTTTTTTGAGTCTCATGCTGCTACGCTTCGCGGCCTGCTGAAAAAACTTGGAGACAATCAATGTACGTCGTGACGGGTGAAAAGTCGTACCTGTGGACTGATTATTGCCCCACGCGTAAATACTTTTTTGTCAAGTTCACGGACGGCAACGGCGAAGAGTGGTGGAAAATTGCATATCGCTGGGGCTGGTGGACTTGTTATTTAAAACGGCTGTGCGAGCATTACAGCGGCTCGGTTACGGGAAGCCCCATGACGTTTGATTCTATTGACGCGGCCAAGCGCCATCTTGAGAAAGAACGCGAATGGTTGGAGCGGCAAAAGCGCAGCAAACAGGTGGCTGTAGAGATTGTTGGAGACGCGTGACATGAACAGCGCAAAAGAAGAGTTGCGCCGACTGAAAGCGCTCGTCCGCAAGTTTCTGAAAAACACACGCTGCGTACCGTATCGCTACGTCGACTGCGACCCAATAGTGCACGACCTAATTGATGAAATGTACATAGCCGTCAAACCAACACGAAAACGCAAAAAGGTATAAACAATGACCGCGACTGCATGGACTGTTACAACAACGTACTTTGATACGACGCGGCGTTGGGGCGCCAGATTTGAATGGATGGGGCTGGGTTATGTACTGCATATCGGCGTATCTTCTGCGCCGGCAATGCGGCTCTGCCTGTTCGGCTGCGGTATCTGGTTTGGTCGTATTCCGCCAAAGCCGAAGGTGCAAGTGCTCGCCACTAAGACGGTTGTAACCGGCGGCGATTACTCGGGCGGCGAAATAGTGACAACAAAATGAGTGAAAACAATCACTTACACCCTGACGCCCGGCATTTAATTTCAGTCGCCCGCAATCTATTGTGGCAGGCACACGAAGGTTTTATGGACACTACGCGGCCAGTTAACATGCCGCCTGAAGCAAATAGTTACGCAATAAGCACGACAATTAAAGCGGCTATTGCGATTATTGACGGCATGCGTCCGTATATTGCGCAACACGAACCTGTTCCGTGCAAAAACACTACAATGCCGCCCGGAACAGATAACGCGTGGCAGCACTTTTTGGATCACGTACAGGCGTGTTATTTGCCGCCCACGCTCACCGACGAAGAGCGGGCGACGATTAAGGAAGCCGCTGATTCATACGATGACGGTTGCAATGAGCGCTGCAGGGAAATAACTAAGATACTTCGCGGCCTACTGGAGAGAACGAAATGAGAATCGACCCTGACGTAATTGAAGCATCTCGGCCGGATGATCGCGAGATAGCGTTACTCGCGGCCGAAGTTCGTCGACTACAGGCGGTAATTAACAGCGAAGAACCCACGCATATCGACGATGAAGATTGGTTGCGGCGCGCTATTGTTTCAGACAAAATCGCAATTGCAAAACTAGAAGCCGAGATTGAACGGCTGCGGCCCACCGACGCGGAGCGACTTTTGATTCAGTCTGCGGCCGAGGAGTGGGAGGAACACGCCCAGCACTGGCGAGACAACGACGAGCGAGTGGCCGACGAGTCGGACAGGAACGCCGCCACGCTGCGGGCGTTGCTGGAGCGTACAAAATGAAACGACCACTCGCGGCTGGTTGGCGGATATTTCACTGTGACGCGTGCAGTGAAAAATGGGAGTCGGCCAGCCGAGATCATGCGTCTCCGTCCGGCGAAGAGTGCCCGTGCGGCGAGTGGGTGTTTCCCCATGACGCGCGCACGGACGACACTCTTTTATGCAATGAGTACGGCAACCTCGCAAAAACTTACGAGCGAAAGGTAATCAATGCAACTTGAAGAAGGATACAAGACAGACCGCGGTAACGGGTCTGGCACGACGATTGGTTATTCAGTAGAGGCGCGATCACTTTCAAAGCCGACGTTTGTTCTGGGCAACATGATTGGCGAGAAATGGACACGGATATCATTTTCACGTGGTGAAAAGGGCGTGCCTGTTCCCGGTTGCTGGGACGGATCTGGGCAGTTAGAAAAATTAGGTTTATTCAGCTACGAATCTGCGCAAGCACTGCGGTGGTGGTTTCTCGCGGCAGCCGAAAACGATTTTGTTAATGCTGCGGCTACGCCTTACGCGCCGATCCGCTTACCAATCCCGCGCCCGTGGGATTTAGAAACTCGACTTGTTCGGCACGAGGTTAAATATCAATATGCTGTGACGGCGACATCAGCGTGTGAGTTTGTAGACAACCACGGCGCGCCACCTAAAGAACCAGAGCCGCCAAAAACAAAAAACACGCTGACCGACGAAGAATCGGACTTGTTAGCTTATTTATCCGCACCGCCGGCGTTTCCAGATTTACCAACAAACGTTGAAATAACGCCGATGATGCGCACCGTACTTCGTGATTTATTGAAATCAGCAGAGCCGGAACATGCGAAACGACAAGACCCTGAACAACCGGCAAAAAGCGCAACGGACTAAGCGCGGCACATTTTGGTGCAGCGGTTGCGACCAGAATCGTGTCGGTCAGTGGGGCAAATGCGCTGTGTGCGGCTACAAGGAATGCCCAAAGAAAAAAAGGTAATTGTGGCAAAACGACCTAAGAAAAAACCGGCAAAATCAAAAGAACAGTTCGTCACGTCAGCCGGCGCTTGGGTTAAAACGCCCAAGCAACGTGACGATATGTTTCAAACAGTGACGCTTGAATTTGAAGACGGGACAAAAGGTAGTTTCACCGGGCCCGCTGTTTTGTTTGACGCCATAAAAGAAGTCACAAACATAACGTTTAGTCAGCCGCAAAAATTGCCAGCTGATTGTTCGTGGGGAAACTTATGAGTAACGTAGCGGCGTTGCGCAAATTGGAGCAGCAGCTAACCCTGTGGGCCGCGAAACAACCGCGTGCCGACGGCGCAAAACTTGCGATTGAAACGGCGGACTATTTGAGTTCGCTGGCCACAACAGCAGAGGCCGTCACGGACGAAGACGCGTCAACGCTTGCGCATACATATTTAATGGACGCGCTCACAAAATACGCGGCCGAAACTAAGGCACCGCGCCACGATTGCGTGCCAAAAGTTATTGGCATGGCGATGACGGAGGCGTGCAAAGAAATTCTTCGGCTGCGCGCTATTAAAGGTGACGTGTAATGGCGCTCATCGACTTTGCGGGGTTCGTCCGCCGCTATCAGATAAAAAATTGGCGCGTTCACCGTGTCAGCGTCCGAATGGCGCACGTGTTTGCTCAGCAGTTTGTGCTGGGTTTAAACGGCGCCAAAACACACGACGCGGTTGTTGGGCGCACAAACACGGTTCGGCAGCGGTGGACAATTAAACTCAAAGAACTGGCAATTCGTGCGCTGTGGTTTCCCGTCGGCCGCGAAACAGACCCTGACGCCGCTGATTTTGACTTCAAAAACTTTCGACTGTCTTTTCAGCGTTGCCTGTTCTGCCGCCCTACCTACATGTTTTTTCGGTGGAAAAAGAGCGCGGTGTTTCGTCCGTGCAACCGGTCGCATGTGTGTCCTTTTTGTTACGCTCGAATAAGCTCCGCGCAGTATCGAGACGTACGTAAAAAGTTGCGAGCGATCGGCCGGCACAACAAGGCGACAAAGCTTATTGCTACGTGCCGGGTGGCTGCACGATTTGTGGCCGCACCTGACTGGGATCCACGTATCGGCTGCGGCCTCGATGTCGTAAAAACGTACGAACGATTGCTGTGGGGTGAGCTGCAAAAAGAACGAACTGCCTACGACAAGTGCACAAAGCAGCTGAACCGCAAACTACTCGGGTCGATGTGGCGACTGGCGATAGTTCCGCAGGACAACGGCTGGCTGATAGAAGCGCGACAGTTTTTTCTGCACGCCCCAAAAACAAAACTACCGTGCGTTCGGGTTCGCGGTAGCCGTGTGACGTACATCAAGTCAGTCAAGGTTTCGGATTGTCATGATCAACCCGAGACCGAGTTTTTCTATCTGTTTGGCGAGTTCAATCGCTACCCGATGCAATTGCTGGACGGATATGATGAACTGGTGGCCGCTGTTTTGCGTGCTGTTCACGGCATAAGGCTGCTCGCCGGCACCGGTATTCTGCGGAAAACCGGACGACGACTAGTCATACAGCAAAAACGAAAGGCAAATCATGCCGAGAAGAAAGAGCAGTCACCTCAGCGAATTGCAGCGGCAGAAGCGCGACGAGAACAGGCGCAAGCTTACTCACTTGGACCAGCCGTGGATGCAGCGCCTTGAGTATGTGTGCGCTACGCTTTTTGATAACAACGTGCCGGCGTTTGCGCGGGCTATCGAACTAGACTCGACACATCTTGGTAAAGTATTCAAACGCCAGTATGCCATTTCAGCGCAGTTGCTGGCGCAAATTCTTAGCCATACGCACGTCAGTCCAGACTGGTTGCTGTGGGGCAACGGACCAATGCTCCGCGGCACAACCGTGGAACATCCCGGCGCGCTTCAGCTTCCGCTTCGGCTAAACAGTTCTTTTCCTGTATTCGACACTCTACGGGCGGCGACTCCGCCGTGCGACGCAATGCCGCCAGTGTTGGCTGACAAGCCGAGTTTGATTACGCCCGCGCACGTTGACGTGGCAAGTTTAATTCACAACGCACGCGTTGCCGACCAACCAGTTTTGTTGTTTATATCGGCGCTGGCGATCCATGCCGGCGCCGGTATTACCGCCATAGAATTGCTGCGAAAAAAATACGTCACAGCTGTCGCGACAACCGGCGCAGGATTAGTAGCTGACATTCTCGTGTCTGAACGTGGCATGACGCACGACCTGAACTACGTGGCCCGCTTGGCCGCGAATCAGGGGCTCGGCTATGGCGAGGCTGTCGGGCGCTGGGCTTACTCGCCGCGTGCCGAGAAAGACCGCAGTTTGCTGCACTCGGCGTACACGCTGGGTGTGCCGGCGACAGTGCACGTAGAGTTGGGCGAAATGGCCGGGCACATTTACCCGGACGGTCCGGGCGCAGAGATTGGCGCTGCTTTTGGCGCGGCCACTTATGTAGATCTGTTGGTATTTGCCGAACAAGTTCGTCAGTTATGTGCAACACAAGGCGGTGTAGTGTTGCTTATAGGCGACGTTATGCGCGGCCTGCATTTGTTTCTTCAAGCACGTTGCGCGCTTTCTGACAGCGAACGCGCGCCCAATTTTCACGCTGTTCTTATTGATAGTCACGTTCAACCTTCTTTTGCACCATATGTGAATAGCCACCACGGCATAGCACACAACATTTCAGGCACCTTTAAATCGAACGTGATGACACTTTTAAACGTTTGCGATGGAGTATTCAGTGGACAAATTACAAAAACCGTCGAGTCTTATTCGGGAGTTTCTGGGTAAATTCAAAGCCGCTGATGATCACAGCGCGCTAAAACTACTGGCGTGCACGCTTGAACTTTTTCGCCAAGCGCAGCTGCCGACAAAAAATCCGGCGTTTTTCAAAGCGCTCAGCCAACTAGCGCAAACGACCGGAAACATTAACTGGGGCGCCGTACCTTTTTCGATCACGCAGGCGGTTCTCGGCCGCGGCCCGGCGATCGCCAAACAATACGGCGCGGAAGCAAAAGATACGGCTGGCGTTTTGGTTGCCGCGCTGACGCTATTTGCCGATTTGGTGGAAAACGGCCTCGCGGATCCAGACGTGCCGGCGCAAGATATCTTTGACGCCGTAATCGCCGAGGTTGCCGAGTCTTACAAAAATACTCAAACTGTGAACCCAAGTGCTCCAGAGATTTACAACGAGCGTATGCTTGCGCGCGTGTTTAATCCGGCACAGTTTACGGACACAATGGCTTCGGCATTATCGGCCAGCCTCGTCAGTTTTCGTGACAAATTACCAAGCGGCGAGGTTGGCCCGGCTTATCGCGGCATGTCTTTCGACAACGGTACGAACACGCATTTTTTGCTGTTGGAAACGGGCGAGTTTTTTCCTGTTTCTCCGCGGTCTGCTCCTTCGGTCACTGGCACCAACACTGCAGAAGATTACGCGTCAATCTGCCCGGCGTTACTGGCGTATGTCAGTATCGCTGCGCGGCATCTAGAGATTGCCGCTGTGATCAGCGAAGCGCAGCGCAAACAGATTGAGCGTTCGGGCTATCTAGGCGAGTTTACAAAACCAGCGCACTATGCGGTCGTGCTTCGAGACGATGTCGCGTCGTTAGAGCGCGTTATTGACGGCGCAAAAGAAGCTGCTACGCTCGGAATCACAGGCGCAACAGGCGCGCACGGCGCGTCTATTCAGGTGCCAGTCCCGGACACCGATTATGTTATCTCAATCGACGCGGCAGTCTCGTCAACCGGGTCTTATGTTGTGGCTACGTTGCTGCACTCCGGCCGCGTCGTAATGCGATTGGAGCGCCCACGACAGTTTTCAGCTCGTGGTGTTTATCTGTTTCCGCTAACCGATTGCGTTGTTTCATTGACTGTTATTTATTGAGGCGATACTATGCAAAACGAAAATTTTGATTTTGGCGGGTTTATTGACGACGAGAACCCGTACGAAGAGGACGACGTCGAAGAGGGATACGAAGAGTATTTGACGGTAGAAGCGTTGCTCTGCATCAAATTTGGCGATCGTCGCGGCGCCAAGATTTACAACTTACTGAAAAAGTATGCGACGCGCGCGGCACAGGGATTAGACGGCGGCGAACCCGGTTTAATCTTTAACGACGACGGCGGCGAGTTTGTTAGTTTTACGGACAACGCAACAACCAAAGAAGACTAGATATCCCGGTGGGCATGCCGGTGCCCCAGTTGGTCGCTAAAGCCGTTGCAATCATCCGACGGTCCGGCACCCAAACCGTGAGTGGGTCATAACCACGAGCTGGCGACGCTTGTCATGACGGTATCCGAGGTGTGCGCCAGAAGATACGTAAATGAAGGGATTCAATGCGCGGCTCGGGGATGGTGAAATGGTATCACAATCCGCTTTGGACGGATTATTCTAGGTTCGAATCCTAGTCCCCGAATTTCGACCAGCAAATGTCGATGTTTGACTGTGGCAGTTTGGACAAATGTTGTTATTAACACAAAATTTTTGACTAGGTTTAAATCTCAACCCGGCATTATGACGAAACAAAAAACTAAAACTACGGGCGAAAAAGTACCTCGTGATTTAAAAAGTAGTGCGTATAGATATACTGTCGATGAATTTTTGACTGTTCTTGTAAATTGCGATGAGGTTGTGTTGTTTTACGATACGTGCAACATGTGTGAGTATCGTTACACAAAAACTGCCGTGGCATTTGAAGACGCAGAACAATATTCAAACGATGATACAACGCTGGACTCTATTTTTGGGGCCTTTGCCGTAGATGAAGACAAATATTTAGAGCATCGTGCTGATTACTGGAAATGTTTAGTCCCCGGCGGAGATTTATTGGAATTTTTTGTGCACCATGAAGATCAAGCTATGGAGTACGCAACAACAAAATTAAACACGCCGCGCTCCCAGCGCGTGTATATGGATTGCGTGTCACTTGTGCACTCTATTCCCGTTGGCGCTGTGCACAAGTGGTTAAAATTTGTTGGTCGCCAGTTTTCTGAAATACCACGCGGCAACAATATAAAACACAAACCGTTTCGAACTACTTTTATGTAGTTTTGACTAAAGACGCCGGGTAGAGGAGTTTGGTCGTCCTCGCTAGCCTCATAAGCTAGAGATCGTGAGTTCGAATCTCACCCCGGCTATTCGGAGGCTGACGGTTGAGCTGCGGACTAATTTTGTTTACTTGGAGTTAATCATGGCTGATCGCTTTCAATTAGAAACGGATATCACAAATCTCCACAACACGGCAGACGACCTTGATATCGTTGTCGAGCGTATTTTGGAAAAAGAAGACATCGACATTGACGACGTTGCAAATGTTTTGATCGGTATTGCCTCTATGACACGCATGCGCGCCGATAAGGCGTTTGATACTTTTAAGGCGGTGTTCAAATTAGACGGGTGTGTTTCTTCGGAGTCTTGCACATGACTGGCGCTTATCTGCGCGTAGAACGCGACGGCAAATGGAAAAACGTAGAAGTTGAGCACCTTACAGAAGATGAACTGAAAGAGAAGTTTTTAAAGCGTGAGCCGGAAGAACTTGTCAACTGGATGTCGATGTTGTGCGGTTATCTGCGGCGGCTCGAACCATTGCTGCAAGATCTTGAGCGAGATGGTATTATTGCAAAAGTGATCGACAATCCGCCGCCCGACGGCGAATGATTTAAAGTTACGTGCGTGTAATCAAGGCTGCCGCATGTTCAATCCGAATAATATCTCTAAAACTGAGCAGCACTTTATTCGGACGTACGTAGCCGCGATGAAACGCGACTACCACCTGCTCTGGTCCGTTCTGGAGCTGATGAATCCAGACAATTTCGGCATCAAAGAGATTGTTGCCGCTGCGCGAACGGCGCGAGCCCTGCAGGAAATGCATGCAGACTTTGATACAGAGCTTTTAGCTCTGCAGAAAAAACATCGTCTGCCGCCAAAGGCGCTCAGCCTACCGGCGCCGTCAACCGCGCAGCTGGCGGAGCTGTTTACGCTTTCGTTTTTCAAAGTCGTTACGACAACGCCAAAAGGCAAAAAGAAAGACGACGGATTTTTCAGCGGCGAGCCTGAGTCGTGGAAAGAAATGACGCACACGATTCAGTCGATAGACGTTAATAAACTGCCAAAAATCATCGGATCGTATATCGCTACGCTGATAAAGCTATTTAAACCGTTTGACTACGGCGCAGACATGACTGACACGCCGGTCAATCCGTACTGGCAATTACCGTACGGAACTAAAAACTACACCAAGCAATACGACGAAGATGAGTATTTTGATGACGACGAAGATTATGACTACGAAGAAGATGAAGATTAGGAGCAGCGCGTGAAACCTCTTTTCGTTTTTACCGCCGACCTGCATCTCGAAGACGGCGCATGGTCAACGCGTCCCGGCATTTATGGCGACGCGTATTACAGCTTCAATCAGATTATTGACTACTGCGTCGAACATCGGCTGCCGCTGATTCTTGGCGGCGATGTTTTGGAAAAGAAAAGCAACTCCGCGCGACCAATTGCGCAACTGTGCAACGGACTGAGTCGGATGCAGGTCGCAAACTTGGATGTTTACTATATTCAAGGCAATCACGAGTATGATCGGAATGCGCCGTGGTTGAGCGTACACAAATGGTCACGACACATTCACAAACAAACTGTGACCATCAATGGCGTTCGCGTATACGGGCTCGACTGGCTTCCGCGCGGAGAGATTCAGACCGCGTTCAAAGAAGTTCCGGCTGACACAGATATTTTAATCGTGCATCAAGTCTGGAAAGATTTCATGGGCAACGTCGGCCGCACCGAATGCGAGTTGACTGACGTGCATCATGTTCAGACCGTGTTGGCTGGCGACTTTCACGTCACTAAAACCGTGGAAAGCACCAACGCGCAGGGGAAGCCGATTCGAATGCTGTCGCCCGGTTCTATCTGCATGCAAGATTGCGGCGAAGATCCGTCAAAGTTTTTCTTTGTAATCAACGACACGCACGACGGCGGCTTTGAGTTTTGGCCGGTACCGCTTAAGACACGCCGGTTTATCAACTACAGCGTGCGCGAGCAGGAGTTGCTGGATAGCTTGTGTGCCGGGCAGTTTGAGCGCGACATCAAAGATATGTGCGAGTTTGCCGAGCTGCCTGCCGAGATTGCTAAGCCGATTGTGCGCGTCAAGTTCAACAAACAGCTACCTGACGCGTACATCCGCCTCGTCACCGCGCTTGGCGAGTCGGCCCACGTATTTTGTGAGGCGCTGACAAACAAGGACGACGGCGACAAACGCGCGAGCACACGTGATGTTGCCAAAAATGATTTACTGTCGGCGCTCGGTGATTTACTAGGCGCCGGCACTGACGCTTATAAGCTGGCTGCGGCGTTGCTTGCAGCTGAAGACGCAAACAAAGAGCTTGATGTACAGTTTTCAAAATACATGACAGGAGAACCTAACGATGCAGCTCTTGCGACTAGAAGTGAAGAATTGGGTACACCACCGCTATCGAGTGTGTGAGTTTACCCGCGGGCTGGTAGCGATTCTCGGCGAAAACGGTTCTGGCAAGAGCAGCTTATTCGGCGCGATTCGGTGGCTGCTGACCGGCGAGAATCCAAACTTCGGCGTGAAAGCCGACAACATTTCGCAATATGCCCGCGAAGGCGAACCGGCGTACGCCACGCTGGAATTTGAGCACAACGGCCATATCGCCGTCGTGACGCGGCACCTGCTGCCCGAAAAGGAGCAGGCGACGTTGGTAGTTGATGGTAAAGAAATCGGCCGCGGCGATAAGAGCGTAACTGCCGGCATAGAAAAGTTGCTTGGTGTCGACGCCAAATTTATTAGTCGGTTTATCATCGTCGCGCAGACCGAGATTTTTTCGTTTATCGACGACAATCAAACTGACACAGATAAGTTTTTTCAGCGATTGTTTAACACTGCTCGCGCGGACAAATGTCAAGACGTGATTGGCAAGTCTCTATCAAAGTTAAACATTCCTGAAATTGTTCAAACCGCGGACGAAATAGCGACGCAGGCTGCCGCTGCGGCACAGCAGGCGGCCGAGTTGTCTACTCAAATTGCGCAACTGCCAAATCCTGATGACATTGTGTCGCTTATGCGGGCCGACCAGACGACGATTCAGCAGTGGGAAGCACGTGACCGCGGCGCCAGTGAGCTGGCCAAGCTCGAACAGCAACTGGAGCAGCAGCAGAAAAAGTTAGACGATCTTGTAAACGCGTCGGCGCAGTACGACGCTGACTTGCTCGCGCTGACGGCCGCGGCAAACGGGCAAGAAGAGTCGCACGCTGCGGCGAGAGTCGCGCTGGGGCACTGGGCCAGCTACAAGAGCGTTGCCAAAGCCAAGGAAAACTTTCAGCTTACTCGCGCGCAACTCGCCGCCGAGCGAGAGAAAGACCAGCAACCTGAAAAGCCCGGACAGCCCACAGCCGAAGAGATGCGGCGCGATCAACACTCGCGTGAGCAGCGCATTAAAGAAGCGAAGCGTTTTATTGATATGTTTTCATCGGAGGGCGTAGCCGAATGCCCGACGTGCCACACGCCGTCGTCTCAACTTGCCGCGCAGGTTGAACAATACAAAGCAGATCTTATTAAAATGGAAGAAGAGCTGGCGGAATTGAAAAATGCCGCTAGCCGTCAGGCGTTTAAAGAGGGTGTGTGGCAGGATTGGGAAAAACGGCAGAAAGCGCGCGAAGCGAAGGAGCAGCAGCTTGACGCAGCGGAAAAAGATTTACTGGCCGTAAAACCGCCAGATCTAAGCGAGGACGAGTTACAACAGGCGGTCGTCGACTACGAAGAATTTCAGCGCGTTAAAAAAGAGATTGAGCCGTTAGCGCAGAAAGCTCGCGAAGAGCGGGCGCAGGTGAATGGCGCCATTGAGGCTTTACGTGCGCGTAAAAAACAACTAGAGGACGATCTAGCGCAAATTTCGACAACGCAGGCGGACGCACATATGGCGCAGACACGGCTGCAACAGCTGCAATCGCAGTTGAAGACGCGGACGGGTTTATCAGATCAGCGCGCGCAAATTTTGTTTGAGAAGAAACGACTAGATGAGCAGGCAGCGGATGTTCGGCAGCAAGAGGAGCGCGCTAAAAAATTACGGAGTTGGTCGGGCGTTGCCGAGAAGGCGCGAGAGGCGTTAAAGAACGCGCCGCGACTCGTAGCGCAACGCAACTTACAGCGGTTAGAGTCCGCGATTAACGAGCTGCTGCAGGTGTTTCGAGTTAACTTTGTTATCAAGGTAGCCGCGGATGGAACACCAACCTTTATTGCCGAGTTCTTCGACGGGCGAAGACAAGTCGCTCAACGATTATCTGTCGGGCAGAAGACGGTCTTGGCACTTGCGTTTCGCGTCGCCGTCAACGCCATGTTTGCAGAAGAAATCGGGCTCCTCGCCTTGGATGAGCCGACCGCGTCTTTGGATCAGCCGCGTATTCAGGCTTTAGCGCCGGTTCTTGAAAAATTACGCGAGTTGTCTACCGCGAAAGGCTTGCAGTGCTTGCTGGTTACGCACGCAATCAATCTGTCGCATTTGTTTGAATCGGCAATTGAACTAGAGGCCCCGGAGTTACGGCATGTACAGCGTAGTTGATGAAAACGTAATCAAACTGCACACGCACACAGATGGGCGGATCTGGTTTTCAGTCGGCATCGGCCCGGCAACAAACTCTGATCAGCTGTTAGATTCGTTTTTACTTTCTCCGGTTCTTAATGGCATGGGTGTGCAGGTTCGTGTGCTGGGTTTGCCGCAAAACGCAGAGCTAATTTCTGCGCTGTATCTGCGGCATTACAAAAACGAGATCAATCGCGTCGAGGTGGCCGGGCCGAATATTTTACACACGGCAGACGACATTTATGACCCGCAGATTGTGCTGCGCCGGATGCGCAGCGTAGACGTTGCGCCGGCGGCCGGCGGGTGGCACAAACTCTCCGTGCACGACTATCCGACGTACGCCATGCTCGGTCGGCTGCAGCGAGCAAACTTCGTTTTTGACGACGCGGCAAAAACGTATTTTCGTATGCACCCGGCGCACAAGGCGCTGATGTTCATACCGACGTTGTCCGAAGAGGTCGCGGCGCAGCTACTGGCTACTATTGTTGATCCGCGCTGGTACGTTGACCGAAAAGCACCCGACCGGGCGGCAAAGCTCGAACTGTTTTTAGGCTTAACGCCACAAGTGCAGGAGTACGTATCTACGCCTACGCGCTTGCTACACAAAAGTCGAGAACTGCGCTGCGCAAATGTTTTACGTGCGTGGAAAACTGTCGACCCGGCGGAAGTTGATCTGCAAAATCCGGCAAACTTTTTATACCGCATTCACAAAGCCGTCCGCGGCGGCACTAAAGGTGATCTGCGCGCCTCGCAGGCGTTTGTGCGTTATTTGCGGTACAACTGGCTTGATGGTCTTGAGATGCGTCGTGGTGCGAAAGACGGGTTGTTCGCGCCTAACATGTTTTTCAAGACGCCGACTGAGCGCGCAGCGTACGCAGAGCATATGAGCAAGAAGCAGCCGTGACATGCAAGAAATAACTATCAAAATCCGGTTCAACCGTGTGTGTCTTGGCGCGGCAAAAAAGAGGCGGCACGGCCAAGTCATTTTTTGCTTTGATCGCGACCCGAGCCAGCGCGTTATGTTTTTACCGTCCGCTTGGCTGTCGTGTATGCGCTACGCGGCCAAGATCGCCAATAGGCATCACACGGACGTCAAAAAAATCGACTGGTGTCCGATCGTCATGGGCGAACCCAGAAACGATTGGCGGCGGACGATTTTGACGCCGCAAGCCGATAATCAGCTGCGCAGCCACTACGCGCTTCACGAGGCTTTTCGGCCCGGCGATATTGTGATATTGTCGGCAGTGCTTCCAGACGAAATTCCGTTGGGAGATTTTGTGCACCTACTCACTTTAGTTGGAAAGTATCGGGGTTTTTCCCCGTTCAACAACGCGCAGGAAAAGTATGGGACATTTGAAGTCCTTTCCGTCGAGCCCGTCTCAGGACCGGGAAGCGACGGCTAGTATGATTGCCCAGCCCGTTACAATTACACGTGTTGGAAACGTTTTAACGCTTACCGGCGCAGATAACGCGCCCTTAAATGACGAGCTGATCAAACGGCTCACTCACGACCTGCGCTATTCTCATGTCGAGCAGGTTCACGGGCAGGCTCGCCGAGATCCGATTACCGGGCAGCGGATGTTCTTTCAAACGAAAGAATACAAGTTACACCGCGTCGAGCACGGGCATGTAATCGTGCTCAGCGGGTATCTTGCCCGTATGGTGAATCGACTGAAAAAGCTTGGCTGCCCCACTCTGCTTGTTGACCGGTCAGGCCCGCGAAAGCGCCCTGATTGCTTCACGCCGCAGTGGGAAAACCTAGACGGGCGAATCACGTTTCGTGCTCGGCAAGAAGAATGCTTGCGTACAATTTCCCGAGTTCCGTGCGGTATTATTAAAGCCGTTACGGGGTTCGGCAAAGCGCAACCAGTTACGGAGCCGGTGTATACCGATATCGGACCTGTACCGATCGGCGCTATTCAAATCGGTGATTATGTGATTGGCGCTAACGGTTATCCAACAGAAGTAACCGGAGTTTATCCGCAGGGCGTTAAAGAAGTCGTGGAAGTCGAATTTTCCGACGGGTCTAAAGTTCGTTGCTGCCAAGAACATCTGTGGAACGTCAGAACAAAAGCACAGAAATGTCGTAACACGCCCTATAAAACAGTTCAGATTGCAAATTTAATGCACGATCTGTACGACAATCAGGGCAACGCAAAATGGTTCGTGCCTGTAGCGGCGCCCGTGCATTTTCAACAAAGAGTCTTGCCGGTTGATCCGTATTTGCTGGGTGTACTTTTAGGCGATGGTGGGCTTACGCAAAGCAGTATTCGCTTCAGTTCTGCTGATAGTGAAATTGTGACTCGCGTTGATAGCATTGTGCAGCCGCTGGGCCTATCGGTTCGATATGTGTCGCAATATGATTGGCGTATTACGCATGGAATAAAAAAACGCGAGAATCCGTTAAAAAGCGCTTTAGACGCGCTTGGTGTGTGTGTGCTATCACACGATAAAGAAATACCGGCCGCGTATAAGCATGCTAGTTTCGAGCAGCGACTAGAATTGTTGCGCGGGTTGATGGACACAGACGGCACCGTGCGCAAGAAGCAGTATCACGTTGAATTCGGCCCGGTTGCGTCAAAGCAATTAGCCGAAGATGTTTGTGAACTTGTGCGTTCTTTGGGCGGTGTAACGCGCGTCAAGCCGCAGGAATATGCGGCACAGCCCGGAAAAGTGTATTACCGCGTGGCCGTGAATCTGCCAGTAAATCCGTTCTGGCTGCCGCGTAAGGCTTCGTTGTGGCGGGCGAAAACAAAACAAGGCAAAACGAAAGCCATTACAGCGATCCGTCCGGCCGGAAGTTTCCCGTGTGTGTGTATTTCAGTCGCCGCTGACGACGGTTTGTATTTGACAACAAATTACACAGTGACGCATAACACAACGCTGATTGGCGCCGCAGCCCTACTGTTCCCGACAGCCAAGATTCACGTAGTAACAAAGTCAGTTGACGTTGCTGATCGCATCGTGCGCAGTCTGAAACGGCTGTTGCCGAAGGTCGGCCGCGTTGGTGATGGGTGGAAGCAGTGGGAACGTGTGACGGTGATTACTGCCGGCAGCTTGGCGCACTCAGACGGCGACGCAGATTTTCTGTTTGCCGACGAAGTTCACCAGCTTGCCACGCTCAACTTTTCCACGGCTCTTGCCGCGCGCTATCGCACAAGCCGTAATTTCGGTTTGAGCGCGACGCCATACGCGCGTATGGACAACGCTCATGCCGTGCTTGAGCCGATGTTCGGTCCGATGGTATTCGAGCTGACGTATCAGCAGGCCGTCGAGCTTGGTCTGGTCGTGCCAGTTCGGGTCAACTGGCTGCCGATGCGCCTGCGGTCGAACCCCGCGGAGCGCTACGGAAATCGCGTGGCGCGCAAGCGATACGGCATCTGGACAAACCATGAGCGGAATCGTATCATCGCCGAAGCCGTGCGGGGATATCCAGAATCGCATCAGATTTTGATCCTCGTAGAGACGATTGAACATGCTGTTCATCTCGGCGCGCAATTGCCTGATTTCAGTCTCGTCTATGGAAACATGTCGCCGTATGACTGCGCGGGGTATCGGAAAAAGGGTTTGCTGCCCGCCGACTACAAACCGCTCACAGACATACAAAAATACGATATGCGTTCACAGTTCGAGTCTGGACAACTCAAGCGCGTAATCGCCACGGACGTATGGGCCACCGGCGTTGACTTCGAACAGTTAAATGTTCTTGTTCGCGCCGATGACCGGGATAGCGATATTGTCGATGTGCAAGGTCCGGGGCGTGTAAGCCGAATTTACACAGCCCCAGACGGCACACGAAAAGAGTTTGGCGAAGTACTGGATTGCATGGACACGTTTGACCCGACCTTCTACCGGAAGAGTCTGGGTCGACGAAACAGCTATAAACTCCTCGGATGGGAGCAGAATTGGCATGACGCGCAGCGCTCTTGGCGATCCCGCGGAACTGACAGCGGGGAATGATTTAGATCTTTTGTCAGTCGACTGGTATCAATTTCTTACGCCGCCGCAAAAAGCCGCCTACATTCGATACCAGTACATCCATCTGAACGAACGTGTTCACGATTGGGAAGCTCGGGCGCATATTAAAAGACGCCCGATGTGGGACGGCGGTAAAGATAACTTTGGCGTAAAACACACGCCAGTCTGGGGCAAAATCCTGCGCGCTGCCGAACGCGCAGGCGCCGATCTTGGCGGTTGGGTTTATGCGCATTTCTCGGCGCTCGCCACGGAGCGCATTTCGACGGGACAGCAGCGCTTAACTGAAATGCGCCCGTCTGTTTTATACAGCTCTAAATCCGCCGAGATTTACCGCGATTACGTGACGCATATGCCGCGGATAATCAAAAATCGTTTTCACGTGGCGGCAGAGACTCTGCAGCTACGCATAGCGACAACCGCGATATACAAAATGCCTACAGCCGCGCAGGAGCTGTACGTACTCTGCGACGAAAGTTACGTTACAGCCACGCCGTTTTTTCGAAACGCGTTCGCGGCCAGCCGTAACTGCGAAAAAGCTGTAGAGCGTTACCTGTGGAAAGCCGCGCTCGATTACGAGGCGCAGCAGCGATCATATGACGCTGTAATGGCAGCGCATCCAGAATACAAATGGTGGATAGAGAACGAGATTAAATCAGGCGTTGTCGAGATACGGCAGCATTGGAGAAATTACGATGCCGAGTGAATTCATGGATGAAAAGCCAAAAACAGTTGACGCGGTAACAGCGCCCGAGATCGGCACAATGATTTCGGGTCTTTTACGGCACCCGGCGCTGCTGCGCGACTCGTTGCGTGTCGGGCTTTCACACGGCCATTTTGGACAATCGATCGACGAGCTGCCGTTTTATTACCTGTTCGCGGCAATGAAAGAATTGAGTGAGCAGTTTGGCGCGCTTACGGCCGACATGCTCACCACTCGACTGCTGGCGTGGCGTGATAACGCTGTTGCAGGGACAGCGGCGATTGCACTAAGCAACGACGCCGTTGACGCGCTGGTGCGATTTGTCGACGAGTGCTTCCGTGTTGCGCCGCTCGCTGAAGTCGAAGCCCGCGCCGAAAAGTCATACATTGAGGATATTGTTCGGCGATTTATTCGGGAGCGGATGATCAAAGGCGAGGCGCAAGCGGTATTAAATACGTTTGGCGGCGCGCCAGATAATCTAGAGGCGCAGTTAGCGCAGTGGACAAGGAAAGCGCAATCGGTCGACGCGCTGGGCAAGAGCTTCGAGAATGCGGCCATGATGCCTGAAATCGGGCAGCCCATCGCGCTCCCGCCAGTTGCTGTGCCCACAACGCTCCCGTTTATTGACGAGTATCTGCAGGGCTTTCGGCAAGGTGACATTATTGGCGTCTTAGGGCCGTATGGCGGCGGTAAGACGACACTTCTGGCAGTTACGGCTGTGCGTATGGCGCAACAGTACGCCGCACACTCGCCCAACAAGCTGTCTGTGTTTATCGGTTACGAAGATCCGGCCGAAAAAATGAATCCGACGTTTTGGTCTGCCGCGGCGCAGATTGACCGCTCGCTATTCGCCGTTGGTCGCGACTTCTGGTCGGAACTGTCTACAGCTGAAAACCTCAAAGACTACGATCGAGAGTTGCCTGTGAACAGAAACGGCGAAGTAATGTTTGGAGAGCGCGAGCGCTGGGTCGCCGCCAGTTCGTGGTTCAATAATAACTTTATGTATCTGGACTTTTCGCAAAACGAAAAGACCGGCAACCGCGGCGCCGGTGGTGTGGCGGAAATTGTTATTGCGCTTGAGCAGCTGGCCCGCGAACGCGGAATGGAAATTGGTTTTGTTGCCATTGACTATTGCGGCGTTATGGTGGAGCGTGAAATGAACGCAAACGCCAAGACGAAATACGCTGAGTCGTTGGCGCGGCCGATTAAAAACGCTGTTGATCAACTGCGTGCGAGGATTGCTGTGCCCACAGGTGCGGTGATCATGCTGGCGCATCAGCTTGCGCAAGGTGAGGTCAAGAACATTCCGTCATATCGGTACGTTTCGCACGCCGACGCGTCTGGTTCAAAGTCATTCGCGGAGAACCTTCACGCGTGTCTCTGCGTCAACGCACGAGACGAGTCGTGCCATGTATCGACAATTTATTGGTCTAAGTTGCGGTATCTTCGGGCGGATAATCTCAAGGGGCTAATCAAAATCGACGATAGAGTCGCGGAGATTCGTCTTGTGAATGACGAGTACACTGCATCTGAAGCCGCTAAGCGAATCATCCAGCGTGGTGACATTGCCCCGGTTACTCCAGAAGAAGCGCAGGCGCTCATTCGGCCGCGTTCTACACCCCGGCGGATTATGCCGGTAGACACATTTGCTGAAGACATGATGTCGTGAGAGGAGTCAGTATGAAAATGGCGGTTTCAAAAGCGCCAAGTTCAAATCCCCTGAATCCCGTACTGTATGGCCTGCTCGCGCACAAATTCGGCGAAGTGAATATCGCAAACGAAGGTGTGCCCGCGCAGGTCGAACAATTTGATGATCCCCTTCGCCGCGGCAAGTCTACTTATCGTGGCAGTTGGGGTGAGTATTACTGTGTGTGTTGTCCGTTTTGTCGTGATCAGCGAAATCGTCTGTGGGTAAATCACCGGTACGGAGCAGACATTCGAAATGGTCGTCGGGCAAACACGCATCTGGTCGTGTGCTACAACGAAAACTGTCTTGATAAGCCCGGCCGGCTAGAGCAGTTTGAAGATATGGTTTTTGGCGCAGGCCGGCGGATCCTTATGCGGACGCCGATTCGGTCAGTCCCGCTCGACACCGCACACGAAACGATCGAACCACCCGGCGAGATTCTACCGATTGATTCGCTGCCTGAGTATCATCCGGCTGTCGAGTATTTGGCGTCTCGCGGATTTACAAATATTCGTGAACTTGCCGACATGTTCAAAATCGGCGTGTGTGTAAAGCCGCGGCTAGATAAGCACCGGATCATGCACGGGCGAATTTACATTCCTGTGCATTTTCACGGCCAGCTGGTTGGCTGGCAGGGTCGTGTAGTTGGAGAGGGCAAAAACACCGTCAAATACTACAACGGCATGCGCAAGAGTCAGGTCCTTTACAACTACGATAATGCGGCCGAACAACCTGTTGCCGTTGTTGTCGAGGGCGTACCGAGCGTGTGGCGCTTGGGAGTTGCAGGCGTCTGCATTTTTGGTAAGACGTTATCTGCGTGGCAGTGCAACACGATCGCGACGACATGGGCAAACAAGCCTGTGTTTGTCGTTCTTGATCACGACGCGCAGACCGAGCTTGAGCATGTTGTGGCGGCGCTTTGCCAAAGAAACGTTAACGTCGTTCCGGTTATTCTCCCGGACGATCGTGATCCGGCGGACTATTCGCGCTCGGAATTATTTGAGATGTTGTCGGCTGCTGCTGACGCTGTTGATGTCACGGCAGATCTTTCATTTTTGTTATGAGGCGTTATGACACAGGGTATTTCGCTCACGCATCGTCTTACGCAGACGCTGTATGACCCGAATACAGAAGATTTCACTGCAGCGGCATACCCGTTCATTCCGCTTACGGAACCGGGTATGCCGCCCGCAGGGCCAGATTTTATTGCGCATGCCGTAGCGCTTGGCGACGAAATTGACGAGACGGCCGCAAAGAAAAAGAAAAACGTTCCGGTTGGTACACATCTGACTAACCTGTACCGGAACGCTCTTTATCGCCCAGACTTCCATCTGCCGATTTCGCACAAGTCGTCTAAAGAACTTATTCCGGTACCGTTTCTTCCCGGTCATCGCTGGGGGAAACGCGGTGCCGCAGTAGAGACTTACGGTCCTTGGCGCAAAGCGAAGGTGATGGTAGTTGGCAAGCTCCCCGGGTACTACGAAATGGAAAGCCTCAACGCGACCGCCGGGCCGGCGATGCTCGCGCTGGCCGACATCTTTGAGGATTGCGGCATCAGTCCCGAGATGTACGAAGACTGGTACGTCACGTTTGCCTGCAAGTTTGCTCCGCCGATGGAGATCACGGCTGTGCCGGCGGCGTGGATTAAGAACTGCGCCATCTTGCTCGAACAAGAACTGCGCATCGTCCAGCCCGAGTTTATTTTGTGCCTCGGTAACGAGGCGACAAAAGCTGTGATGCGCACGACTAGCGCGATCACTGGTTTAGCCGGGCGGATTCTTGATGTTTCGGCCTTAGACGCCGAAGGCAACACACGGACGATGAAAGCTATGTCGGTCATGCACCCAGCTTTTGTTGTGCGCAAGCCAGAGGCGACAGAAGATTTCGTTGGACAAATTAGGCGATTCAAGGCGCTAATTCATGACGAGATTTTAGACGAGGAAGCCGTCGATCATGCCGACGTTTACACCGAAGAAGCGTTGGCTGAGATTGTTGATGCCATGATCGCTGATCCCGACCCTAACTCCAATATCATCGCTATCGACTGTGAATGGCACGGCGACTATCCGACAGAAGAGGGCGCGTATCTGCGCACTGTTCAGATATCAAATAAAGACAAGTGGGCTCGCACTATCGTTCTGCGGCATCAGGGCGGCGCAGAAGCGTTTCAACCGAATTTGGACGCGGCGCGTCGTTTGCTAACGCGGCTGCTTAAAAGCACGCCGGAGCGGCACGTTCGCGTGGGAGGGCACTTTTTCCGCGCTGACTTGCCGTGGCTTTTTGATTTTGGCGTGGATGTGCGCGCGGAATACGCCCCCGCCGAAGATCCAGACGATCGTACGCGCGGCGGATGGGACACGAGTCTTATGTATCACGCCGTCAACGAATGCGCGCGTTACGGCCTTGACGAGTGCTCCATGCGATTTACTGCTGCCCCAACTTACTGGGAACCGCTGGATCACTGGAAGAAAAAGTACCGTTCTGATAACAAATTGAAGGCAAGCGAGGTTGGCGGTTACGGCGAATGCCCGGCGCACATTCTGCACCCGTACGCGTCATACGACGTTGACGTCACTCGACGCATCATGATGCGGTTTTACGGCACGAACGGTAAAGACGGGATTATCGCTCGTTCAAGCACCGGGCACGACTGTTGGCTGCCGTACTGGACCGCGCATAACGCATCTCTGGCGTTTCTTGAAATGGAGATGACAGGGCTCGAAATAGACCGCAACCGCGCCGACGAACTGACGACGCTGTTCATGAATACTCAAGAACAACTGTTAGCAGAAATTCGCGCGGAACTTAACTGGCCGGCGTTCAATCCAAAATCGCAGCCCCAGTTGGCCGTCGCATTGTTTGGTCGTGACTTTGCTGATCGCTATACAAACGCGCCGCCCATTCCAGACGACGCGCAAACGCTTGATTTGCGTCCGGTCAAAACTACTGGTAAGCGCCCCGTACTGTGGAACGAGTTATCGTATCGTGGCGTTAATGCCGACACTGCGACACCCAGTACCGATAAAGAAAGTCTGGGTATCCTAGGGCACATCAATTCGACCGCGGCTAAAATTCGTGACTATAAGTTTATTAGTCAGGTGCTGCAGTCTGTATTGCGTAAACCCTCGGAAACAGAAGACGGAGAATACGAACTCGATGAAAACGGTAATTACACGTACGAAAAAGGTCTTGTCGGCTGTGTTCACTCCGACGGTAAAGTTCGTACGCACATGTTTCAAACGAAGGAAACCGGCCGGGCATCTTCGTCTCGTCCTCCGCTCCAAAACCTCAGTTCGCGCCGGGAAGACGACTACAAGCGTATCCTCGGAAAGGACAAATACCAGCATCCCGTCCGCTCGATCCTTCGTGTACCCAAGGGCTGCGTTGGCATCGAAACCGACCTCACTGGTGCGGAACTGGCGGTCCTCGCGTGGTTGAGTCAAGATAAAAATATGATCGAGCACGTCCGGCGTAATCTTCTTCCAGAGGATCACCCGGATCACTACGACATTCACAGCCAGCAAGCTGTGAAGACTTTTAGGCTTAGCGGCGTCACGCCAACAAAGCAGGGTATGGCTGACGCTGGTGTAAAGGGTTTGCGTGTCGCAGCCAAAAACGTGAATTTCGGTATTCCGTACGGCCGCGGCTCAGAAGCTCTTGCGCGGCAATGCAAAGAGGAAGGACACGACGTAACGGCCGATCAGTGCCAAGCGATGATAGACGCTTACTTCCAGTCGTATCCCGGTACAAAGACGTTCTTGGCCGAATGCCGCGCTCGGGCGCAAAATCCGGGCTGGCTCGTTGGCCCATACGGGCGATTCCGTCGGTTCATGCCGACGAAAGACAGAGCCGTACGTGGCGAGCAAGAACGTCAGGCGCAGAACTTTCCGATTCAAGGTGGAGTGGCTGACGCTGTATCGATCGCGCTTTACAACTTCTATAAGTACCGCGAAGAACATTCAGACATCGACTACAAAATCGCGCTGCAGATTCATGACGCGATTGTGTTAATTGTGCCGCTAGAGCACGCTGAACGTGTGTACAAAGAAGTTATTCCGACGTGTATGGTGGATGGTGTGCCGTTCTGGCCACATCGTCTTGACGGCACACAAATCGAAGGTGCCGGGCCGTATCACTTTGGAATGAGCCGAGACGTGTTTTTCCATTGGGGAGAGAACCTGAAACCCGAGAAATCTAGGGGTTTGGGTATCGATTGGTTTTGTGACGAATAGGTCTGGACAGAATGGTTTTGTCTGCTATAGTTGCAGACATCCACATAGGGCAATAGGGCCCTTATTAACAAAGAGAGGTTTTTATGCCACGCTACAATGCGTCGAATTTTGCGGCAATTGATCCCGAATACCGGAAGGCCAACAACATTGGCGCCGGTGGCTCTAACAGCAAGAGCCGATACGCCTACGGCAAGCAGAATAACATTCTGATTGCATCTGGCAGGGAACTCCTCGACAACGGCCTGTGTCTGCGCCTGTTGCCGATCTACGAGGAAGGTAAAAAGGGCGAGACGTTCGCCAACTTCCGCGAGGGCCACGATAACGTGGCTATGGGCGACTGGAGCCGCCTGCTGACTTGCGCGCACTGGGTAGGTAACCCGGGCATTTGCTACATCATTCACGACGGCAATCCCGACGTGAATCTGTATGAAAGCCCGCTGCACGTTCTGCGCAAGGTCGCGTACGACAGCTCCAAGGACAACCCGCACCCGACGCTCGGTCGGCTGTTCGCGGAGCTGCTGTCCAAAGAGTTTGTACGTAACTCGCACATTGGTTCGCTGAAGAAGCCCGAAAAGACGATGTTTATTTCGGCGACTTCTGTGTTTGTTGACGAACACGGAAAGATCGTTCTCGGCGCGTTCTCGGACGATAACAAGCGTAACGCCCGCATTATTGGTTTGAAGACCAGTGCGGCTGAGGCGTTAGCTGCGGCGCTCAGCGTTCGTGACGAAAACACGGGCGAATATCTGAGCGGCGACCTGCTGTCGTTTGGTCCGGCGAAGTTGTTTACGATTCTTCCCGAAGCGTTTAAGAGTGGCGGCGCCAATCTTATCGCGACAGGTGTTGAGGGTCCGACGACGTTCCAGTGCCCGAAGTTTGCGCGCGGTGCGCAGAGCGCGAAGTACATCGTTGGCTATCCGCATTCGCGGAGTGATTACACGCACTTCGGTATTCTCCACGACACGTTTAACGGTCAGGAGATTTCGCTGGAGCCGTACGCGGAGCGCATTGTCGCTGAGGCCGGCACGTGGGAAGATTTCCTACGGCTGCCGTCGTACGAGGAGCAGGCTGAGATGCTGGCGCCGGTGTTTCCGCGAGAAGCGTTGGATTTCGCGTGGCGTGATTTCCCGCAGTATCTCCGAGCGCTGCCAAAGGGTACGTCAACGTTTCAAGGCGTAGACACGCCCGTCGAGGATCTTGAGGCGCCTGCTCCTCCGCCGCGCGCGACTGCGCCGGCAGCGCGGAAGCCGGCCCCGAAGCCCGACCCCGTAGCGCCGTGGGATCCGCAGCCCGACGCCGAAATTTCGGCGGAGGCTGAGGAGAGCGTCGCTGACTTTTTCTCTAACCCGCCGCCGGCTCCTCCGGCTGCGCCGACGGCCGCTGTGCCGCCGAAGCGCGATTCTGCTGACATTCTGGCTCGTGCTCGTGCACGTGCGGCCCAGAAATAATCTTTCGGCTCTGGCTCCGGCACCGCGTATTTCTCTGTGGCGCGTGTGCCGGAGCCGGGGTTTTCATATCAGAAAGGAAACTACATGGACGTTTTAACGTCTCTCCCGCAGCCGCCGTCGCGTGATTTACTTGTTAAAGACATTTTGCGCGAAATAGAGCATGACGAACTCGTAAATCCGTTTTTTCAACGCGAATTTGTTTGGCCAGAAAAGAAACAACGCGATTTTATTCAATTTACGTTGTTAACCGGCCGGCTTGAAGCTGCGGTACACACCTACTGTTTGCCTAACAGTTTGATTCGATATTTAAAAGATGGGCGGCAGCGTTTGACAACGTTGAACAACGCCATTTCAACACCAGCAAATTTTAATTTGACGCCGCAGCAAGCAGATCTGTTGAAACATGTTGGCGTGCACATTATGCACTGCCAACACGAAACACACGACGTTGCAATGATTTCGTTTCAAAATCTCAACAAAGGCACCGGCTTGCTCCCGTATGATTTATGGCGTGGCGAGCTTGCTGGCCTCAAAATTGGTGGGATAAAAATCGGAGAACACGTCTACGATCAAGTGCGCGCTATTGTGGTGGAGCTAACTGCGCGATTGTCCGGCGCCGACGTTTTGAAAACAAATAACATGACTAGTTCGCTCGGCACAGGCGGGCGAAAACGAAACGGTCAGTTACACCGCGGAGCGCTCGCGTTGTTTCACATGTGGGCGGCAAAAAAACCGTCAGTGGATAAAATTCTTACGCACGACACTCAGAGCAAGACGTTGCAGCCAGAATTTTTAGTATCAGAACTGATCAAAGAAAAAAACTGGGATATTGCCGCCGCTGACCGAGAAATCAAACGTTTTTACGATTACCTAGCAAGTGTTGTTGCGCTGGTTGACCGACTTATAGCGGCGCGCGATGCTTCTTTTTCTCATACGCACAAGGCATGGGAAATACAAACTGTGCGCGCAATTTTTAACGCCGCTGTTTTTGTACATCTTCGCGACGACATTCCGGCACTTGCGCTAGCAGATTTTATTGCGTGGTATCTTGATCACGCTGACGGATTAGAAGAATGGAAATCGCGTTTTTATGTCGACTCAACGGAAGTTGTAGGCGCAAAACAAGAAGTCAGAATGTCGCAACATGATCTTTATTGGTTGCGCCACCCAGCTAGCGTGTTTGGATTTGACATTGACCGTAAAAAGTCAAAAAGAAAACCAAAGGTAGTTGGGGTTCGCGGTAAAAAGGGGTGTCATCGTAGTCACGTCGTTCCAGCGGTCGACGGCGGCGAAGAAACTGTTGTAGAAGACGCGCTGACTAATCTTTCGCGCGGAGCGCGCGACATGACGACAGATGAATTGACGCGGCTTACAAACGCTCCGTCGCAGATGTCTCTTACTTTTAATGAAGAGGTAGATAACTAATGGGTCGCAAACGTAAAGAAGATCACGACGCGGTTGATGTGTTCGCCCGCAACGGTGAGCATCCGGTTATCACGGAAGTGCTCAAGGCGACGGCGGAAGATCAAGATCCGCTGATCGGCTTGCCGCTTCCCACGCTTGCAGCGCGCTATCTGCTGCAGGCTAACATTTTCCCGCTGTCGCGCTTCACGCAGCTTCGCGGCGAGTTCAGCGCCGGTAAGTCGGCGCTTCTCATCGAGATTATGCGCTGGTTTCACATGTATGGCGGCGGCGCCATCATGATCGACACGGAGAACAAGGGCTCGCCGACCATGATGTCGGGCCTATTCAGCCACAACCAGCAGTACATCGCGCGCACTCGGATCAAGACGGCGGCGAGCGTGGAGGAGTGGCAGAAGCATTACATGGAGTTCTGTCAGGCGATTCACAAGCAGGTCGACGCGGCTAACGCCCCAGACAGGGTTATTCCTATTTGTATCGGCATCGACTCTATCTCGGCTGTCGAAGTCGATCGGCGCGTCGAGAAGGTTGCCGACGAGGGTCACGCCGCGGCTGGTCATCCGTATCTTGCCCGCAACCTTTCGGACTTTATGCGGACGGCGTTAGTGCCCACGTTGCGTCATTACCCGATCGCGCTTATTGCGACAAATCACCTGAAGGAAGAGATTAACTCGATGGGCTTTGGCCCGCCGAAGAAATACGCCCCCGGCGGCGCGAGTCTTGATTATTACCCGACGTTGATTCTTGATATGTCAAAAGCGTCACAGAAGAACATTCCTTCGCGCTACGAGGGTTCTTCGATTCGTATCGCAGCAACTAAGAACAATCTCGGCGCTCCCGGGCGCAAGATCGTTGTTAATTTGCTCTGGTACAACGAAATCGTGCCGGCTGTTGACAAGAACGGTAACGAGACGTTTAAGAACCAGCAGTTCCATTTCTGGGACTGGCACACCGCGTCGATCCGGCTGCTCATGGAGCTGCAGGCCGGCGACGGTAAGCCGGTTCCGGGCATGGATCCGAAGCTGCCGGGCTTGCTCAAGCAGGTTTGTGATCTGGAGTACAAGCACGGTACCAAGAACGCTGAAACTCCGCTCGTCTTTTCCAAGGCGCTCGGTATCTCTAAGCAGGACGCAGTGTCTGAGGTCGAAGCTTCAATCATGCTTGAAGACAACCCCAAGGTTCTCGGCATGCTTCACGGGCTTCTTGGTGTAAATGATTACACGATATGCGATCCCGCGCGTAAGTATCGTGAGCAGGTGATGGAAGAGCTGAAGAAGAATCAGATGACCGACGTGCCCGAGCTTATGGCCGCGTCGAGCACTGTGGGAGAGGTTGTTGGTTCTGATTTTGATCCTTTAGGTCAGGTTGACTAATGGACGATGACAACGAAGATGACGATACGACTTTTGAGCATGAACTTATGGGCATGCAAAAAGGACTGTTTCAGGTTGCCGAGTGTTTTGGCGGCCCTGTAGACGGATCTAAGCTGCCCGTGCCTATTCCCGAAGCCGATACCATCATAAGCGGTTACGACCACGAAACCGGCGACATGATGCACTATCGCCTTGTCGAGCGTGTTGACGACGAGACGGGCGAGCGCAAGTTTGTGTATCAGTTTATGGAGTGCGTCAACGCGCCTGATTTGACCTTTGACGAGTTCATGGAAGCCGTTGACGAATATGACGAAGAACACAACGCGGATAAATATGAAGAAGAAGATGAGGAATAAACATGCCGGCTAATATTTGCTGCGCAGATTGCGTGTATTACAAGCACAAAGCAAACGACTTAGCTTTTGGCGATTGTCGTCGACACGCGCCGCGGCCAGATCAAAGTACGCCAGATACTTTTTGGCCGATCGTCAGTCGTGATGATTGGTGCGGAGAGTTTCGCACTGATGCGCGGATTTATGTGAGTACACCAGATGGCAAAGAAAAGAATTGAACACGCTCTTACGCCGTCCAGTATTACAATCTCGTTTACGCGAGAAGAGGTTGACTGGTTGGCGTGGGTGATGCGAGATGTGCTGGCTACGCACCAATGCGTGCCGGCGGGTGAATCGGCGTGTGACAAACTCATTAACGCCGAAGAATTGCTTAAAGACGTAGAAAAGGTGCTTCATGAAGGAACCAAAGTTCGGAAGGTGGACGCACGTAAACGACAGGCTGCCCGGCCGCGACGAAAAAGTACTCGCGGCTGATCCGGTCACGCACGATCAGTTCATGGTGACGGGCGGCGAGCTGGCTACGCGACAAGAATTGCTATTGTGGATGCCGCTCCCGCCACCCGAGTCAATTGCCAGCTATTTTGATAACAATCCGGCGCCCTGACATGGATCCGCGCGATAACTTTTTTAACGAGCTGTTCAATCAGGACAGTCAGGGCGCCGAGGCCATTCGGTTTCAGCGCCAGCTCGCGTTTGAGGAGCGGATTATCAAGCGCGTGTTCCGGGAGTGCGGGATTAAGATATCTGGCTGGGGCAAGATGGTGAACGAGTGCCGGGATATGACCGGACACGACAAGTTAAACTTTAGCTGGTTTAACTCCGAGTTTCACCGCTTTCCGGGCGTCTTGTGCGGCCGGCGTATTCCGCGGCTCCACGAATTGACGATGGCTGATCTGTTCAAACTGCCGAAAGACGGTAAAAACAGGTTGTGCGCTGCGGTGGCCAAGAATCTGCACAGAATGGAAGTAAACACAGAGCGTCGGTTCATCATGTGTTTTCCTGTGGTGCGGACGATGCTGTGCGCCCACAACCATATAACAGACGACACCGGCATTCCTCGTGTTCAGTGGATCTGCAGTTTTCCGCCAACTGTCAAGAATATCTTTATAGTTGAGCACACCACCACGCTCTTTAACGCGATCGGTTCAGACTGGTATTACGACTAGTGCGGCACGGAGGCCCGAATGTTGTCGGCAACAACAACGGTGCGTAGTGTATTTGCGCCTGTGCCGGCGTTCTCGTTCGCGGCAAACCAGCTAGAAGAGTGCCGAAGGTTTCTAGAGATGCGCTCCGCGAGCACGGAGTCAGTCCCTGTTGTCGAAGAGTCCCAGCTAATTATGGGGCCCGACGGGAGCATCGTAGAAAACGGCTACCGGTTTAACGCTATCGGTTTCCGGGCGTTGGCTTCGGTACTGTCAGTGGGTCTGGCCCAGTTGTTTAACGAGTTGTCCGGCGAAAACGTCCGGCAGGTTCGGACAACCACGCGTGGGACAGATATCGCGGCGGCAGTCAGTATTTACAACACGACACTTCGTGTTAGGTTTGATGCGTTGCGAGAACGCACGTTACTGGTAAACCACCGCGAGCGTTCTGTCGAGGGCTTTCTTGGCCTTGACCACCGCATGCTGGATAACAGCGTTTTTATGGAAACCGTCAGCAACGAACTGTACGACAAGCAGCCGCAGGCCGAGTTTTTTCGGGCTGAGCTGCTGGGACGAGAACTGCGGCTGTATTTCATCGACCCAAAAACGCGGCGTACAGATATCTATACCGACCCGCGGCACACGTTTGCGTCGGGATGGTATTTCTCAAATCGGGAAGACACCGGAAACGCTATTCGGGCGTCGACGTGCCTGTATACGAAGTTTGGCGCCGCGCTGTCGCCTGCGGGCAAGGGCGGCCGGCTTAATCACACAGGTGCAGATCTGGTCGGCCGTACTGCGATTATGGCCGGCAACGTCGCTGAGCGCAGTATTGATATGAGCGTTGTCGCCGCACGCGTAATGGCTCTGATGCGGCTGTCGATGGAGTTTTCGCCAGACAAAACCACGATGGACGCGGCGAACGACAAGTGGGTCTCGTACTTGATGAAGTTCAAGATCACACGAGAAGACGCCAAGCAGATTATTCGAAATACGGCAATGGTGGGTGCGGACGTCGAGCCGCGCGACGCCATTAACGTTTACACAAAAGAAGTGCTGAAGCAGCGCACTGCCTACGACTTGTTTTGTGCTATGTTGCGGTGTTCACGCGGGCATTACCACACCCTGCGTGATTTACTGCAAACCACCGCGCTTGAATTGCTGCTTCCGGCCCCAAAAGGCAGAAAGCGAAAATAGTTAACCTCACTTATAGGGAGAGATTCAATGGGTAGGAAGTCTAAGGCGGCAGCGATGATTCAGGCTGATATGGTCGAGTCACGTAACTCGCCGCTCTTAGTAGCTACGGAGAATTTGACGCCTGAGTTGCAGGACGTCGTGTCCGAAATCGACGGTTTGTTCAGTGACGCGCAGGAAGCTAGCCTGCGCGCTTACTGGCGGATTGGCAAGCTTATTTCGGAGGTAAAAGGAGATCCAGAGCGTTATCTGACGGCGGAACAGCAGGCGCAGCACATCGACGGGGCGTCACTGCTAATGTCGATTTTTGCGCCGGTTTATACCGTCGAGCAGATGCGTGGTGCCGTGAACTTCTTTGAGAAGTATCCGAGCGAGGCGGAAATTATCCGCCTGCTCAGCTTGCGTTGTCCTGATCGCCCGCGGTGGCGGCTGACGACATCGCACGTACAGCTGCTCACGCAGATTCCCGACGATCAGCAGCGCGCTGCGGTCGAGGAGAAGTGCGCGGAGGAGGCTTACACAGCACGTACGCTGGCGACTGAGCTTCAGGAAATGCGGGGCAAGCAGAAGAGCAGCGGCCGCACGCATCAGTCGCCAAAGGGGCTCAAGCAGCAGCTACATGATTTGCTGCAGCACCAGCGCCGATGGATTTCTCGTTCTGATTCGCTATGGCTTAGCGAAAAGCGCGACAACATTTACGACGACATCGTGAATGCTGCGCCGTCAAAGTTCGATGCAACTGTTCAAGGCTATTTTGCTGAGATCATCGAAAACTTTGAGAAGATGTCTGACATCGTTGCGGATCATCGCGCGATGTGCGCAAAGGTTCAGGAAGAGCTGAACAAGCGGGAAGAGAGTGAAGACGATACGGAAGAGCAGGAAGCCTCGCCGCGTCGCCGGTCTGACATGACGCGTTAGGAGGTTTTATGTTTTCTGTACGTAACGTTCCAGTTGTGATTGAGCCCGGCGTTGGCGCGCTTGAGGCTGAATTCTTTATCAAAGACGATGAGCACGGGCATCGCACATTTCCCTTGCAGCTGCAGCGCCTCGATCTTGACGAGAAAGTTGTCGAAAAGTTGCCGTTTATTCCGGCAACGCAGTTTCCGCACGCTTTTTCTTTAATCGGGGACGTCGAGAAGTCTGCTGTTATTGTGGTCTATGACTTTCTTGGTCGGATTGCCTGTGTGTATACCCGTGGCGACGATAAGTCGGCGTGGGATCGGTGCGACGTTGCCGACGAACACGCCGGCAAGACAGTAACTCAGTTTTCTGTCCGGTTTAACTTTTCGTCTGTGAAAGAACGCACGACGTTTCTTGAACTGGTCGATAAGATGGTTAAAGACGCCAAGAAAGATTTGCCGCCTTCGCAGCACAACGTGATGCGGGCGCTGAAACTACTTGGTCGTTCGCGCGTGCCGCCGGTTGTCATGCCGGTTGCCGTGGCCCGGGCATCGCTGGCGTCGGTAAAGCTGTAGGTCTAATTGAACGGAGTCGTGTATGGCGGATGGAGCCGCATCTGTTTGTATCTGCGTTTTGTTTTATGGCGCGGAAGACAAACACTTTAAACTTGCGCAACGCGTTTTAAACGGTCCGATGCGCGAGCTGGCCAGCCGAGATGTTTCTTTTCGTTTCGGTTGCAATGCTGTGGGGCCAGACACGACACAGTTTCTCGTTCAACAAATCGCGGATCACTTCCACTCAGCGACAATATTCCATAGCGCTGAGAACTTGATGAAGTATCCGATGATGCGGCGTATGTTTTATGAGCCGCCGATTCAGGCGCCCGTCACGATGTGGTTTGATCATGACTCTTATCTTGAGCCGACGGACGGCGTACACGATTGGCTCGATCGTGTAATGACGCACGTATGCGGTTGCAATCTTGTCGGGTCAGTAGAGCGCGCCAAGCTGCCAGACGAGCAGTTATGGTGGATGCAGCAGCAGCCGTGGTTTAACCCGGAGTACGAAAAAACGTATTTACCGTATGTGATTGCCGGCTGGTGGGCGATTAAAACTGAGCTGCTGTATCAACTTGATTTTCCGCCGGCTGGTTTTCAGCAAAAATATGGCGAGCGCGTTCTTGGTGCGGCGTTTAAACATCAAAACATTCGTTTTTGCCACTTTCGCGAGGGTGTGAAAATTAACGTCAATGATTCTGGCGTTGAATCCGCCGAGCCGAGGACAATGACAATATGAAAGTTTCTGTTGCTCGTTTAGATATGAAAAAAACCCGCGAGCGCTGGCCCGAGGGTGTTCCGTTTGAGCCGGCGCTCATAAAACCCATAGAGGAGGTAGGCGGCTCAAAATGGCATATTTTGGACGCACCCCACAATCCGGGCGAACAGCCAGTATGGGCGTTTTCAGAGCACGACGAGTATTTACGTATTCCACTTTTTTCGTACGATCTAAATCCGGCGGCAGATCTCGCTATGGCGTTTCTGCTGCAGATCGGGTTATCTTGCGCGGTTTACCTACCTAAACCAGTTCATCATTTTTATGTGGCGACTGGAAATCCGGTTGAGTTGCTGTATGATCCCGATACCGGTTTAAACAGCGGACTACGTTATTGGTTTGGTTTCGCAGTTAAGACTTTTTAAGGATGAAACAATGGCAAAGACGACGATTGTAGATGCGGTTAGTACGGATGTCCGACCGTCTGCGACGAGCACCGGCGGCACAACAAACGTGACAGTACCAATCAAAATGGACGCCTCCTCGTTGGCTAAGGCTTTGCAGGCAGCAGCTACGCAGCCGCAAACTGTACGTGTAAATCCGTCCGCGCTTATCAAGGACGCCGCCGCGCGCATGGAAGATTTGTATACGAGATTTAATGCGCTGCGGCAGCTCGGCACAGAATTGCACGGCAAAGCGCTTAGCGACCCTATTCCTGAGACGATCAAAATCGAAGATATTACCATTTCGTTCCGGCCGGTTAAGGAGGGCAAGGAAGGCGAGCCGGTAGTCGCGCACGTCAAAAATGTTGTGTGTGTCGGCGATATCGCCAGCCTGCTATCGAGCGAACTTGGAACGATTATCTTGGCGCTGGAGCAGGAAGCACTGACGGTGAAAGAGACGGCAACAAGCGCCGAGGAAACGTGCACCAAAGCCCGGCAGCAGTGGGAAGCCAATAATCCCGACCGGAAGGTTGTCGCTCGTGGCGGCGAAGCCACCGCGACCGCGGCCACCGCGACCGCGGCGCTCAATGAGCCGTCGCGGCCTGTAACGCTGCAGGACTCCAATGAAACGCCCGCCGTTTAGTTACACGCGGCTGCGTCAGTGTCGGGACAAACTAGCAGAGCGCGCTCTCCGGCCATATATCGACGCGAATGTGGCCGGAGAGACGCTGCGCGATATTTATCGCGACGTGCTGGCGGAACTGCCGGCGTCGGTGTCTCAGCCGGCCGTGTTTGATTCTATTCGGGCGCTTGCCGGCACGCGGCTCACGCGTCAAGTCGCCTACGGGTTGGCGTGGCGGTTAGCCGGCAACATCGAGACGCTTAAAGCCGGGCTACCTGTTTTGCCGTGGACGCGCCAACTTGAAGACGAACTTGTGCCGGTATGCGTTGAGGGCGTTCGGCCTTACAAACGTAAAACAACGTCTGGGTATATTCTTGAATGTCGCGCCGTCGGCGGCACGCCAACGGCTATGTTAATTACGCCGTTCTTCTCCCAGAACAGCTGCCGGGCTATTTCTCAGCCGCTCGGCTTTTCCGCTCCTTGGGGTGCTTATCCGTACACAACGGCTATGCACTTTTTAAACTTGTTGTTTTTCGCGCATGTCGAAGCTGAACGCAGTCGCGAGCAGCCCGTGTTTTCTAAAGTCAGCGTCAGTAGCAGTATGCTTCGCGACAACCGGGGGCTTATCGAGGTCCGTACCCGCGCACGACCGTGTCCAGAAGGTTATGAACATTCTTGCGTTCATTGCTGGTTAGGCGCAGACCAGTGCATGTTTGCTACGCATCAGCGTACGTATGTCACGCGGTTCTGCCCGGCATGTCAAACAGACGCGTTTTTTGATCCTAGAGACTCCGGCGTAATGTGCGTCCGTTGTCGGCACACCGCTGCGCGACAAGTTGAATCAGCGTCATAGAAAGGATTTTATGAGCAGCATTGGCTATCGGCAAAAAGGTGACAGCGGGCCCCTGTACAACCCCGAGCGCGACTACGCGTACATAACACCCACGTTGATGGTGCGCGCCATTGAAAATCTTGATCCGGCCGCCCGCACAGATGACGCGCTAAAGTGGTACGAAGAAAACAACATCTCGCAGGACGAGATTGTCAAAATCGCAGAAGCGCTCGCCGCGGCACAACGAGACTTTGTCAACGGCGCCGACCCCGTGCGCACTTTTGATCAGGCACTGAACAGGCGCGATTTTTTTGCGTTTAGATATCCAGTACGGCTAGCGCTGTTTGCGTCTATTGGCGAGGTGTTCTGTGCGGCGTGGTTTAAAGGCGTGCGCGAAGTATCCGTGATTGGTGAAGAATCTCCGGCAGCGGCTGGTATGGCGCGCTTCGCGGCGACCGTCGTTGAGTTTGCGTCTCGTAATGGTACGCCGACGTATAATGCCAATTTCATGGCCGAGCAGCTTAAAATGGTGAACGACGTATTGCAGACTCGGCTGAATGTGGTGTATAAGGAGTTGCAGACCGCGCAAGAAAAACTAAGCGAGTGTAAACAAGCGCGCGCCGAAAGCGAAAAAAAGCGCCCGTCGTTATGGCAGCGAGTCGTCAACTGGTCGAACGCACAAACCGATTACCCCGGCCCGAAGTAGGAGATCTGTGTGCCTAAGTACAGGATGTACAAGGACCCCAAGCAGTTTGGGGCAAAGCTGGATAAAAAGCCGGCTGACGCGATTAGGTTCCTTGGTCTTGACTTAGGCAGCAATTGCGGGGTCGCCGTATACGACTTCGTTCCGGGCAAGAAGATGCTGCAGGAGAAGTTGCAGCTGTTTCAGTGGGACCTGTCCGTGCAGGGGCTCGAATCTGGGGCCGCGCGTTTTGTGCGGTTGCGCGCGTTTTTGAATACAGCTGCGCCTGACGTCATTGGTTATGAAGACGTAAAATACACACCCCCGCGGGAGTTCTTTGTTAACAAAAAGTTTGGTATACCCGCGGTCTTGTCCCGCGTCGCTACGGCCTCAGAAGTACTGGGCGGCATGAAGGTCACGGTGGCGACGTGGGCTGAAGAAGCGGATTTGATATCAAGCGGTTTCGCCATCAGCACGATCAAAAAATTTGCAACTGGAAACGGCAAGGCCAGCAAAGAAGATATGATTGTTGCGGCAAATAAATCGCTCGGCGCTGCCTTTGACTCCGCGAAATATAAATCCACCGGTATTGACAATGTGGTGGACGCAGCGTTTGTTTTACTGCTGTTGATTCAGACGACAAATGCCGGCCTAACGAACGCAAAAAAACAGTGATGCCGAATGAAACGGCCGGACACGTTTGTTCAAATTGACGAAGTTATCGGCGCCGACTCAATTGCGCCGTTGTCGTGCGCAGACGCTTTTAGCCGCCGCGAGCATCCGCTTGTTTTGTTTACGGCCGCGTTGTTGTTCACACACGGCGGCTTTGATCGCGACCCGGTAGTAGAGTTTGACGCGCGTTTTCCGGCAGAGTCAAAAGATCTACGGCCGTTCTTTGTCGATCTTGCGCGGGACAAAGAAAGATTTTTTTCTGGGTTTGGTGTTATGCCAGCGCCTAACAGACCGCGGGCGGTTAACTGGGACAAGCGGCTGTACTGCATTGATCACCGGCGAAAAGAAGAGTGCTTCGAGTTTCTTGGCGGTATCGCATACTCAAATCAGCGCACACATGTTTTTGCTAGTTCGTTTATGCAGACTGTTCTGATACCGGACCCGACGTCACGCACTGGCCAGACGCTAGAAGTGCACGTCGCGGGTGTTATGTCGAACAAGTTTGTTGTGTATGTAGAGCCGCAGTTCAACGGGCCGGCTGTTGCCCGCCGAATCAGTACAGCGCACCCACATCTTATCCCGCCGAGCATATACAAGGCTGGTCTGATGGCCGGGTTTAACGGTAAAGACCCGCTAGACATGAGAGACTGACATGGACGACGCGCCAGCAACAGAACCGAAGATTACCCCTGACGGCGTTGAGGCCCCGGGGCACTATTATGCCGTCATCCTCAGCCCCGAGGGCGATTTCAAAGTAGAAGAGTTTGATGCGCTAGAAAAACTAACCGCGCGACTAAAAGAACTCATCAACAAAGATGTGAGCGTGTTCAGCTTTGCTGGCGTGCGGCTAAACATATCTAAACCACCGTTCCGGCATTTGTTGACGCCGTGGGGCAACATACCGCTTTTTGACATAACCACGGACAGCCTCGAACCAGACGATACCGGATATCTAGGTATTGATCCGGTTCATCTGGAAGCGCCGCCCGAGATTAAAACACCTGCGGCGCCAAAATCGTCTGTGAACTCTGGCGATTTCTTTTCTGACGAAGACGACGGCTCTTTAAACGTCTTCGACGGCGTACTGCCGGACCCCGACAGCTGAACTAAATTTGTCAGCATAAGCTGGCATATTTATTGTACCGCGTTTTATCGTTGAACGCGGGCAGCACTAAAAACTGCAGCTGTATTGCTGTAAGGGGGAACTCGTGTTTGCGTAACGTTGTGCGATTCAAAGGACGGCCTGTTCGCAGACAGGAAGTTCTCGATGTAACCCGGACTCTCGTTCAGTTTTATGACAAGACTTCAAGTGGAGACTATGAAGAGATTGTCGTAACGCCGAAAGAGTGGTCCCTATATTCGTCGAAACACTTTGAATCCAAATCCGTCAAGGATGGTAATTTGCAAAAAGGAGTTAGTAGTGGATATCGCGAAGACACAGGCAACGATTATCGCGGCTTTCGATCGGGTAGCGGCCCGCTGCGAAGAACTCGTGGCGGTAAGCTGGCTAGCCGGCGAGGGCAAAAAGTTCGACTCGCCGCTTCGGCGATTCGGCGATAAGGTGCGCCCTTCGGCGTTGGTGCTTGAAGTAACTAGGCATGGCGGGCTGACTCTGTCTCCAGCAATGGCGCTGGCAGATCGGTCTGGCGACGTATGGCTAGAAACGCTTGGCAAGTGGGACTTTCGCGCCCCAATTTCGCCCAAGGGTTTCGGCGCGCAGTTGAATATGAACAAGCAGAAACACAGGCTTAACGCAAAACGTGGCTGTGACATGCTTCATAACATCTGCAACTACGGGTATGCCGATAAGCGGGGCGAGACGGTAACGTTCGAGCCCTGTCGTTGGCCGACGGTGTATATTCCTGTTCGTGACCACATGCGGATCGACGAGGATAAGTTGACCGCGCTGGCCGTCCAGAATGCTCCGTCTGAATTGGTAGAGACTTACCGGCGCAAGCTGCGCGACAGCATGCTTCGTGAGTTTGGCAACAAGACCTATGTCAACGTTGCCGCGCTTACCGAAGAGTCGGCTAAGGACGTTACCAAGGCGATCAAGCACGACGCCGCGGTCGAAGATTTTTCGCCTGTGCTGGGCGATATGGCTCGTAATCCGTTTGGTGCTGTCCGCGACATCACGGTGTCGTTACCGAACCCGGCCGGCAAGATTCTGGCGCGGCACGGGCTGGACAGCGTTGAAGGGATGCCACAGTGGATTGTCGATGATTTACTGCGCGGAATGTATGCCGAACTTGGCGAGTTGAAGCCCGCCGAGGACGAAATGTGTGATGCGCTTATATCTCCCGACCAGCCGCTGGAGATGAAGATTGATATCAAGATGGCGATCGAGCAGATGCCGTCTGCGGCCGCAACGTATTTGCGGTTTCACGCGCCCAAGCGGGCGCAACGGGAAGCGACTGACGAAGAGCTATTTACAGCCGCGATGTTTCCGGCTAAACCTTTAGTGTTGAGTCGCCTCAGCGCTATTCAGGTTAACCGGGCGTCGGAATGGCAGAATACGCCATTTCCGTATCGCGGTGAATTGCTAGCGCCGGTCGAGTTTGTTCCGAAGCGGTCGAGTTACCAACCTTCGGAAGATTATCGGGTTTCGGCAACTGCCGGGGCTGCGGTAGCGGTTGAGTGTGCAGAAAGTGTTCGTATGCGCATTGCGCGCTAGTCCGTAACTTCCTGACATGCGTTATTTCATCAAACCCGAAGAATCAGCGTTAACGTGGTTGTTAAACATCGACGCCGCGCCGAGTACGCTACCGTTTTTTCCAGATGACGGTGGTACGGGTTTAGTGGTAGCGCAGCTCCTCTCCGGTAAGATCCTCGCAGAGGTGTTGCCAACAGAAGAGCACGTCAGGTTAGTTTGCGGAGGTGGGGTCCCGCTTGGTCGGCTGTATTTTCACATTCCGAAAAAACAGCTGTATTCAGTGTGTCCTGAGTTGAGTTCAGAATCTTTCGGGGGCAACGTTTAGGCTTCGGCCACTCGTTGCCCCCTTTTTTTAGCTATTGGAGCTTTTATGGCTGACTATCGTGACCCGGCGAACGAACGGCTAGAAAGCGGCCGCACAATGCTCGACGTCATGCGCGGCAGCAGAGGGCTTAAGGGTGTAATCGTCGCGCCGGCCACGCCGGGCGGCATCCCAATTAACTTCAACCCACACGACCGTACAAAAATTAAAATCAACGTTGTTGATCCCAACGGCTCTAACGTCGGGGGATTGACTCTTGATCAAATGACCGCGCCCGCTGTTGAGCAGGCGTTAGCCACGGCGCAGGCGGCCATTCCCGGTAATGATATCAACTCGATTAGGGAGCGTGCGGCAATGGTATTTGAAGAATTGTCAAAGATGGAGAAAGCCGGCGTGCAGCGCGTACCGACGCGCGTAAAGAAAGTAACTCCTCCGCTCGTGCCGCCCGCCGACGATAACGAAGAACAACTGGTAGCAAATATGGTCGCTGAACTAGATCAGCCTGCTGCTATGCCGCCCATTGAAAAGATTGATCGAAACTACAGCCCAATGGCGGCGTTTGGATTGAAGAAACAATCAAACAACCCAGTACCGACTGCAACTGCCACGGCGCATAAAGCTGGTCCGCCGCAAAAACTGCTGTACTTTGAAAAAGAGGGAATCGGGACGGTGCCGGCGTTTTTTCACGACGTAATTGTGTCGGTCGCGCAAGTTTCTCCTGACAGTATCGAGGAGGCCGGCTTTATCGTATTAATTTACGACTTGCGTTTTGAGCAAAATGCAGCGCGCTGGTTTCCGCCGTCAAACGATCCTTATCAGCGTCCGTGGGCCGTACAAATCAGCGACGACAGGCGGTTATACCTTGTCCATACGACCGGATTTCAGTATGTTTATGATAACCGCGAGTACTGTGTTTTACTCGTTGAGCGCGCCCTGCGGGCAAATTACGACGAGGTGTAATCATGGAAAAGTGCGGAGTTATAAAAGCTGGCGTCACGCCCCCGGAAAACGACGACGCCCCGCAGCCGACCGAAAAGAAAGCGCAGGTTCAGGCGCTTGATAGTGATTTCCGCAAACGAGCTGCGGACACTGTTCAAAACACGTCCAAATAGCGCGAGGCGCCCGTGACGCTCTTACCATCCGCTTCTATGGGGTATAACTCGCTCGGTCGCGGCGTACAGGCCGACGAGCGCTTCCCGGACCCGTTCTGCGACGTAGCCAGTCTGTCGATGCCTGAGAGCATCCAGACGGCCCTGCGCTGGACTGAGTACATCATGAACGCGAACGGTCCCTACAGGCAGGCCGTTGACCGCGTCGTGTCTTACTTTATTACAGACGTCGAAATTAGAGACGTCGGCGAAAACAAAACAGGCCGTGAAGAGAAAGAGAAGTATCAGACGTTTTTGTCTGAGACGTTAAGCATTAAAAACGTGTTGCACTCTGTAGGCATGGATTACATGACCTACGGTAATTCTTTCACTAGTCTGCTTGTGCCGTTTCGTAGGTATTTGTTTTGCCCGAAATGCGGACTTGAGATGCCGCTCGACCGGGTAATGAACTCTGATCAGTGCGCTTTTTCGTGGCAGAATTTTCAGTTTCACGCAACGTGCCCGAAATGTAAGCATGTTGGACCGTGGAAACACGTAGACCGCCGCAGTGGTGACACAAGCCACATTACCGTCAAACGTTGGAGCCCACACGAAATTGATATCTTGTGGGACCCGTACACCGGCGAATGTTCATATGTGTGGAAAATTCCAGAAGACTATCGCACGCTGATCAAACAGGGTCACTTGCACCATCTTGAGCGCGCAAGCTGGGAAGTTATTCAGGCAATCAAAAATGGCCAGAATTTGATGTTTGATAAGGGCGTGATTTTTCACCTTAAAGAAGATCCGCTTGCCGGCATGCGCAACCGCGGTTGGGGTATCTCCCGCGTGCTCGCAAACTTCCGCGAAGCGTGGTACTACCAAATTCTCAAGCGCTACAACGAGGCAGTCGCGCTTGATTACGTTATCCCGTTTCGTGTGATCACGCCAATGCCGCGCGGCGGCGACGCGCAGTCGTCCGACCCGGTACATACAATCAATCTTTCTAGCTTTACTGCTCGCGTTAACGCGATGATTCGGGCGCGCCGCAGCGACCCGGCGCGCTGGAACATTCTTCCGTTTCCTGTGCAGTATCAGGCGCTTGGCGGAGACGCGTCGCAGCTCGCGCCCCGCGACCTCCTCGATCAGGGTTTAGAAACGCTGCTGAAGTGCATCGGCATGCCCGTTGAGTTGTTCAACGGCACGCTGACGCTGCAAGCCGCGCCGGCTGCGCTACGTCTGTTCGAAGCAAATTGGAGCCATTTGCCGCACAATATGAATTTGTTCTTGAACGAGTTGGTGTCTTCGATTTCGCGCGTTATGTCGTGGGAACCTGTCAGCGCGAAGCTGATGCGCGTCACCCACGCTGACGACCTTAACCGGCAGATGGCCAAGCTGCAGCTCATGCAGGGGCAGCAGATCAGCAAGAGCACTGGCCTTTCGAGTGTTGGTTTGGATTACCGCGACGAGATCAAACAAATGCTCGAAGAGGAAAAGATTTACGCGGAAGAGCAAGAGCGCATGCAGGCGGAGATGCAGCAGGCGCAGCAAATGAAGGACATGAGTCAGGCGCCAGACATGATGTCAGGTGTCGGCAACACGGGTGCCGGCGCTACGGGTATGCCGCAAGGAGGCGGCGCGCCGGCTCAAGCACCTGCCGGCGGTATGCCCGGCCAAGCACCGAGCCCGGTCGATCAGTTTCTTATGCAACGGCAGAACTCGCCGAACGTGCCGCGCACACCAGAAGAGTTGCAGCAACAAGCACAGCTTATGGCGAATCAGTTGTTATCTATGCCTGAATCTGTAAAGGATTCTGAGCTTATCAAACTGAAGAGATCCGATTCGACAATGCACGCGCTCGTCACAAGTATTATCGACGACATTCGACAACAGGCTCGTTCGCAGGGCGGCGCGATGCTCATGGCGCAGCAGTTTGGCCAAGGCGCCCCAGCGCAATAACACATGCGTATTGGTATCTATACACATTACGCTCACTGCGATGAAGCGTACTTTGCTGTGCGGCTTGCTGACTTTTTGCGTACACAGGGCGTTGAGTACACCATTTACGCCGATACGCCGCCGGCTAAGCTGTGCACACACCACGACCGAGCTGTCGTGCATAAAAAGCAATGCCCGTTTACGCATTGGGCAAAAACGTGCCACACAATTATCTACACGCAGCCGCCAAAGCTAGACACGCTAAATTTCACGCGGCGTATCAATGCGCGGACGATCATTGTGCCCATGTGGCAGGAACTGATGCGGCCGTTCCGCAAAGTCATGCAACGCGCCGATCACGTTATTGCGATGAATTCGGAAGCGCGTGAATTGTTCACAAAAGTCTACAAATTCAAAAACGTTACGTACATTCCGTTTGACGTTGGACTACCCGCCACGAAGAAAACAAAAACAGTCAACAGCCGGCAGGTAAAGATATTTTTACCGTGGTTTGACAGAAACGCTCGTTGCGCAAATAGCCAGTTTTTGGGTTTGCTCGGGTACCTGCTCGAACGCATGCCCGACGCGCAGCTTACGGTTGCAATTACGTCTTGCCGGTTTGCGCCGTCCGTGGCTAAGTTCTTTCAGACTTTGGGGCGGAAAACTTCCGGCCGGGTGAAACTTATTCGTAATACGCCGCTCGCAAAACGCCCGGCCATGTACACGGCGCACGATCTCACGATATTTCCAGCCGAGTGCGACAATTACGGCTTTTGCAGCCTGATGTCGATTAATTGCGGTACGCCTGTGCTGTCGTTTGCGCTGTCCCCGCAGCTTGACTTCGTGTATCAGGATGCAAATGGCGTGCTTGTTAAAACACGTGTAGACTACGACGAAAATGGCGTACCTCACGCGGCGCCAGATTATGAACGGCTGATTACCGCGCTACAGACTCTTATCGCAGAGCCGGCGCACATTGATAACTTAAACCGCCGGGTGAACTACAACCTAGCAACACGCCGCAAATCGTTTGAGCTGGGCTGGCAAACTTTGCTCAAACTTGTGTGACGGCATATGGAGATGCCATGAAAAAATCGGACAGCCTAGTGGTGCCGTTACGGCACATATTGTTATTTGCTGAGCAACACTACCGAGACCTGCGTACGACCGCCGGGATTAGTCTGGTAGAGCACAGCAAACAAGTCGCACGACAAGCAGAAACGATCGCGCACAAGTTATATCAAGACGTACGTGCTGATTATTTACCAGACGACACAAAAGAAAGTATTACGGCGATTATTCAAGGCGCGCTGTTGCACGATGTTTTAAATGTCAGTGCGTGTGCGTTTGAAAACATAGCCGAAATATCGACGGTACAAGTTGCAGCGATGGTTGCTGACATCAGCCGCGATTTTCGTATGGTCGAGACAAAGCGCGATATGGAGTTTCGCGGGCGAGTCAGCGGCAGCCCGGTAGGCTCGCAGATCATCGTTCTCGCCGACATCATTTGCACTGCGCGCGATTTGTTGGCGTTTGTTAATGCAAACGGCGTGACAGCAATTCCAAAAGCTAAAAAAATACTTACCCAACTTGACGGGGATCTGTTGGCGTTACGGGCGGCAGAGCGTTTTTATGTGTTACGGTTATTTTCGCATGCCGCGCGAAATCTTCTGGGCGACGTTAGCCGCACAATCAAAGAATGTCGTCAGAAAGCCAAACTTGACAAAATCGTCGCACAACATACAACCGGGATACGCGCAAAAGCCGCCGAAGCCGAAAACGATAAACCGACGCCAGTAAAAAAGAAACGGGAGGTTCGATATGCCCGCAAGCGAAGTGTTGAATAGCATTCTTGACGATTTTACGGCAAAGAAACCAGAACTCGTCAGCGAGCAACTTAAAGCTTTTTGCGACTACGCTGCTACGTGGTTGGCGACAAATAGCGTAGTCGGGGTCGGCCATACGCCTAACGGGCTCGCTTTACGCTTCGCTGACGGGCGTGAATTACTGCTGTTTGAACCGGCACAGGAGTTAATTATCCAAGTTCCCGGCGACGTCGGCATTACCGGCAATCAGAGCAAAATCGCAAAACCAGCGGGCAGCGACTCCCCTAGTTTTCAAATCACCGGGCGTTAACGAGAGGAACCAAGTGTTCGTTTGTTTCGAAGGAATCGACGGCGCCGGCAAAACAACGCAGGCGCGCATGTTGTTGCAGCGGTTGCACAAAGAAGGAATAACCGCGACACAGGTGGCCGATCCGGGGACGACGAGTATTGGTACAGCGATTCGGCAAATTCTTTTGCATAATGACGCGCCAATTACTCCGGCGGCTCAAATGCTGTTGTTCTCCGCCGCCCGCGCAGAACTGTCGGCGCATATTCGTGATTTAATTACACAAGGGCACGTCGTTATTTGTGACCGCTGGCTGTTGTCGACGCTCGTCTATCAGGGCGAAATAAATAACATATCAACTGACCTGATTGTCAATATTTTTCGCGAAACGTCGTACATCTGCCCAGATATTCTTTTTCTCATGGACATTGCGCCAGAGAACGTCAAGCAGCGGCGTCCCATAGGCCACACACGACCAGACAGGTACGAACGACGCTGTATTGAAGATCAGCACCGCATGCGAGCGGCGTACAAAACTCACGCGCTGTATCGTCCGCACGCAAGTATCGTGCACCACATCAACGCTGATTCGCCGGTCGACGCAACACACGAAGAAATTTATCGTTTGTTCTCTGTTGTTTCGCGCAAGACTGCCTTACCCGTTTGAAAGGATGCACATGGCGCTGCTTGTTTTGTCGTCAGATGTCACGCAGAAAAAAGCGGACCGAGAAAAATTTGTTCGGCATACACGCGAAACAGCGGCCCGGCGCGAAACGAAACGGCAGCAAAAAACCGCAGGAGACGAGCTAGCTAGTTTGTGCCTAACTCTTCATCAGTTAGCTCAAAAATATGTGCCACGATCTGCGCAAACATTTCGTGATTTTGACGCGCTTGTTAGGACTACGCGCGCGCTGCAAAAAATAGGGTTGGCGCCCACGCTTTCGGCGGATGTGGCTGCTCCAGCTCAAACAGTCGACGCTGCCATAGTTTTAAACTCGCCCGAGTACCGCCGGCTGCATAATCGTTTTGTTGCCGCGCTGGCCACAATAGCCGATATGACCGAAAAAAATACACCACCCGGTCACCCCGAGTATCAACGAGGCGTACGCGAAGGCTATCGCCGCGCCAGTGATATTGCTATCTTATTTCTAGAAGATTTGCAGATCGGAGTGAAAAAATGACAGCACAATCTCAACGCGTACTTGCCGAGTTAGCCGACCTAAACCCCGAGGCGATATTGTTTGACAATATGGATTCGGCATTAGTTGGGGTGGGATACATTGCGGACGACGGGCCGGTAGCTGTGTACAGCCGGGCAAAAATTTACGCCAAACTTTTGACCGACGGTTTTTCTCGGGATGACGCTGACGAATATTATGCGGGCAAATTTGTGGCGTTGAGAGCCGGAAATTTAACGCCCGTTATTGTTGATGATTTGCAGGAGGAATAATTTACGTGGCCACAGTTGTTGTTAACAAGCCCGATCACATAGAATTTAGCAATGTGAATACGGCTAAAGCGCCCGCCGACTCGCCTACGGTGAGTTTTCAGGCTGGCGACTGGGACGCCGAAAATTACACCGAAGCAGGAATTGTTGTCGATGTTTTTGGCTCCCAACTCCCCCTGCTATCACCGGCCGATGCGCGTAAATTAGCCAAATGGCTGGTGCGCGCAGCAGACGATCTCGAAGGGGTGAAGTCTGATAAAAAGCGCAAGCACCGCCCGCGGCCAGAGGAAGATGACGACCCATACTGAAATAGGTGCGTTTCATGTCAAATAAAAGAATTTCCTCGCTGCCTGAAAAGCAGAACCCGTCGACAAGCGATATCATTCCTATTGTCGATACGCAGAATCCGAATAATCTCGCCACAAAACGAACGACTATCGGCGCGCTGCTCGCTCTTTCTGACGGCGGCGGCGGGCCGGGCGGTATCGGCGCGACAGGCCCGCAGGGTCCGACTGGCGTTGCCGGCGCCACAGGCGCTACAGGCCCTCAAGGTATTCCGGGTACAACCGGCGTTGCCGGCGCCACAGGCGCTACAGGCCCTCAAGGTATTCCGGGTACAACCGGCGTTGCCGGCGCCACAGGCGCTACAGGCCCTCAAGGTATTCCGGGTACAACCGGCGTTGCCGGCGCCACAG